AACAAGGGAAACCAGGGAAACCAATGAAACCCAAGGAAAACAAAGAAAAACAAAGAAAAACAAGGGAAACCATGGAAACCAAGGAAACCAAGGGAAACCAGGGAAACCATGGAAACCAATGAAACCCAAGGAAAACAAAGAAAAACAAGGGGAACCCCTTCAATCAACAAAAGAAATACTTTCCAATCAATGGGATTCCTTTCTAAACAGGGGCAATACTTTACCGTTAAGTGGAAACGCAAAGCGATTGCGAGTGATGGTGGGTATAGTGTTATTGGTGGTAGATATTGTCTGTTGGCGTGGGAGTGATACGGAGGGAACCAAGGGAAACGAGGGGCGGCGATGGCGTGGGGTCGGCCCGGCTGGTCGTCCGTCCCTGTTTTCCTTTGGCGGTAGTGTAATATTAAAAATCTGATAGTGATATGACGAGAGAAGAAGCAAGGAACGTATTTGGCGGTAGTATAGTAAATAATCTGCTGTCGCTAGGGGCTGAGCCTACCAACGTGGTAAGGCAAGACGGGTTGATAGAATGGAAAAGTGATGGATATATAGAGGTAGGAGGCGTACAGGTATGGGCCTACTATTACTTTGAGAATGGTGAGGACGTTGATAGATGTGATTGGGCGGATCATATGGAGATAGAGATAGAGGAATGTTGGATTTAAAACCGGTTGATATGAGATTCATGTATTTAACGGAGCTTAGAGAAAAGGATATATACGTAGGCGACAAGAAGTGCAAAAGAGTAAAAATATATGTAGGCAGACCGTTGAGGGATACGCCTAAAACCTATAAACAAATAGGCGGATTTGTAGCAAAAGAACTATCCAACGCTTATAACAGCGGTTGTGTTTCCATCTATGAAGCAAAGGATAAAACGCTCAGATATTCGGTTTATCGAGACGGTTGTTTTTATCCTTATTACGGGAAATTAGAGGTGGCAGAATAATACCAAGGGAACGGGCGGCTGTGTCACGGCGTGGTAGGCTGCGGGTGTCGGCTGCCGTTCTTTCCTTTGGCGTGGTAATAGGTGATTATATACCATTTTACACCAAAAAAATGAGAAATGATATGCATTTGTACGAAACATCATACTGGGTATCACCAATACCCTCTACCGGTTGCTCAAGAGTGAGATCGCCGGATTCTTTTACTAAACAAAACGTTTTTGATTTTACTTACCCAACGAATATTTTTTAGGGTAAAACCTTATATCAAAGACCTCTTTTGCTCAACCGTCTTGTCCGAAACAAGGAACTATATGATTCGATTGAGTGAGACAAAATTAGAAAAGAAGAATGTGAAATTAAATAACATGTGTATGTTTTACAACATATACTAATAACATGGACGAGATTATAAAATTACAAGATGAGATACTGTCTTACCTTCGTAATAATATTACAAAGGATGAGGCGTATTATATCCTTACGACTGATAAGGATATGATAGAGGTTCTTATATCAGATAAGAAGGACGGAAGCAAACGTATCAAGATTCTTGATATGGAATATACTATCGAGAGGGACGATATGTTACTGTTGTTCGACACTGATGGGATAATAGACGAATATCTTTTAACATCCAGCCACATAGGGATAAACATGTATTTCCGTCGGCAAGATATTCGGGATATACTATCCAAGAAATTGGAGGTCATGGAATACCGGTATATAAAGATTCAGGTCGATAATATACCAGTAGTAGAGAAACGTCGTGTTATTCTGGATTTGACCGGGCATAGGGTGGATCGTGATGACCGTGATAAGATAGATTTTATGTTTATTTATTATATGGCAAGATTATGCGAGTAAGAAGGACGGTAAAAGAGAAAGATGTTATAAAGATATGGGTATTTGGATATGATAGGAAGCTTATTAAATCAGCAACGGATTCTGGGTTTAGAAGCATGTCGGCGGTATTGTCTTACGCTAATTGTATGGCAGGAGATAAGCCTGTAGATCATATTAGGGTCTCGAATGAGAATCGTGGCTGGTGTGGATCGTATACTATATATGGTAGGGAGATAGATTAGTTTGATAGTTAACAACAAAGGAGGTGCGTATGAATAATGTTATAACAAACGTCAATGGCGTGAAGGTAAAAGTAAGGGTGTATGATATTGGCGATGGGATGGTAGATAGATACACGATAATATGTGTAAGTGATAAGGACAAAGATAGTAGTGGGTTGGTATATTATCCTATGTTTGCATGTAACGAAAATCCATTTCATCCACAAGGAATAGGAATATATGTTGGTGATTATTATCCATATAGGAGACATTCATACAATTTAGGGAAAAGGGTTAAAGATATAATGATCTTACCAGAGAAAGTGATAGAGTACATAAAATGGATAACAAGATAAAATCATGAAAGGAATAACTTACAATAATTATGATTTGGTTGCTTTTGAGCAAAATGGCGAGATAGTGGTGGCTGTGACGTTTTACAGATATTATAGAAAGAAAGCGCATAGCGAGGTAAATTACAGGTGGAAAACCAGATGTCCGGAATTGGTGGATAAGATTGTAAGACACCGTACCAAGGTGTTTACCGGCCAGCTTATTCAGTTAGCGAAGGCGTATGGGGAGAAAAGGGTCATTAAATATCAAAAACAGGAGGAAGAGGTATGTCAAAATACGACAGGGACGCTATAGAAATATATATACTAGATCATATAGATACTGATAATTACAAAAAGCAGTTTAGATATGATAGGGAGTATCTGGCTTTTATGCTTAACGTGTTTAAGGATGAGTATAAAGAGCATATCAAAAGGGATGGGATTAAGAAAGCTTTCGAGGACTACATAATGAGCGTTCCGTCTATATTCAGGATTCATATAGCGGATTGCGATATCAGGTATTTATTACGTTCATGGGGAGTGGAGTTCGATGATGATGATGAGATATACATCTTGTACAAAAAGATCATAAGGGAGGTCTTCTTTAAGATGTGTAATGATATGAACATTAGATTTTAGTTTGTTAATATTGTGACCATGACCTTGGCGGGGTGGAAGGATATATCATGATCGTACGTGTGCGGATATGATCCGGGGTCGGTTCCCGGTGCCTTGACACAACTTAATTAAATAGCATATGGACAATACTTTAAAAAGAGCGGCAGCGGAATTGAAAGAAGCCGGTTGCAGGGTTTTTGCGTGGCAGGATGATACTTATAATAGAAGTTGGAGTAAGGGTGATTATATAATGTTGTATTACGCCTTCCCTGATTCACCCAACATCGGGTATCTGAGTCATGGAGAATATGGAATGAGTGTAGCATATAGTAGAGCCTATATACCGAGCCGTGGAAGTGGATCGGGGTGTTGTGTCAAGGAGGAAGCTACGTTCGATCTTGCGACGGCGTTAGACGTGCTGAACGGGCCGTTACCTAGGTGGTGTAGGTCTTATGGGGTTTATCCAAAGCAGTACGATAATATTGATAAATGGTATAATAGCGATAATCATAACAAAAAATTATTTAAGGAGATTTGATATGGAGGTAAAAGATTGGGAAAATCTGGTTTTGAATACAGAAGTAGGATCACATTGTTTTGTTACGCTGATTGATGATAAGGACATCAGTAGAGGTTATGCGCAAATCAGACGTGCGGAGCATTTCGGATATAACATCTGCTTCACCCGGTTATATGGAAATAAGTTTTATTTCGAAAAAATAAAAGAAGGTCGTACACAACAATATATCAATAGGAGGAAATGATATGGTGATAGAGTTTGATTTTGAGATATACAAAAACGGAGATTACGATAAGGTATATCTCCGCAACGGGAAAGAGCCAAGAATATTATGTGATAATGGGAAGGGTAATAGCCCTATGGTCGTGATGATTGAGGATGATAAAGCGGATGATTATATTATTCTTCGTTATAACGAAACTGGCAGGAGGAATATCAATGGTCAATCGGGTCTCGATCTTATGTTATCGGTAAAAGAACGGGAACCGGAATTATGGGTTGTTGTCATATCTTATATGGATAATAAGGATAAGAGACAAAAGATGGTCTTACCTAATTTTTTCTCAAGGAATATAGGAGGAAATATATATCTTCAAGGAAGCTCTAAATCGAATGTATCATATTATGTTGGTAGGTTAGAAGAAGATGGGTGCTTCGATGAGCTGTGCGAGAAGATAAGGGTAAAAAGAGATCGTATTTATAACATGGAAATAATATCACTATCAGATGACAAGGCGACAGTTTAATCAGTTGATAAATGAGCTAGACGGCAAAAGCCCGTTTATCGTATTACATAGGGATGCCGTTGCGCCTAAATACGTGGGCGTGGAGGTGTCGAAGAATGGGATGGTATACAGATATGCGATAATAGGGATAAACGATGAGTATAAGGCTAAAAAAGCCCTTATTTCGAAAATATTAGGCATAGCTAGTTACCTAAATGGCAATAAGCCCTTAAAAAAGGGTTAATTAGATGTATTTATGACCTGCGACATCATATACGATATAATGCCATAAATGACGTTGTATAGAGGATATGTATGATAATATGATAGATAACGCATTCGTGTCTTGATATCATAATATTATGCCATTATATCCTCTTTTTGTATAAAAAAGATAACAAATGATACAAACATCTTGAATATGGATGAAATTAAGATAGGAGCTGAAATTGTATTTAATATAACCGGCAACCATAATATAGGATATGCCAAAGGGGAAAAGTATATCGGGACGGTGTTAAGCAAGGATCACCGATCACGTCTTTATGTACGGACAATAGGAATGCCTAGGGCTTGTATTGATGAGCGGGATGTAGAGTGGGTTATTGATCCAGATGGGGATTTTGATATGGATGAGGCGATCCCGAATCCTATGGCAAGGGAGTTGTATAAGTTGATGGGTAGGTACGTTTATACGTTCGGTAGGTCTTATGAAAGTATCAATGGCTATATCGTGTACGAGTGTATGATGATGGACAGGGATTTAAGATATAATGTTATGTATGCGTTGCATGATCATGGATTTGAGATACGGCATATTGATAGTTATTCTTGGTGGATGACCAATGAGAGGTTAATGTCCGAGGTAACATACACGGAGGGGGATATTCATATAATTGTTCATGAGTGTATGGAAGATTATGTGGATAATGTGAGATTTGGAGAGGAATTTTATAAAAACAAGGAAGTATGATAAGATACTTACTCGTAACGATGATGATAATGTTGACACCGCCAAAAGGAAGCGGTGGCATGCCCCTCGCCCCGAAGCCGGCCGTGATCGAGGCACGGGTATGGGATAAGCTGGCGGCCGCCCTGTCTTTCGTGGAGTCAAGGAATGACGATCGGGCGTATAACGCCACTTCCGGGGCTTTAGGAAGATGGCAAATGAAAAGGGTATACGTTGATGAGGTTAATAGGATATTACGCCTCAAACGGCAGAAAAAGCGGTATAGATACGATGATCGAACGAATCCTGTCAAGGCTAGGGAAATGTTCGAGATATATCAATCTCACCACAATCCTAAAAAGGATATAGATCGGGCTATAAGATTGCATAGGGGATTACATTCCCCTAAATATATTAAGGAGGTTAAACGTAAATTAAGGGAATAATATGAATCGTGAGGTATTAATAAGTATCATTAATAGAGGTAGAATAAGGTTTATCCCAGTAAGAAGATGTTTCTTATGCAATGAATATGTAGGATATAAATTCGTTAGGATGTGTGATGGAAGTATGATACCGGTATTTTCTAGTGGATGTAGGTGTTGTGGCATAAATAATGGGACGCTATCAGAAAGGACTTGGGATGAGGTGCTTGATCTTGTCAAAACGGTACAAAATAAGCCTATGAATGAGAGAACGGAGGAAGATGAATTTATATTAAATAGTTTAATATAAGGAGGTATTGTATATGAAATGGGTGATAATAAAAGGCGTAAGGTATCCTATGTCCGTGGTGTCGGCATTCGCCGCATATTACGGGAACAATCCGTTTCTGAAGATACGGATAAGGAGCAAATATCACATAATTTCTTTTGATAATTTCGATTGTTTGAATATCCAGATAAGGTATTTGACTAACAACTATCCTGACTTCGTGCAGATAGGAAATTGGTATATATCCAAGAAGCAGGTGATGTCGTGGGGGGCCCAAGGGGCAGGCCGTGGACGGATCGGGCTGGGTTATATCCTTCACCCTGTCCTTTGGTTTGGAGAACAGTACTCAAATTAAGTTCGACAAGGAAGAGGAGTATCAAAGAGCTTTAGATAGTTTAAATGAGAAGTTCAATGTAATATTATGAGTTGTATCATGAAAACCATGATACTTAGAGGAGTATTGAGACTGATAGCGATCAAGGCAAATGATGTTGTTTAATTAAAAAATAAATTGTTATGGAAATAAGAGAGCATTTATCGGTTTATCTAGAGAGTGGATATCTTTTTGACGATATGTCAGGAAAATTAAAGTGGTTTGAGATTGATAAAATCTTGATCAGTTTTACATATGGAGTAGTTAGATATGTAGGAACATGGGGAGGATGTAGGGCTGAGAAGACATTAGATGGGAAATTATTTTATTCGTCCGAAGAATGTTTTAAAAAGGATAAGAGCATCCCTAAGACAAAACTATCAATATATGATGTTTTTAAGTCATTATACGGATTCGCTCCAATAGGTGATGTGTGGAAATACAAAAACGGAAGAGCTGTCAAGTGTAAGTTGGAATGTTTTGATGTTGAAATAGATAATAAAGGAAAAATTTATTGTAAGGAAACATATTACAGAACATGTGAAGATGTGTATAAATTCAATGACTTGACTGTAGTTGACAAGAATGGAGACATGAGATTAGTAAAATCTTCAAAAAGTAAATTAATGCTTACTGATGATCAATTAGATGTTGTGGAGAGAATGAAAGGCGTCATTGATGACATGGTTAGGTTAAAGATGATTATGTATATTGATCAAGACTATAATCTTTGTTTTCTGCCGGGAGATAAAATAGAAGATTTGACAATGGATGAGACAGATGGATTTGTGGATACCACCGGTATAGTGACATCTATAAAATCTAAGGATGTAGTGGAGTTTTATGTAGAAAACCCATTCGTAAAGATAAAGGATGAATGATATCTGAATCTGGATTGTGGTGGTTCGTGAGAATAGCCACAATCATATCTCTAAACGTGAACATAAGGAGGTACGTATGTCATTCGATTGACATTAGGGATCTAGTTATATTAAAAGAGGAGGAATTATGAAAGAGATTGTATTAAAAGTGTATAAGTTTGATGAACTGTCAAAAGATTCACAAGAAAGGATCATAGAGCGTGAGCGCTGGAATGTAATGGAGCAATGTATGGATGCTTATAGTATAGACTATCAAGAGTCGATGAAAGCCTTTGAGGATATGACAGATACTAGGGTTTATGGTTGGGAAGTTGGATACGAGAGATATGATTTTAGTTATGAGTTTAAATACAAGGATCCTATTTATGAACATCCTACAGATTATCATCGTGATATATTCCCTGAGAATCTATGCGGTAAATTATTGTTCAGGTATATCAATAACAACATTATGCCACATATCACGAAAGGTAAATATTATTCTATAGGTAAATATATAGATGGGAAATATACTTACAAGTGCAGACGCAGTCGGGTAATATTGGGATACGAAGACAATTGTCCATTAACAGGGATGTGTTATGATTATTATCTTCTTAAACCAATAATTGATTATTACGATACTTGGTGTACTTACCCGGAGGATTTCTCTTTAGAGGATTTAATAGAAAAATGTTATAATAATTTTTTCAAGGCTTGGCATGAGGAATATGAACATTGGGCTGACGATGAAGATGCGATACGTGAGGAGCTTCATCATAATCAGTATGAAGATCGACTTTATTATGAAGATGGAGATGTTTATGTTGGACCATTAAATGAAATAGCATGAAAACACAAGAAGAATATGCCCGTGAGATTGACGAGATTGTTCGCCGTGATGTAGAGAGTTGCCAGATTGACTGGTTTAAGATTGATAAGGAAATATTCATGCTTCCGGAAAACAAGAACAAGACATTTATTCTCGGAACACGAAAGACAGGATGTGATTTGTTGATGCTAGGAGGCACTAATTGTGATGAAAGTTATTTGGATGGTGTTTTTGGGTGTCTTGGTAATGAGAAATTCTATGTTTGCCAGCCAATATCTCTTTATGAGACAACACGAAATATCCAGGAAAGACCTGCCTTGTACGCTTTTAAAATAGCGACCGAGTATTTCAGGGCGCATGGAATGGTTCCCGTATTTGAAAATTCACATTGTAAATTGATGAGATTATGAATATAGAGGTAATAAGATACAGGCTTCCGATTTATTGGGCTTGCCCGTTAATCAATGATGATTACACTGGATTAACGGATGAAGAATGTAAGGAAATTAAACGCTTCTTGGAAGCAGCAGAAGGTTATCCGGTAGATGTAGATTTGGAAACACAAGGATTCTACCAGTATAATGACGCAGGAACACTCCCCGGAGAATGTGCGGATTTTATTTTTCACAAGTATAATGATTAAACTAAAATGATATGGAAACTGCAAACAAGCTAATTTATAAGCAAACAAATTATCTTAAAGAAGACGGAGAAGAATATAGAATAATAGTCACTATATCTTTAGATGATGATTGTCATAACAATATGTGCGACTGGAGCATAACTGCCGATATCAGACAAAAAAACAAATATGGACGATATGAGGAGTATATGGGAGGTTGCTGTCACGATGAAATTGCGGAGTATGTTCCAGAATTGGCAAAATTCATACCATTACATTGCTGTAACCATTATGGTGCTCCTATGTATCCGGTGGAAAATGGCACGTATCACATAAAGAATAGCGATAAGTCTGTAGCTATTGAATATTTACGTATATCAGACAAGGAATATTCCAAGTTGTCCGAGGCGGTGGATGATAAAATGTATTTCAAGTATCTGCTTTTCAATCTTGGGATCGTGGATAGATGGAAAAGAGAATCAGACAAGCTTCTTGTTGAACTTGAAGACCTGTGTAGCAAGAAATGGGTAAATCCATATACGCCAGAAAAGGAAAGATTTACTTTGATATTAACGGACGAGGAGCGTTTGCTTATTGAAGAGCACATTAAAACCGGGTATTATTCCGCAGAAAATATCGAAAAACGTAGGGAGGAGGCTCATAAGGCAAAGATGTTGAAAAAGCGTACTGAAATTTGTGAGCAATACGATAAGATAATCAGGAAAGCGGAAACAGATAAAAAGATAATGCTCTGTGTACTTGATTATGGATTGTTAACCGATAATGTGATATATTACCCTCACTCAAACACTTTATCTTTCAACTGGAATGATTATGAAAAGAAAATCACACAGGAAGAGTTTGATGATTTCGTAAATAACGTAGATCGCTCCCGACTTCCGGAAGGAATTAAATTTGAGATCATAAAATGAACAAAATTATAGAAGATTACAAAAAGATAGTTGCCGGCAACGAAGTCGGCAAAAACATCTGCTTTATGTCAAGAGGAGAATACGCTGATCCGGAAATAGCGTACAAAGGTATCCTCATGAATTACTGGGATGTGTATGATTGTATGGATGAGGTAGAAGAACCGACAGATGATGATTGGTTAAACGCAGTAAGTAATTTGTTTGACTCATATACATATGATGTTGAGAATACGGATGTTGATAAATTCAAGATGTCGGATGTAATGAACGTATATCGTATTATTAATCTGTAGTTGTATAACAAAAAAAATATGTAAAGTAGTATATAATTACCTTCCCGAATAGGGATAGTAGATATTACGAAGCCGCCTATGTTCGTTACAATGCCTACGATTCGCCAACAGAAGTGTATAGCGGATTTGGGGAAACAGAGGCGGAGTCAAGGGCGATGCTTCTCTTTGATTTGTTGGAAAAGAAGATATTGACACCTGATAGTTTGAATTTAAAGGAAGTGGATAGGAGAAAGGAATATGAGAACGAATTTGAATAGTACAAGCATGAGAAACACATGTCCAGAATTTCCGCTTTTCGGTGCGAATTATCCAGACGCAACTTGCATAGATGGCATATTATATGATCTGGATAATGTAGGTGATGATGGTGTTCTAATCAAGCCATTGGAAGAAATTCCATGCCCATTCTGCCGAACAGAGGAGTTTATCAGATACGATCCATTCAATAAAGAGTATAGCATGGATAGTGAAGAGGATATAAAAGATTGGTATATGAGCTATATTAATGAAATGAGAAATAAGTATGGGGGAAAATAAGAAGAAACAAACACCATGCCGGAACTTGAAAGATTGGCATACGAACAAATGAAGGAGGTAAACGATGGAGACAGTAAGATTATCAGATTACTCTTCTTATGATAAAAACAAGGGAGGAATACAAAAATTGCGTCACAAATTCAGGAATCAAATACTTGAATATTGGGGAGAAGATACCGGAATCCTAATAGGAACAACCATGGTATATGAAAGACATTTGTGGAACGAGGAAGTTAAAGTAATATGATTATGGATGATAATAAGATAATGGAAGCGGCTAAGTTAATAGCCAACTCATCAGCGGCCTTGATCGAGGCTATGGGGATGATGAGCGAAAATATCGAGAGAGCTAATAGGGGCGAGTCTTTGGCGTATACCGAGGAGGCCTTTAATAAAGTGGTTATGAATAATGGAATAGATTATAATAGTGTTATGAGTAGAAGTTGGATATGAGAAATGGAGGAGGACTATGGGTAAAGAAGTTAAGATAGATGTAGGATATAAAGATGTGCTAGAAAAATCATTATCAGCCATCCAATATCTAAGAATACATGGATTCTCGACGTACATGGAATCGGAGGGGATTGTAAATAGGATAATGATGTTCAAGGATAAGAATGAGATGAGAGATCAAAAGATCAGATCAATTTAATAGAACTAATTATGACAGTAGAGTATAAGTGTATTGATGTTTACAAGAAGCCGGAGAATCCAATGGAATGGTTGCCGTGTCCACGATGCGGCCTCCGGCCTCTGGTCTGGGAGTTCGATAACGGGAGATTCACGGCGTGCGGGTGCGGAACAGACTGTTATAGTCATTGGAGCGTGCGAGCGGAAAGTATTATGTCGGTCATAAAAAGATCTGATAACGGTAAGTCGGCTGAGGTGTATGATATTGATGAACTTAAAAATAACTGGAATCATTGGGTGAGGACAGGGGAGATACTGTTTACGCCAGGGAATGGGAAATGGTAATATGATTAATAATTTAAGATATGGATCATTATTTGGCTATAATTCAAACGATATTGGATAGATGTGAGAACGACAATACATCTCCTGATATCCATGACATGGAGATAATAAAAATAAATCTATGTAGAATAATTCAGACTCGTTACGGATTAACTCAGTTATGGTTCATTCCGTTGATAGAGAGAATACAGAATGCTTGTTGTAAACATCACAATGACGTTGACATGTCATGGGAAGATTTTGTTAAAAAAATGAGTGAATAGGAGGGATAAATATGGATGAGAACGAAAGAAAGAAGGGCATGAACCAAGGGATATGGCTGGCGGTTCAGGAGCTAGCCCACGCCGGGCGATGGACGCAGGCCGCAGAGGAACTGGTGTCTTCTTGTGGATTGACCGAGGATGAATGTAGGAAGCTGCAAGAAGAAAGCGAATCATTCAATGATGAGATGATTAAGTTTATTGACAATATGTTTGGACGTGAGAATATGATAAGTGAAGGCAGTACTATAAGTGAAAACGATACTATATGTATAAATATTAAGTATCATAAAATAGGGGAAGTCTTTAACTATAAAGTTGGTATGTCTGAAATGACATTAAGAGTAGATAAGTGTGATAGATGTTCGGGATGCGCTTTTGAAAATTATATATATGATTGCGTAAAATCAGGTTGCTTGGGATGCGAAAGGGAAGATGGGGAGAGTGTTAGATATACAATAGTTAATACATAATTTACAAAGCATCATGAATGGAGAAAATATAATACCCAAGATAACGGATAAGCGTGGGATGTCATGGAATCAACCTCATAGGAGGTACATAGAAATCGATGAAGAGTATGCCTTAATGACCAAACAAACCTTTGAGGGTCTTAGGGAATATTCATTGACAATCCCATCAGGGAAATATGAAGGGAAGATGTGGAAAGCTAATAGAGGAGGTACATGGTATCTATATTGGTATGATCATGACGATAATCCGGAGATGATCAAAATAGAACGAAGAGAAATATTGTTACTTAATTAATACAAAATAATATGAGAGATAGAGTGCAAGAGGCTAAGGAAGAAGGCATAAGACAAGGAATATGGTTATGCATACAAAGATTGGTACATATGGAGCAATACGATATGGCAAAATATTTTATAAAGTTATTCGGATTTGATAGAAATGAGTGTGAGATGCTATTGGACAAGAATGGTTCGGATGATAAAATGGAATCATTTATTATTCAGATGGTATTTAATAAAGACGATAAGATAATCTTGGATGATATAGGATATCATAAGATAGGATCTATATTTAAATACAATATCGATTCGAAAGAAGTAGAACTGGAGGTGGTTGAATCCAGTGACGCTAGTTGTGAAGGATGCGCATTTAATAATAGTAAGAATTATTACTGTAAGGATACCCATTGTATTGATGTAGATAGGAAAGATGATATAGACGTTATATATAAAAAGGTAAAAAGATCATGAGTTTAATAGATAAATTAGAGGATTTGGTGGTTAAGGTAGACACCGAATACCAAGAGAAGATGGAGGCAGTGATCCGGGAGATAGTCCCGGGGATGCCGGAGGGGAATGTACGTCATGCCGCCGAGTGTATGTGTACGGACAGGATGGGGAGCATGATGGATATCGATATTTATATATTAAAGGAAGAGGATAGACCTTACGAATGCCATTATCTAAAGGATCTGCTGGAGGATAGGGTAGCTAGAATAGCCAAAATGCATGAGGATGAAAGTTATACATACAATATGGATGATAATTATTGGTGCGCCACATGTGGATCCCATTCTCATAAAAAGGATTCCAAGACAGGGTATTGTTGGTATTGCGATACAGTTAATTGGGTTAAAGAGGATGGGAAGGATGTTGGAATATAAAAACAAGCAATTATATAACAAGGAGGAATAAACATGGGAAGAGGTGTTAATACAGGCGCCTTGTCTCCGGTCGGCGGTATCGGGGAAATACGAATGCGAGCAAACCTGCGAAAAATAGTGGCGTACAAAGATTTCGCGAAACAGATGGTCATGGCACAATACGAATGATAGAGGAGATTGGTGATTAAAACATTAAATAACATTAAACATGAAAAAGAGTAGAAGAATTGTAAAGAAAATGAGCAAGAAGAGCCTTATCAACAAGAAGGCTCTTCGGTATATTATCGCAAACAGTAATTTATGTAAACATGCGATAAGAGAATTGGAATTAGCCGGATATAGCAAAGAAGAGGACGGTCCTAACAAATGGATGCGCGAACAGGTAATAGAAGCTGTCGCGCTGTTCTCTTCTCATGGTAACAGCGGATTCTCGGCACCATTTGAAATCAATCTCGTCAAGAAACTTTGCAGTTTTGATATAATCTCTCCTTTGAGATTTGACGATGGCGAATGGGGAAAAATAGGCTTAGACGGGAGTTGCCAGAATAAAAGAAAATCATCGATATTCAAAGAGCCGGACGGGAGTATCCATGATGTTGATGCATTTTCAAAAGTTCCTGTAAAAAAGTTTTTATTCGCCACTCGAACGTGGACGGAGAACATCCATAAGATAGGATGGATAGGAGGGTTGTTTGAGACGGACGAAAACGGAATACTCACTGGAAGATATTTTGGTAGATGTAATGTAAAAGACTATCAGAACGGATATATGCCAAAAGGCAAGAAAGAAATACCATGCAGGGAGATAGAGATATCGCCGGACAATTGGATTATGACAGTTGAATCAAACAATGAGGCTTTGATTGAATTGTCAAAGATTTATGATATAGTCTGGCGACAATGCCCTTGCTTGAAAGGCATAATGAATACCAACGTTACACCGGAACTTGAAAGATTGGCATGCGAACAAATGAAGGGATAAACAATGAATGACAAATTTGTAGACATGCCGAAATGCATGGCGGACAAATACGAAACCGCCGACTTTATTGCCAGCGATCCCGTCCAGTTCCCAAGGCGGTATTCCGGGCGGGACGCGGAGGTCAGTGGGTTCATTACTTCGTGGCTCTCGTTCGGGAATCGAAAGGCGATCATCGGGGCGGCGGAGATGAGGAAATGTCTTGATAAGATATTTGATTTGGCGATTGATGAAAGGCTTAAATAATTAAACACAAAATCATATAAGATGATAACTTCTATAAGGATAGACGACAACAAGAAGACTCCATTTAAATATATCCAAAAGATAAAAGCGTTCAAAAATGGCTCTGAGTTTATATTCAAGCCCGGCGTGAATGTGATTGTAGGCAAGAACGGGAGCGGGAAATCAACCCTCCTGAATATGATATCGAAGTACATGTTGTGCGAGAAAAAGATGTGTTCTGAATTACCGTCAGAAGCATTGCATTTCCCGGATATATTTGATGATGACAAGGTGCTTGACGGGATCAGTATTAAGTCGGATTATATCGGGAAGGTATTCCATCTCCTACAACAAACTGAAATGAGAAAGGATGATATATTGGATAATATCAATAATTTAAGTTTGTATATGAATGGAACATCTAGATCCTCTGGGGAGAAGAACCTTCATGCCATGAACTCGCTTTTTGATTTTGTGTTTAACCAAGATGAGTATGCGTTTCCGATACAGAAGCTTATGGAATTTAAGAAAAAGTCAAATGAGTTCTGGGCAAACAGGATCGACAATCTTTTAAAATACTACAAAGACAATCATGTGGTATTAATGGAGAAGGATTTTGAGTATACAATCCTTATGGATGAGCCGGACAGGAATTTAGATATTGACAATATCATGGATCTGTACAAGGTATTGTCATTTCATAAACCGCAAACACAAATTATAGCCGTAATTCATAACCCGGCTTTGATTTACAAGTTGAGCAAGCCGGATTGCGTGAACTTTATTGAGATGACAAAAGGGTATTTGAAGAAAATTACTGGTTTTATGAATAAAAAATAAGAAAGGAGATGAGAGAAGAATTGAGAACAATAGGATCAAAAGGACGCCATGTGTTTACAGCAACCTTTGTTAGATTTGGATTTAGGAATGGATACATTGGACCTGTAAAAACGATGCTTTTACAAGATGTGACACTTGATAGCAAAATAGTATCAGATCATTTGTGGTTCGATTTAACAAAAGGATTTAGTGGTGCTAATTTATCGCCAGGCGATGTGGTTGAGTTTTGCGCAAGGGTTAGTGCTTACGAGAAAGGATACAAGGGGCACAAGGATGATGTACTTAATAGACCGATAGAAAGAGACTATCGATTATCAAGACCGACAAAAATTAAAAAGATCGGGAAGAAATTAATATTAAAAGATGAGGGGAAATAATACATGATAATTATATGCCTAAAAAATTTATAATTTATTAAAATATAATGATATGAAAATTCAAGTAGAATTAAATTTGGAAGATGTATTCGAGGAAGCTATGTACAATGAAGCGACGTTGAAAGAGGAGTTTACCAGCTCGGTCAGGTTAGCTGTAATACGTGAACTTAAAGAAAAGTTCAAGAATGAGTTGATGAGAGAAATATCCAATCCGATATCAGAGAAAATTGAGGATATAGCGAGGGAATCAATGAGCGATCTCATCGAGAACGCCAGCGAGAAGAAATATAGATTCAGGTTAGATTATATGGAAGAGGAGTTGACAGTAGACGAGTTTATAAGAGGCAGGATGAAGAAAGTTATAGACAGCAACATCGAGACAATGGTAGAATCAAAAGCCAAATCTTTTGTCAATGAGTTAAGGAAAAGGTATGATATGGCGTTCGCTGCCTTTGTCGTAGATAACATGAGAAAGCAAAATATGTTGAAGGAAGATAAGATAGCTGAGCTGTTAAAGGACAACCCAAATGAGAAATAGGGAAGATGCCAAAGGAAGACGGAGATCGGTGCTCATGACACCGCCCGTACCGGAGAAGGTCAGGGTATTATCCCCGGCATGGTATAGGGCGGCAGTGGAGTTTCAAGGTAGGCCGGAGCAGGAGCGACTAGCCTTTTGCTCGTGGTGTTGTTGTCATGGAGGGTGTAATTTGTGTATGGATATAAGCAAATACAATATAAAAGGGCTTAAGATATATGGAGGATAAGGTGATTATATACCATTTTACGATTTTAGTGTAAAATGGTATATAATCACCTAAGCGTATTAACTATTAATAATGTTTATTTAATTTAATTCAAAAACAAAATGTCTACTTTTGTAGACACATAAAAATTACACATATGAAAAAGAGTAAATTTGTAAAGGAGTTAGAGAGGATCATCGATATGGTTAAGGCCGAGGATGATGGTTTCGAGTATGGTGGTAAAGTCATTTTCTATAAAGAAGATGATGATAACTATGAAATCTCGGTAAAGAACATCGAGATGAATCTTATGGTAGAGGCCAATACTATGGCTAGTATGAATGATAGGACTTTCGCCTGCCTTATGAGTGAGGTCTATAAACAAAAGTTTACAAAGGCTATAACGATATCGGAGGATGAGGATGATGAAGACAATTGATAAGATGACCGATCAGGAGATATATGATCTTACTGACGAACAAGTAGAGAAATTGATCGTAACAAGATGTATGGAGGAAGGTGTCAGATTTATGGATGAGCCTCCAATCATGAGGACATATGACTGTAAACCTATTTCTCCATCCCATTTCTTCTACTATTTAGAAGGATTGAATATAGCCGTTCTTGATCAGGATGATGCTATTAAAATAGCTAAGTTCTTAAGTGACTTTGATCTATACAGGACTAGATATGATTTCACCGTATTCAATGAAAAGCTATACAGCAAATTGGATATAATTAATATCAAACATACTCCGATGTTTGATACGAAAGACGAGGAGACCTATAAGTCTATCAAGGATAAGAACGATAAGATTGAGGCGGAATATAAAGACCAGCTGGAGAGATATGAGAGAAATATGAAGAAAATGAGTAAAATTCGGGCCGAGATATGGGATAAAGTAGCCGATATAAGACATAGGATTGATAATATGAACTATCTTAGGTCGCTTTTTGCAAGGGAATATCTACCACTGGTGGATAATGATACGGATAAGGCTATGATATTTTTCAAGAAGGCTTATGGCGTGGATGATGATACGGAAAGATATATTCGTGAAGGAATAAAAGATTATCCTTTGTTTAACAATAATATAGATTAAAATGCACAATTGGTTTAAATGTACGGTTTCTTATGAGACCGATGCCGAGAACGGCATGAAGAAGAAGGTAAAGGAAGAGTATTTAGTAGATGCCTTTTCTTATACCGAATGTGAGGCTAGAATCATAGAGGAGATGAATCCATTCATCTCCGGTGAGTTTAGCGTTGATATCAAACGATTCAGGATAGCGGAATTGTTTGCCATGGATGGAGACCGGTTCTATAAAGTCACGGCTGATTATATTACGATAGACGAGAAATCGAACAATGAGAAACGCAAGGCGTTTAACTACATCGTTCGGGCCAATGACCTTGATCATGCCAAAAAGAATTTCGAGGAAGGCATGAAAGGAACCATATCAGATTTCGTTGTCACTTGTATCAAGGAAGAGAAGAAACTGATGGACTTCTACGAGTTTGATGGTAAGATCAGGAATCCGGAGAAAAATGAGGATAGTAGGCAGTAAGGCTAGCTACGAAACCACGTCGTCCATAGCCGAGAAGTTGATGGAGATAAGTAAAATGGAGGGTACGATTTATCGCATCCTCACATTGTCTAACAAAACTTATCTAGCTTCTAAATTAGGATATAGCAGATCGGGGTTCTATAAGAAGATACAAAACAGGAGTTTTAATATCCGGGAACTAGCTCAGATATTCGATACGATCATCAACTTCAAGGATCAAGATTGGACTGAGGGTAAGATTAATAGGCTTAAGAGGTATAGGGCTATGAGCCTTATGGAGTTCAACAAAAGTTATAAAAAGAAAAAGGCATGAGAGGTAGGATGTTACCGTGTGAGAGATGTGGGAGGATGGTAACCATAAGGAGTAAGGGGTTGTGTCCCGCGTGCAGAGCCAAGGAGCTACCGCCAAAGGAAAGGGCGGCGATACGGGTGAAGGCCAAGCCAAAGGGGAAGAGCCTAGCCGTTTTCTTTGGCGCCCATGTGGCTAGATTGAGTATGACAAGGAGATCTGCTACCGGCGCATACATACCATGCCCGGGGGTAAGCAACATATGCCACTTATACCCTAAACGGAAATATAAATCAGTTGCCGAGGATAATGATAACATTATCTACTTGACGGTTGATGAGCATGCAAAATTCGATTATCTGTTAGATACGATGGATTTCAGCCGGCTCTTGGACGAGTTTGGCAACGTATGGCTGTTGGCAGCCAGACGGATGAGGGATCTCGCACCTAAAGTCGAGGAGGATGGTAAATTAAAAACCAGATTATTATCATGGATAGAAGAAAACAAAAATTACTTCTAGCTCTTGGATACGAGGCTATAAGTGATACGATATATAAGAAAGGAATGGATATGGAAGTCATAAGCGATCAAGAATCGTTTGATGATATGAGAGTCCGTTTATCCAAAAAACATCGTGTGGTTATCACGGATGATGGCATTGTAATAGAGTTTGTTCATAATAAGCCAATGGACGAGAATGCGCCATCATATTATTGGCGATCATCATTACCAGTATTAAGATCATATCATACAGATCCTAAATTTACCGCTTTCTTTGGCATATTAGACGTTTTGTCAACGGTCCCGAAGAAAGATATGGTCGAGGAGGAAAAGCCTGTTGAAGAGCCTAAAAACGAGCCTAATGAGGAGATGGAGGTTGAGTATGATCTGGAGACAGAGCAACAGTATTATGCCGCTGAATGGATAAAGGATATCCCGACACCTGTGTTATATAGAATGACTGTCGCCGGCAAACGTGTGTATTATGAGATGGATGTTGATGGGTATCCTATCATATACGATGGAGCCACTAACAATATCGCCAATGGGTATTGTGATACGTCCGGAGCCTTGGAGAAGTGGAAGAATGAGATGAGGCTCAAGGGTAAGGATCCTGATGAGTACGCTAACTACAGGGCTGATCTGGGTACTATCATGCATTATCTATTTGGGTTGTATCTGACCGGGGTTAACATAAAGCTGATCCCGACATGGATCAGGAAGGTGGTCAAGGAAGCCAAGCTAAGAATAGACAAGTATAGGATGGAGCGGATATTAGTGGATAACATTGATGAACTGATAGAGGATCTGATATCATTTGCCATATTCTGCAAGGAAAGACATGTAAAACCTGTATTGATCGAAAAGATGTTGAGGTCAAGGAGATTGAAAGTAGCTTCTTCGGTGGACGCAGTGGTGGAGATGGATGGCGAGCCGGAGATGGTGGAGATAGAGGTCGAGACAGGAGAGTTCTATAAGACGGGAGCCAAGAAAGGTCAGCCTAAGACGGAGAAAAAGAAGATAAAGAGATGCAGGAGGATATTCGCTATATTGGACTTCAAATCAAACAGGAAAGGCAATTTCTATGACGAGTATGCTTTCCAACTTGAGTTATATAGAAGAATGATATTAGAGAACTATGGAAAGATATTGGAGATAGAGGAGATATATAACTTCGCTCCGGGTGATCCTACCGCAAAGACCAGCCAATATAAGTTGAAGAGACAGACTGACAACCCTATATTGAATATGGCTACCGTAGTATATCTTCAAGGAAAGTATAAGTTCGAGAAAACTAATTATACGGTTACATCAAGAATCGGATCCTTAGATATAGAAGGCGAGTTTGATGTTAATAAGTTGGTAAGGAAAGAGCCGCTGAGGGACTATATATATAGAGTCATGAATGAAAGGAGAGGGTGATGGAATTTAGGGAGCTCAATAAGAGCGTTCATCGGTATGAGCTGGATCATAGCAAACCAAGGAGGAAGCTGACGTGCCCGCAATGCGGCAAGGATAAGTGTTTTACGCCGTACGTGGACGTAACCACCGGTCAGATCGTTGGAGAGCAGTTTGGGGTGTGTGATCATAAAAATAAATGTGGTTACTTTAAATATCCAACAGGGAGCGAACTTGGGAACAATGATCTTTTTACCGATTCAAACAAAGTATTAAGGAGGTACAGACCTCCTATGGATCCGGATATAGCCAACTGCATTCCGGTAAGCAAGATGTTTGAGACGCTTAATCCTTTCGAGACATCCGATCTTCAGGATTATCTATCCAATATCTTCGGATCGTATCATACCAATAGGGCATTTAGCTTGTATAAGGTGGGGATGATGAGATTCGGGGACTGGGGTAAGTGCTGTGTGTTCTGGCAACTGGATAAGAATTGGGTAGTGCGGACCGGGAAGATAATGGACTACGGGCCTGACGGGAAGAGGGTAAAGGTTCCCATGAATCATGTATGTTGGGTGCATATACTGGACGGTCAGGATTACCTGCTTAGGCAATGCCTGTTCGGGGAGTTTCTTATCAACTTCTATCCCAATGACGCTCCGGTGTATATAGTAGAGTCAGAGAAGACGGCTGTTATCTGTAACATCGTGTACCCTAGTAGGTTGTTTATGGCCTGTGGCGGTATCCATATGCTGAAAAGGGAGATGATAGAGACATTGGGTAGGAGGCGGATAGTCCTGTACCCGGATAAGGGCGACGCTTTCAACGAATGGAGAAAGAAGGTAGACAAGGATATGAGGGGGATGAATATAGAGATAAGTAATTTTCTAGAATCAAAACCCAATATAAATGAGGGAATGGATATAGCGGATTATTTTATTATTAAACAAATTTACAATGGCAAAGGTAGTTAACAATTACAAGAAATTCAAGGTGCTTGAAATAACAAGACAGGAGATGATGGATAAGCTCACCAGATATGGGTGCTTAGGTATTTGCGATATGTGTAACAGACCTACGTCCGTGGGCTATTATGTAGCGGTAATCAATCAATGGATGTGCGAGGACTGTTATAATGATTTCATCAAATCGGTTGACAGGTATGAGGAGGATATGAGAATAGAGAACAGAAATTTTGATAGATTCTGCAATCTATTTAATGTTGAGATAGAAGAAAAGGTATGAAAGAACTGTCTTTAGCCCAGAAAGCTATGTTAAACGGATCCGTATGTCCATATTGCAAGATCCCATCCACTATGATAAATACGGTGGAGGGGAAGCAAGTTGGGTGCGAGAAGTGTGGGGCTTGGATGAGATCCGATCCTTTTGGGAAACCGATGGGGAGGCTGGCTAAGCCGGATCTTCTTAGGAGTATGGATATGGTAATGACTGAGATTAATATATTTGCGTATAGGACAAAACGGGATGTACAGGATATTTACAAAAGCCTATCTGGTGAATTGGATATACCAATAGAACATGTATCCCCATATAAGATGTCTTTGCCATCACTACTTAATACCATGAGATATATTGAAAAGTATGGCGATAATCATATACGGATATATGATAGAACCATGGTAAAGAAGGCTTGCCCTAGGCACGGAGCGGTGGCGATCGGGAGCAACGCCTGCCACGGGTGCCCGGAGTTCCTGTTCCATGTGGTAAACGACACGACCAATACGGTGGTGTGTGATATGGATATGAGCTATGGCGACTGTATAAAGAAGAGAAATAATAAATTTGGTAGATAATATTAATTATATAAAAGATGAAGGTAATTTTTATTCATAAGCCTACTGGATATTATGTAGGAGGGTCGATGTTCGACAAGTCTTATTGCAAGGATAAGATGATAGAGAAAGGAATAAGTAAGGATCGAGCCGAGAAGTTAAGTGATATAATAGGCCCATACGCATGCATATGGGAGGTGGAGAACGGAGATGACCCTTATGAGAGTATGAGATCTAGGCTAAAGGATAAAGCTTCATATCTGGATGGAGAGGATCTTATCATGGAGAATTATGATGATGAGGAGGACGAAGAGGATGGGGAGATCGACTGAATATTACAGAACACATCCGGAAGCCAGAAAGAAGAAGGCTGAGACGGATAAGAAGATCAACGCCAGACCTGAGCAGAAAGCCAAGAGACGGGAGTTGGGTCGTAAGAACTACAAGACCGATAAGTTGAAGGGAAAGGCTTATCGGAAGGGGAAGGACCTATGCCATACAGCTAAGGGGTTAAGATATAAATCAAGATCAGCTAACAGAGGATCTAAATCCGATACGGCTGGCGATAGAAACGCAAGAGGATGAGTGAGGATAGGATATGGAGGTCATCCAAGGAGATTATCATGGATGCCTATGAGAGAATAAGAAAGTATCAGTCGGGAGAGCTTCTCCCGGCTCGTACTGGATACGCTTATCTTGACAAGGCGTTGCTGGGAGGGTTCTACCCACAACATGCGGTGGCTATCGGCGCCAGGCCCGGAGTCGGCAAGTCTTATTTGGCGCAGAAGATCATGAGCAATGTGATGAATGTCAATATCAATCCACAGGCAGATGATTATGTATGGTTAAGATGTGAGTTTGAGATGAACCCAGAAGATTTGATGTTGCGTTCACTATCAAAAAAAATGGGAAAGGATATACAAGATATTCTCCTTAACGAGATGTCTGATGAAGAGATAAAGGAAATGCAGAAATGTCTTAAGGAGGAAAACTCCAGCAGAATAACATACATCCCTAAACCATCAACCGTAGATGAGCTTCAAAACTTTCTGTGGAATGAGTATATGCCAATAAACAAAGATAAAAAAATGGTATTCGTGTCTATAGATCATGCGGCCCTGATACAAGGTTCAGGAGATGCCAAAAGGAATATCGACTCGTTGATAACCATGTGCAATATAGCTAAAAGGACTTTTCCTAATATTTTCTTTCTTATAATATCCCAACTCAATCGTGATATCGAAGGACGACGGGATCCAAAAGATCATATGCCAAAGCAATCTGATTTTTATCAATCAGATACATTGGGACAGTTATGTACGGCTATGGTAGCGTTAAATATCCCGAAGAGATACGGGTACTCCTCATATATGCAATTTCCGCAAGGATGGTATCCTAATCTGGAACGTTTTAAAAGTGAATCAAGACGATCCTTCCGTGTGGATGGATTATTATTCCATCATATCGTAAAGGTCCGTCAACGGTCATTAGAGGAGATTGATGCGATACATGTAGATATCATGAAAGGATATGAGCGATATTATCCTGATGGAGGGGTGGTGCGCCAAGAAAGACCGGGAGGCTCGGATGCCCCCGTGGGTAGCGGCAAGCCGGACACGACCGTGGTGACGCTGCCGCCCCCGCCTCCCAGTATCCCGTTGGAGCAACAATATATACCGCCTAGTGATGATTTCAATATAGTACATGACGAAACACCTTATTGACATGAGATTGAGACATAATTACTTGCTTGTAGTGATAAAGGTGCTGGAAATGTTCTTGAAGACCGTATTGTCGGTTGAGGATAAGATGGGGATAAAGGAAATTATATCCTCGTTAAAGGAAATGGCTAAATACAGCATCAGATATATCATAAACCGGGAACGGGAAAAGGAGATCATGAGTATCTGTGATGAGGTATCCAATAAAGTACAGGAGTATAAAAGGATAAATGACAACTCAATGATATTGGAATTGGAGAACCTAAAAAGGGAAGTTGTGGCGGTGGAGGATCTTCTTAGCTCCTACAAAGGTGTTCTTGATGCTGAGCTGGTGATAGCCGAGGATGATATCAGGATCATACGGGATAAGATCGCTATAAGCCTGAGAGAAGACGGGACATGCAAGAGTATGACCGACGCCGATAAAAGAGCCAGGGTGGATGTAAGGTACGAGCGGGCTTTAGAGGACTATCGAATCCTTCTAAGATGCGCTAATACGGTTAGAGCCAAGATGTCGGTTATAGGGCATCTTAATCAATCAATAAATCAATCCATATCAGTTGGTAGGGTTGGTATGGCTAATGAATCTTATACAGTTAAACAATATGAAAAAGGGAAAGAGATTATCGAAAGCAGACGCCCTTAGGGTGTTGACAAGGGCTTACAATTTAATAAAGAATGGTAATTATTCGCTTATGTGTAGAGCAATAGAAAGGGCAGCGGTTGAATTATCACTTGCCGAAAGATCATGTGTAGCGTGTTATCTTATACCAGAACTGAAGATGTTCAAACCTGTAAACAAAAAAAAATGGAGATTTTTGGTTTCGTCCATCAAAGAGAAACATAAGGTTACATATAATAGATACGCTAATAGATATATATAACGGAAATGATCATCCCGATATAGTCGAGAGGGTAGCTAGAAAGATTAGGTCAATATTTTAACTTATTTGCATATGTATATAAATTTCGAGCAGATGATGACATCAGGATTAACGATGTCTGATGTCGGGTATCTTTTGATGATCCGGCAGAAAGAAGAGATGGCTAACATCATTCCAAAGGAGAAAATAGATAGTTATAAAGCGTCTGGTTATATCGAGCTTCAGAAGAATGGGAAGTGGAAGATAACTCCAAGGGGAGGATCGCTGCTGATGCTGATAGAGACACCCGGTCTGACACCGGAGGTCGAGGGGATCCGGGACCGTATTGTTGGGGTATATAACGATATGGGTAAGGATACGGGAGCTATCAAGGAGGTGGAGAAAAGGCTTATCTGGTTTGTGGCTAACACCAACTTCAAGGAAGAACCTATAGTAAGGGCCGTAATATCCCATATAGACCTTAAACGTGAATATACGATGAGGTTGGATAACTTGATATGGAAGCCGTCAAACGTCTATAGCGTACATATGAGCTTATCGGAATCAACGTTATTCGATACGATCATAAAAATGTATGGCATGACATCCGATCTGTATCTTAGGGAGAACAAGAACAAGGAACTGGCATGGTTGTTCGCCGTAAGCCGACTCCCGGATCCTCCAAGGAAGATGGATAAGGAGTATACTATTACTGGAGATGTTAAGATGGACATCGAGAGAATATCAGATATAAAAAAAGAATTAGGTAGAAGATTAAAAATGTCGATTTAGATTATGGAAAAGGATAAATTATTGAGAATGATAAAAGAGGTGATATTCGAAAAAGTAGGTGAATTTAATGGGCTTAATCGTCCTGAATCGATAACCAATAATGATGAGCTGGGCGCGGATATGGCCATGGATTCCCTTGACTTCGTGGAAGTCGTAATGGAAATGGAGAAGAGAACTGGTAGATGTATACCTGATGAAGTACTTGATGTCAAGCCTTATCACGAATTGACGGTAGGAGAGCTTACAAATATGTTGTACGATTATTTAAAGGATTATGGAAAGAGATGAGTTATTGGAGATGGCGAGGGAAGAGATATTCGATAAAATGCATGAGTTCAATTACATTAATAATATAGAGGTAATTGACGATGTAAGAGAAGACAGTAATTTGTCATCTGATTTAGCTATGGATATATTTGATTTATTAGAGGTATTGATGGGGATTGAAGAAAAGATGGATATAAGGATACCGGATGATGTCTTCGGTGATAAATCTGTTGATGAACTAACTGTAGGGATTTTTGTGGATATGTTGTATGATTGGTTTAAGAGTAAGTAATGGACTTTGGATATGATGATTGGGAAGAGGGGTTAGAGACCCCTCTTGTCGATGATTGCGATGACGATCATGAGGAGGAAGAATATGATTTCGGTTAAGGAATTAAGACCAGGTAATCTTGTAAAGGACAAGGCTGGCGATATATGGAGAGTAGGGTGCGTTACCGGTATGCGTAATGAAAATGGGTCATTAATCCTTGAACGTGAGGTTGATGATGGGATAATGAAATGGTATTCAGGGGAAGATGATGTTATGCCTATTGAGATAGACGATGACCTTCTTGACGCTATCGGTTTCAAGAGTGATAAGGGGCGGGATGTATATCGAGGCTACGGAATATCTATAGAGATTTTTGATGATGGGTATTATCTTGGACTTAGGGATCTGGAAGACGACCTAAGCGATCCTATTCAGATTAAGGATCTTCACCATCTACAAAACCTGTTAATGGATTTATACGGACATGACATAAAAATAGATAAGCTTTATGGTAATACCGGAGAATAATTTGTTATGTAAGGTTATAAACGGAGAAAAGGTTCTCGCCGCCTCTTACTCGCAGATAGACACGTTCGTCCAGTGCCCATATAAATGGTATAAGACTTACGTGGAGGGTCACAGATCCACGGAGAAGCACGAGGCTACGTCATATGGCACGGTTATCCATCAGACGATGGAGTATTTCTTCAAGAACGGATGCAGGCCTTCTTATGAGGATATGAGCAAGGCATTCAACTACTACGCCGATATAGAGCAGATTCCTTTCGATAGCGTAAAATCCCAAATCGAGTCCATGCAACATGCGGCTAGACTAATAAGATGGATTGTGGGGTTGTTTGAGAAGGATGCTGCTGGCAATTATAAGAAGGCATGGTCCGATCTTACGCCAATGGAGAAGGTAATCCGGGGGTCGAGACCGGCCGGCGTGGAGGAGGGCTTCGTCCTGCCTTATAAGCTGCCCAAGCCCCTTACCTTGGATGGCGTGACGTACGATAAGGTACATATCATAGGATCAGTAGACTGGAGAGGTGAGTATAAGACAAAAGACAGAACAGCTATGTATACGATAGACTGGAAGTCCGGGAGAAAATTATTCGATAAGGATAAATTGCTTCACAATCTCCAGCATCCGATATACGCCTTTTATATATACAGGAAGTATAAGGTATTACCAGATATGTGTAGCTATTTTTTTACCCGTATGTTGGATAACCAAAACGTGAAGGTAGATAAGGAAAAGGTAGAGAGGTCAGTCAAGGAGCTTAATGATATTCTTCTTGATATGTATGATTTCGAAACAAATAAAATCAATAGCTATCAAGCTCACGTTTGGGACGATGTCAAGCAAGAGTATAAATACGAGACACGCTACCTCATGGGACGCCAGCCGGCCTGCCTTGAACCCCGCCCCAAGCCCTTGTGTTTTTGGTGCGATTTCTCAATCCACAAACAAAACACATGTAGGTATTCATCGGATTGGGATGAGTCAAAAAGAAAGAATAAAAAAGATTAACTTTATTAAAAAGCCTAGGTAAATATCTAGGCTTTAATTATATTTGTGTCAATAAATAAACGATTATGGATAAAAACGAAAGAGAAAAACAGGTATTGGATCTTCTGATGTCTAGAAAGGATATCAGGAAATTGGTAGAGAAATCAAATGAATGTTACTCTAGGATGGATTTCGTTGGAGCCATGAGATACCGGCAAGAGATAAAGGATATCGTAGATCGAGAATCTAAAATCATGTTGACAAAAAGTGAGTCTTTGATAGGCTTGATGAATAATGCTGATAATGAATATAAATTCAATATGCTGGTATGGCTACATTCCATGATGTGTATGGCGGATGTATTTAACGGGATATTGGAGGATTTCAAGGATGGGGTAAGAAAAGCCAATGGCAACTCCAAGTTCGTTAAGTTCGATGATCTGGATCGGTTAATGGCAAAATGTAAGAAGGAGATTGATTACCTGATGAAAGGCACAAGTAAATCATTCCAGATATCTTTTGCCGTAAGAAGCGATGAGCTAAGGGAGATGATAGAGAATATGGTTGGCGACAATATCCGGGAAGGGTATGACATATTCAAGGAAGAGGCTGAGATGGTGAATGAGACAGATAGGAGCAAGATAGAGGAATTTAATAAAAAGCTTGACCATGATCAAATGCAATATAAAGCTAGGCGATATAGTCCATACCCAGATAGGAGTAGGAGAGGTGATAGCCATAAGCAAGACCAAAGAGACTTTGATGGTGAAGATGGATGATGGTCGGGAATGCCCTATAAGACTAGAGTACGTAAAAGACGTTTTTAATAACTACAAATCCAAATGATTTACAAATTAAGACCATATCAAGAGGAGTGTGTTAAAAGTATCTCCGATTACATAAATTCTGATAGACATGATCCGGTATTGATCGTAGGTCCTGTAGGTTGCGGTAAGTCACTGCTGATAGCAGAGGCGGCTAGATTGATGGGAGATAAGACGCTGATTTTACAACCATCAAAAGAATTGCTGCAACAGAACCACGACAAGATAACGTCGTATGGCATACCGGCTACCATCTACTCCGCTTCCTGTGGTAAGAAAGAGCTGTCTAATATGATATACGCCACGTTAGGGTCTATCAAGAAGGTTGTTGATAAGCTTAAGGAGATGGGGATCAGGAACGTGTTGATAGATGAGGCTCATGCCGGGTATAGCCCGGAGGATGGTAGCGAGTTTATGACATTCATGAATGAACTGAAACCGAAAAAGGTGATAGGGTTTACAGCCACGCCATGTAGACTTAAAAACATGTCGATAGGACAGACATCATATTCCCAACTTAATTTCATCACTCGTATGAGACCGGTATATTTCAAGAACCTGATTCACGTGATACAGGTAGAGGAGATGATAAGGCAAGGATTTTGGACACATCTTAAATATGAGACATGGGATTTCAATGGGGATGCCCTTAAACTTAATTCTAACGGCTCCGAATATACGGCTGAGTCTATTAGTGAGGCGGTGAGAAAAAACGGCTTAAACAACCTTATTTTACGTCGGTTGATGGTATTAAAAGACGTATGCAGATCTATACTGGTGTTTATGGATTCTGTTGAGAGCTGCAATACCGCCGCCGAATGGATGAACGCAAAGATATGCGCTGGCATGGCGGAAGTGGTTCACGGAGGCACGCCAAAAAAGCAGCGGGAGGCTATAGTCGAGAGATTCAAGTCAGGTGGGACGAGGGTAGTGTTCAACTATTCCGCCCTCGGTACGGGATTCGATCATCCGGGTCTGGATTGCGTGATAGTAGGGAGACCGACATTCTCATTCTCATCGTTTTATCAGTGGCTTGGCAGGGCGGTTAGGATAAAGGACGGTAAGGATAGCGCTTTGGTCGTTGATTGCTGTAACAACTCATCACGATTTGGTGATATAAGAGAACTTAGTATAGAGAACTACAAAGGATATGGATGGGGGATGTTTATCGGCGATAAGCTAATAACTAATATCCCGATGGGGGATAAGGTAACGAAAACAGATCTGGATATCAAAGCCGCCAAGAAAGATCGTAGGAGGGGGCTGGCGCAGGGCGTAACCGCCGCCCCTGTTCCCGGGAGACCGGATCATCCCCTTGGCTCTACGGTAATGACATTCGGCAAGTATTGTGGATGGATGTTGCATTCAATTCCGGTATCGTACTTCAAATTCATAAACGAGACATTTGACTGGGATAATGATAGGAACAAGGATATAAAAGAATACATAGATTTTTTAATCAAAAACAATAGATTATGACAGGATGTATATATCATGAGGCTGATCTTGACGGAGTAATGTCAGCGGCTATAGTAAAAAAGTATTTCAAAGGGGACATTGATCTTCTTCCTTACAATTACGGCAAGGAAATACCTGACGTGAATAAATATGATAAGGTGTTTGCAGTTGACGTGTCATTTGGAAACAGAACAAGATTCCTTTTCGATGAGTGGAAAGAGAAAGGTATAGATGTCGTATGGATAGACCATCATAAGACCGCCATAGACGATATGAGGGATTACGAGGTAAAGGGCAAGAGACGTATCGGAACGGCGGCTTGCGAACTTACATGGGAATATCTTTTTGATGATATCGAAACCCCCGATGTGGTAAAATTATTGAGCGCTTATGATGTATGGGATCATGATCGCTTCGAATGGAGTGACGTGCTCTCATTCCAATATGGGATGAGAGGGTATTGCGGGCTTGACGTTGACATGGTCAGGGAGGTGCTAAACAAGGCAAATGGTGAGTTTGTTTCCGATATGATAAGAAATGGCGAGGCCATAATAGAGTATATCATCGAGAAAAACAGAGGAGAAATGAAGATGTTCTCATTCGAGGCAGATATATTTGGGTACAAGGCTATATGTATGAATACCACGGAGTTTAACTCCACCACATTCGAGTCTATGTACGATCCTAGAAAACATGATTTGATGATGCCATTTTGCTGGAACGGAAGATTCTTTAGATGTTCATTCTATACCACCAAAGAGGAGTTGGATGTCTCGGCGCTGGCACGTAAGGCCTATCCCGGGGGAGGAGGTCATAAGGCGGCGGCAGGCTTCCAGCTTAGCGCAGAGGATATGATGGAGTTCTTAAAAAGTAGAAAGATGTTATGATAGGATTGGTATTTACCCTCATAATAATGACCGGTTCTATTTATTTGATAATAGAAGGGAATAAGAAGAATGATTCTGCCGAATTTTATGGAGGACTAATAGCGACGATCTTATCTATCTTTTTGATGTGTTTAGTAATACAAAATATAAAAAATACAGAAAATATGGGGGAAATATACAAATTCAAGAGACTTAACGAAATGAAGCTAGATGATTACGGTTTCGGTTTATTCGAGTACAATGGCGTTCTTTATTTTAAGGAGGCAGAGGGTGAGAGATGCTTTGATGTAAGAAGCGGGAACGAGGTTATTATCGGGAAAGATAAAATTGTAACGGCCTTGGAGGATTGATCATGAGAAAACTTGACGACACCAACAGGACAAGGAAAAGGAACGTACGGCACTCGTGGGTAAAGGCAGGTCCGGGGATCCAACGCTGCGCTATTTGCGGGATTACGAAGCAAAGCGAGTGGAGAGACGGGAAGACCTCGCATTGCGTATATCTATCATCTGGTGAGCTTTATTCTATGACAGGAGAGACACCGGAATGCAGGGATCTTAGTGAATTTTATTAATAAAACAAAAAGGAGTTTGAAATGAAAGAGGAATTTAGCAAATACGACAAGGTTGTTTATGATGGTGAGGTATTTGAGGTACTTGAAACCGCCGACAATACGGGGATAATGAAAATAGAACCGTTATTTGATGAGACATATAAATTTATTTGGGTTGATGAGGAGATGGTTGTCTCGTTAAGCAGGGCTATCAAGTTAAGGCTTATTGATGATGAGACGGCAGATGAGGCGATGAATTTCGGGAAGCCAAAAATAGGAGACGCGGTGGTGGAAAGCGGACCGCTTGTAGGGAAAGACGGCAGCGGCAAGGACGACCGGGCCGACGGCAAGCTTCGGTGGGATCTCCTTCCTTTGGCTGAGATAGAGGATATCGTGAGGGTATATACGGAGGGGGCTAAGAAATACGCCGACAATTCATGGCAGAATATACCTGATGGATTTGAGAGATATAGAGCGGCTTTACTTCGCCATATGACGGCGTACATGAAAGGCGAGAGATATGATAAGGAGACAGGGCTGATGCATTTGGCACAAATTTGCTGGAACGCCATAGCGTTATTATATTACGATAAACATAACAAAGGGTTAATAGAATGGAAGGATCAGGAGAAATAATAGTAGACGAGAAATTAAAAGCTATTGACAAAAGGACTGGTAGGTACATTAATGTGATCGCACGTACTATTGACAATGGTACTTCATTCCCGATAGTTAAGTATCTTGATAAGAATCGTAAGGAGCTGAATTATGATTGTGTAAGGCATCTTAATTTTGATATAGACATAGATTGGGAGTTGAGAAGATATCAGATCGTAAAAGATTTATTGTCCAACGATTTCGATGGGAGGAGGTTGAGTGTAGATGAGGTAGATAACGCTATATTTACAGCGGATTTAATTATTAACAAATTAAAAACTATTTAAAAATGGTAAGAATTGATTTTTTCACGAAGAAAGACGCTGAGTACAGCGATTACATGCGATATATTATCGCCAACACGTTACAGGAGTATGAGGGTGAGGTCACGTTAAACCAGATCCCGGAGAACAAAGCCACGGATGAGGAGATATCCAAGTACGGTATAGAGGTATATCCTACTATTATCGTCAGTGGAGATAATATGGATGGCTTTAATAAACTTGAGGGGATGTGCAGAAAGGCTGATCTTATTAACGTCATGTCATTATACGATAAGAAATAGGCTCATGACGCTAAGTGATAAATATTTTGGCTGGAAAGATATATTCTTTGACAGGTTCGTGTATTGTTGTAATGAAAAAAGTGATCAACCACAAGGGAGTAATATACCTCTAGCCAAAATAAACTTCGACAACAAGACGGGATATGTGGAGGACGGGACTATTAATATAGCCGAGCTCCTTCAATATCTTTGGATAAATAATAAGGTCTATAGGTGTGAATATGCGCCCATAGATATATCTTCCGCCTTGCAAACATTGATCAGATTGACCGAGAACGCTAAACATATGTTTGAGGATCAACCGGGTGTATATGACATGATCCCATATAGAGGGTTTTTTCTTAGAGATGACTTTTCATCCGGGAAAAATTATTCACTTGATTTGGATAAAATAGTGAGCGGGATGGGAGGATGGTATGGGGAGGATGAGGATCCATGCTACTCGATGTTCGTCAGCCAAGATCAGATATGGAACTTGAACCCGATATTGAAGGTATTAGCTGATGAGGGATCTATTCTAGCCAAGGAGCTTGGGTATGATATGAACTCATATGTCAGCGATAATGGATACACGATATACAACCCATATCTGTCATGGATCAATCATTACTATCATTATTGCCCGACATTTAACGAGGATAAATTAAAGCCTTGGGATAGAGTAGAGGATAGGAAAAATAAGTTCAAGATGACGGATAAGGTCAAGAGAGGCGCCAATAATTGGTATTATTCAGGCGGGACTATATCTTGTGTGGATAATTTCTTGGGGAAAGAATACAGGAAAAATCTCCGAACCTTCATATATCGTGGAATAGTATTCTTTTTAGATCGGATATGGCATACACCATTGTTTGAGAAGATGGGCGTGAAAATGAAATACAACGCTTATTATTGTTATGCCGCTACTTCCGGGATATGGTATGATAAGGGATTCAAGGAAAGACTAGCCAAGAGGTTTAACAAGTCGCTGGGCGGCGACGGGGAACTGTTCGGGGCTAACCTAGCCTGCATGGTATGTGACCGTAAGGATATCGATTGGGAGGCGCTTCGTCTTTGGCTTGACAAATACGATGATCCTACTGATAAGGGCATGGTGAATAGCCCTATTCAATTTATGTATTTATATTTATATTACACTTTTAACAAATAATTTGAAATGAAAAAGATAAATAACTGGGTTATAAGAACATTTGGGTTGAGAGGCTCATGGAGCTGGGCTAAGAAACAGATGTTAAATGGAGCGATCATTAAACGTAAGTCTACTACAGGGACATACAAAATAGCTATTGATGATGACAAGAATAGGTTACTTGTAGCTACATGGGATCATCTAGATCAAAGTCCTGTATGGGAAAGGTGCCCGCATAGTTTATTAGATGAAGATGCGGTTGATTATTTTGTCACGGCTCATAAGGAATTATCATATGGAGGCATAAAGATCAGGATGAAAGATGAATTTAATTGTAACGATAAAATATCGAAAGTATGAAAAAGATTACCGATAAAGACGTAGAGGCTCTTAAAGCCGGGAAGAAGATAACAAAAGGATTTATCCATATGCAATTAGATGATAAGGGAAGATTGAACTTGTGGAGTGATATCAACATAACTGACAATTATAGAAGTTTTAAGATAGAAGCTAACAAATTGTTTGATCATGAAATTTTTACCGATAAATATGATAAGTTGAAAGTTATAAATATAGAACAATAAGGTAGAAAAAATGGATAAAATTATATTGGATGCTTGTTGTGGTTCCCGGATGTTCTGGTTTGACAAAAAGAATCCTTTGACATTGTTTGTTGATATCCGGGACGAGGAACACGTTCTTTGTGATGGTCGAGATTTAAAAGTCCATCCTGATCTTATCGCTGATTTCACCAATTTGCCTTTTCCTGATAAAAGTTTCAAGCTTGTCGTATTTGATCCACCTCATCTGCTTAAGGCAGGTGATAATAGTTGGCTTGCCAAGAAATACGGCAAATTGCCGGAGGATTGGCCAAGCTTGATGAATCAGGGTTTCAATGAGTGTTTCCGGGTGCTCGATGATTATGGTGTTCTTATCTTTAAATGGAATGAGGATCAAATAACCGTCAAAGAGGTTTTGAGAGCTATTGATCAATCACCTTTATTTGGACATACAACAGGCAGGAGTGGCAAAACCATGTGGATGTGTTTCATGAAATTACCTAACATTATAATATGATTTAAAAAGATTATGACAAATAAACAGTTAAAGATCCCGTTTAAGGACGGGAGACCATGTAAATGGGTTAAGGATGTTCATGATGAGGAACGTGATAATTATGAGTTTGATGAATGCCTTGAGATATACGGGTTCGTCCGTGGACGCTCTTCGGCTGTAATGATATTAAGACCGGCGAATGATCATGGAAAGGATTTCGATTATGCCAGTAGCGCCTATTACCAAGTATTCTTGACAGACAGTAAGGAAGTAATACAGAATATGATGCATGGAATCATATATGGTAAATGGACTTTTGTTAAGAGAGGCGAAAATTTTGGTATAAAATTGGTTAAGGTCTTACCTAAGATACATAAAATATCCCTTGATATGATCGCAAAGGATATTTTTAGGTCTGAGAATAAATAAACAATATGAAAGTATTATCATTATTTGACGGGATATCATGTGGGTGTCTGGCGTTACGAAGAGCCGGCATACCTATCGAGACTTACTACGCCTCGGAGATAGACAAGACATGCATAAAGGTAAGTCAAAAACATTTTCCTAATATTATTCAATTAGGGGATGTTAATAACTGGAGAACATGGGATATCCCTTGGAAAGACATAGATCTGGTCATGGGAGGGTTCTGTTGCCAGAGCTTCTCTAGCTCAGGTAAGGGTAAAGGATTCATGGACGCTCGTGGAAGGCTTTTCTTTTGCTTCTCGGACATCGTAAAGCATTTAAGGAAGGAGACCAAAGGTAAGGTCCTGTTCTTGGGCGAGAACGTCCGGATGCGGGATGAGCATCGCCTGGTGATAACGGAAGAGCTGGGCGTGGAGCCGGTGGAGATCGATAGCGCCTTGGTCTCGGCACAGACCCGGCATCGCCTTTATTGGTGTAATTGGCCGGTAGAAATGCCGAAAGACAAGCATATATCATTGGATGATATTTTAGAGCATGACAAGGGATGGAATCCGGGAATCATAAGAGGAAGATATATAGGAGTCATTGTCGGTAGAAGGATAGGAGAGGACGGGCATCGAAAGGATTATGACAAGAACGTGAAAATAACGCAATGTTTGGAGGTAAGAAGGGATAAAAATACTGTTTCTATTAAGAAAAGTAATTGCCTGACAACAGTCATGAAAGATAACGTGATATCATCATTACCGCCCGGAAGATATCTGAACGCCTTTGACCTGAAAGATAAGTTCAGATACCTGACTCCTGTGGAGATATGTAGGCTACAGACATTGCCGGATGATTACCTTGATGGGATAGCCCCGAATACGGCCATGTCTTTAGCTGGAAACGGATGGACAGTGGATGTGATAGCCCATTTGCTAAGAAGCATAGAGCGTAAGCAGATGAATGATATTGTAAAGGAGTTTCGCAAGATCACTGATGAGCTTATGTTCGGGTCATTAGAAACGGATATAATGTGACATGTGAAGGTAAACACGAGCAAAATGAAGCCATACGGAAGAGTCAAAACAGTTAAGGGGTCTTCATGGAAAAAGGATATACATCCACCAAAAGGACACAAGAATTGGTGGGAGGATATATGTGATCCTATATCTAGAAGTATTATGAAATTAAATTTCAAAAAGGAAATAAACAATCAAATTTGGTATGAGCAAAAGCAGGGAAATGATTAAACAGGAATTAAATTTATCAGATCAAGAATATAACTTTCTTGAAAAATATCAATCTATGAAATTATCACAGAGGTTTGGTAATGTTTTCGATAGATTAAAAAATGATAAGTCTAAAGCAATTTACACTCATGATGGGTCAATACAGTTGTTTTATATACAAGGTAAAAGAGTAGATAAAGAAGAATGGGATAAACTTCATAGATCATGATAATTACTAAAAAATGGTCAATGCCGAATAAAGAGACATTCAGCATAAGACCGATAAGGGAACTTATAGACAAATATCGAGAAGAGGGGATGGTTATAGTGGATCCGTTCGCCAGAAACAGCGATATAGGGACGATCACCAACGATCTTGATCCTGAGACTAAGGCTATGTATCATAAAGATGCCACGGACTTCTTGTGTCATCTTGATGATAATATAGCTGATATGGTATTATATGATCCACCATATTCTGCGAGACAGGTATCTGAATCGTATAAAAGACTTGGAGGTGCTGTTAATATGCAAACAACGCAATCTAGTTATTGGACTAGACAGAAGAAGGAGATAGCTAGGATCACCAAGAAAGGAGGGGTGGTCATTACCTGCGCGTGGAACTCCGGCGGTATAGGGGCCGGGCTTGGCTTCGAGCAGCAGGAGATTCTTCTTGTGGCTCATGGGGGATGGCATAATGATACGATTGTTACTGTAGAGAAAAAGATCAAGGGTTAGATGAAAGAAAGGATATTCACCACAAAAGAACAGGGGAGAGTGCTGATTGAGGCCGGCCTCCCTATCTCCACCGCCATCGGCTTCAGAGACAAGTACCTTGACTCATTGCATTCTATGGAGGATGACGCTGGTCGTATAGGACTGATCGAGGCCGTTACCCCGGATATATCCAACCCTGTTTGGGATGTAGGGACGTTACTGAATTTGCTCCCATATGAGATAGAGGGTTGTACATTAGAATGTTATAAGCTAAAACATGCATGGTCTGTAGCGTATAGAAATATAGACGAGATCCCTATATGTTGGAGTAGCGAGAGACTTCTTATAGATACATTATTTTCACTGATAACAACATTATTAAAAAATGGATTATATGAGTATAAAACAAACAGCAAGAATAAGGTACAAAACGGAGGATAATCCTCCTATGGAAGGTGTTCCTCTTATAGGATACAGCAAAAAATATGACTGTTGGGTAGCGTTAGTATACAGAAAAGGGGATAACTATTACACCAATATGGAGTGCGATGTTGAATATAAGACATCTCCTCCAGATGAATACGAATACGTATATCCGTGAGAACTAGAAGGGATATATTTATATTTAAGCATGATTAATATTATTTTAATATTATTAATGCTTTTATTTTTGTTTAAATCCTATCTTTGTATCAGTATTAAAAACCAGATTGTTATGAACAAATTAATCTTGAACGATATCCAAGACCTGTGGAGGTGGAGGGAGAAGATAAACATTGATGACTTCAAAGAGGATCCTATGACTGAGGATATGCCATTATATTTCCCGTGCGCCGTCGTATGGCATGTGAATTGGGGTGAGCATGACGCTGATAATTATATATGTTATGGATTTGTTTATGTAGCAGAAATATTAGGGATATGAACATTAAAAAACAGATAATTCTTGACGATAAAAACTATGAGCGATTAGTGCACGATGCTAATCTCAGTAATGATGAGATAAAAAGCAAAATCGCCAGCGCTCTAACCACCGATATAGTGGTTAGTTTCGATTTCGATGTAAATAAAAAGGTTACGGGGAATATGAGGATCGAAAGCGCCACCTATAATCTAGGATATAATGAATATGATAATATCGTAAGGGCTAGAGACAAGAATATTCACCATGCTGTTTATACAGCTATATATGATTATCTTGAGAAAATAAAGAGAGATAATAATGAGCTAAGCGCAAAAGATTGGATATTATTCACGTCTATAATCTTATCTGTTTTAGCGATGGGATTTGCAGGCGGATGGTTGGCATTTAATTGATTGAATTATGGGTAATTTAAAAGACATAAAACATGAATAAAAGAAAAATCAAAAAGAAACTCCATTTAAATAACAAAGGCATTGATGGGAAGATAGCTAATAATACGACATTTGATTTCGATTTCAATGTTGAAAAGAAGGAGAGCAATAAACTAAATACAGAAGATTGGGCGCTGTTATCACTTATGATTTTGTTTATTTTTGCGATGGGAGTTGTAAGTGGATGGTTGGCGTTTAATTGTTCAAATCATGGATAATTTAAAAGATATACAAAATATGACCAGTAAATTACTATTTTTCGATTTAGAGACAACCGGGGTTAAGTTCTGGAGAAACGGGATACACCAAATAGGAGGGATCGTGGATATCGACGGGCAGGAGGCCGAGAGGTTTGACATCCGCCTAGCCCCGAACCCGGCCGCCACGATAGAGCAGGAGGCGCTGGACGTGGCCGGCGTTACCTTGGAGCAAGTGCAGTCGTATCAGCCTATGGAAGATGGATACAGACAGCTCGTTAGTATATTATCCAAATACGTGGATAAGTTCGACAAGAGGGATAAAATGTATTTAGTGGGGTATAACAACGCTGGATTCGATAACAGCTTCCTACGGGCTTTATTCCAGCAATGTGGGGATAAGTATTTCGGATCATGGTTCTATCCTAACTGTATGGATGTATATGTTATGGTGACACCGTTCCTGATGGGTGTAAGAAACGATATGGAGAACTTTAAGTTGATGACCGTAGCCAGAACTATGGGTATTGAGATCGACGAGAATAAGCTTCATGACGCTACTTACGATATTGAGCTGACTAGAGATATATTTTATAAGATAATCAACAAAATGGATGTTAAGTTATGAGGGGAATTTTAGAGGCTATGCATGATTATCCGGATGAGGCTCTTGGGCTATTTTTCTTTTTGATAGTGGTCTTCTGGTTATTGTCAGGTATATTCGAGAAAAAAGATGAATGATAAACTCGATAAGATACTGGATCTCCTAAGATCTCAAAATGAAATGATCAAGGATATTCACGACTATGTGAAAGAAGTTACCAGCGAGAAGTATATAGGAGAATCTAGGATGACTAGCTTCTCTATTAACTTGGCCGCTGATATACTTACCGAAGCCATTAGCCCTAAGATAAAAGGGATGATGGTGGATTTATTAAGGAAACAGGGATGGAAAACCGAATGAGACATGGGAACATATGAGAAGAAGGTAAATCAGTTAAAAGATTTGATGGTAAGGAAATACAAATCGACTTACGACAAGTCAAAGGGAATAGATATAGATATAAGCTCAATAATGTATCTCCCAGTACCAAATGAATTTAATGATATGGATATTGAGAATATGTATGTTATTCTCGATAAGATTAAAGATATTATAGATAACAACAGGGATAAGCTCAAGAACCCGACTTGCGGCACATGCGTACATCTGCATGATAATGAATGGGCGAAAAGATATGGCAAGGCATGTTGTTCTATTTGGCAGGTGTGTGACCATTATATAAACCCTAACAGGAAACATAATAGGAAACAAACAACATACGTAAGGCGTCCAAGCAACAAAGCTTGTCCTAATTATGAGTATGGTGATGATAATTTTGAAAACAGAAGAAGATGTATAAAAGAAAAGAATACCCGATAAAGAGCTATGTGCCGATGCGCACCAACAAGGATAGGACGTGTATCTGCTGTGGCGATACGATCCCAGCCGGCAGCAGCAGGATGATACCTAGACACGCCAAGGCAAATCACGGTCTATGTTTCCCGTGCTTCAGGAAATGGAGAGATACCGGAGGAGATCTTAAGCTTATGGACAACCCCGGAGATGCGAAGAAAGAGCATGTCATACATATGTCTAATATCCTGAAAGGAAATTGTGATATAATAAAAGGCCGAAAGCTTTACGTGGCTTTTAAAAAGGCGATAAACGGCGGAAAGAAGATCGTTATCAAATTTGACACTGATCAACCGATATCTATGTCAACAAGAGTCATGAATCCTTCATTCGGGGAGATTATGGATGAGTACGGCAAGGACATATTCCAAGGTAATCTCAAACTGGTAGATGTCCCAAAAGGAGTTAAAGATTTAATAGTTAACTATATAGAAAAATATCGTAAATTGTGAACATAAAGACATTTATATACATGATCTTAACATTCAGAAGAATAGATCCTATACCTAAGAATATAGGATTTATGTTGAGTATAACATTCTGGATATCTATAGTATGGATAATATCCAACTTTGCTATATTGATAATGAGATTAATAAAATAGACAAGATGAAACAAGGAGACGTGATATAAAAGAATGGGATGGAGCTGTTATGACAAAGATTAAAGCAAGTATTATTATCCTATCTCTTATCATGATAGGATGTAAGGATAAAAAAGAAGAAGATGTTGATTATTATCCTAAAACTGTTTATGTAGATGATAGGGGTAATAAAGCAACCATGTTGAATGATTCTATTTTAGTAGTATGCACATGTCTAGAGTACCCAGAGAAGTATAAAATGGAAGTAATTAATATAAAGAACAAATAGATGGTTATAAACAACAAGCAACTTTACAAAATAACCCTAACAAGGGAACAACTGATGCTGATATCCCGGTGCGTGGAAGACATAAGCAGATACGCAGCCGGAGACATGGATCTTCAGCATACCACGGAAACTTTGATAGATGATATGGACAGGACGGAGTCGCTGGGGATAAGAAGCTTTATAGCAAACAACTCGATGGCTATAAGAAGAAGGCTGTTCCCGGATCTCGAAGACTATGAACATATAGGGTATGATGGAGGTAGTAAAGATATGATCAATAGAAAGAGACTTATCGGAAATACCTACCAGATATATAGATCAATACTGCATCAATTGGCTATTGACGAGAACTGGAATAACGTGTATAGCGACATGACGTTACCTTCAGGCGATATGGGGATGATTAAGGTGGAGAGGGTTGACGATGATAAGGATAACGACATTTAACGATACTAAAATATGAGCTTATTTGTATGCGCTAAATGCGGTTGCGTTGATAATACCGCTACGTCTAGTTATTGGATGTTGACAAACGAGTATATGGTGGATAAATTCGACTATGCCAAGGAACTACAGCCGTACAAGGGCATGGGGCTGTGCAGCGAATGCGGGAGGCTGGCTACCAGTCCCGACGGCCGTGATGTCGTGGTGCCCGGTAAATGGCACGGGAAGTTCCCGAAGGAGAAAGCTACCGAAGAGCAGTTGAAACATGTAGGATATAAAAATCTAATAAGATGAATAAGATAAGAAAAGGAGAAGTTAAAATATATAAAGGGAAAGAATACATAGCTATCCCTGAGATAGAAGAAGAGAGTTGTACGGGATGTTGTTTTTACGACAAAGGGATTTGTTCAATAGATCATGCTAATGATCCTAATTGCCTTCATAGCGGCATGATCTGGGAGCAAAAAGAAAATGGTATGAGCGATATCAAAGAAAAGGCTATTAAATTGGCTATAGAGGCCATGAAACCTATCCCAGTATATTCATCGCCATGTTATAGTATAAACGACAGCAGATCGCCAGAGGAAAAACATGAGGAGGAAATGAGATTTTGTAGGGAGTTTAACGACCTTAAATGCGAAATGCTTATTGACATGGCTAAAAAAATAGAGGAATATTTATTATAAGATATGGTGATTATATACAACCTTAAATATAAGGAGATTATAAGAAAAATGGAGGAGATTGGTAATGATACGTGGAAATAAGTTATACATAAATATCACAAACCATTGTGATGTATGTTGCCCATTTTGTTGTATGAAATCAGACAGCAAAAGCAATCATTCATGAACTTTGATACTATCCATAAAATCATGAAAGATATGGATGTACCATATATCGTGCAACTAGAAGGAGGAGAGCCTACCACGCATCCGCAATTTTATTTATTCATGGAATATATCTCCACGCTCGAAAAGGTGGAAGAGGTCGTGATAGACACCAATGCCTTCATGCTCGACAGGCATATCGACAAGATCGTCGAAATAGCGGTAAGGAACAAGAAGAGGATAACCGTGAAGTTATCTTACAACACCTACCTTAAAACGGTATTCAACCATAAGTTTGTCATTAAATTCGCCAATTATCTCAAGAACATCATCTCGGCTTGTGAGTTTATACCATATGTGAATTTTGCCATAAACGTAAGAGGATATACCGATAAGGAGCTAGATACGCTTAAGGACGAACTACCTCAAGAGATGATAGACATATCAAGCTTCCACCTATTTAACTCCTACGGCAGGGCTGAAAATGACAAATCTCTTCCACCTTTGAGGATAAACGACGTGTATGATGAATGGCGTTGTTACGCTTCTGATGGCGAGTGTTTTGGACATAATTTGGAAGAGAGGGCAAAACATGAATCTAAATTATAATAAAATGAATGCATTGAAATTTCAAAATATACGAGAGAAGAGGCAAGAATGCTTCAATGTTGACGAATATACATTTAATGATTTTGACTTTGACGGGAAAAGGCGCAGGGTGTATTCGAACGTTAACCTAAGTATCTTTACTGACGATTACTGCAACGCCAATTGCAAATTCTGTGTTGCCCAGCTTAGGTTCGAGAACAAGGGGAAAATGTATAAGAAAAGCAAGATAGCGTCTGATGATGAGTATCTGTCCAGACTTGACGATATACTTAACAGGCTTAGACCGCTTAATCCTTCGATATCAATCACAGGAGGGGAGCCTACAAAATCAAGAAGACTCGTGCCAATCCTGAGGCTTATCGAAAAATATGGCTACAGGAAAAGAACATTGACTACAAACGGATCAGGCCTGTTTGATATCGTGGAGGGTAAGTCGATACTGCAACATATCACGGATAACCATTTCCAGCATCTCAATATCAGTAAAGCTCATTTTGACGAGGAGATAAACAAACACATTATGCAATATGAGAACGGATATTGTAGCAACGATGATATTGCCCGTATAGCTATATTCGCTAAAGCCAACAATCTCCGTCCACGCATGAGCTGTTTACTGCTAAAAGAGGGAATAAATGACATGAATGGAATTATACGTTATCTTGACTATTATAATAGTCTCTATATTGACAATGTCATATTCCGTGAGACGATGGACTATGATGAGCAGGCAATGAAAAATCATGATAAAATGGCTTATCTCAAGAATAACAAAGTATATCTGAATGACATATGGAAGTGTATTGATAAAGACAATAGATTTACCCCTATAAAACAATTACTTGGATACTACTACTATGTAGAGGTATATAAATATCAAGGTATAGATATGGTAAGCGAAAGCGCAAATCTCGTAAAACTGTATGAGCAAAAACAAATTGCCAATGATGTGGTGTTTGAAATGATTTTTCATCCAAACGGCAACCTTAATGGGAGCTGGGTAGACAATGAGGATATATTACTTGCGTATAATTCTTATAAATCATAGAGATTTACCTTAGGCAAGATAATAAAAATAAATAATTATGGTAATTATATATTATTTAAATTTTTAATCATGAAAAAATGCAAATTGTTAATAACAGATTTAGACGGGACACTGATTGAGACGGTATCAGGGAATACATTCCCTAAAGGTATATGGGATATGAAAATCAAACTCGACGTGTTTGAGGCTATCAAGAATTACGCTCCTGATGATATACTGATAATATCAAATCAAGGAGGTATAGAAAAAGGATTCGTAGACAGAGAGATGTTTGAGTATAAATTCGATTACATATCAAACGCCTTGGAAGATTACACGGATATATCCGTAAGCGCTTATTACTGTGACAGCAATAATAAGCGCAATGCCAATAGGAAGCCAAATATAGGGATGATAAAAGAGTATATGGATTTCATCGAATACATGAATAACGATGAAGATGAGGAAGAAAAGATCGTATACGATACTATCTTGATGATCGGGGACGCTTCCGGAAAAGAAGGGCAGTTCTCCGACTCCGATAAGAAGACGGCGGAAAACTTCGGGTGTGAGTATATGGATGTGGATGATTTTGTGGATAAGTATAAGGGCTGATAACAGTAGAAGGATAGGGTGATAATCGCCTATCCTTCTATTATTATGTAAATCCATTTTCGGATTACATTAAGCATCAATAGTATAACTATTTATTTATGCTCATCTTTCTTTCCTTGTTATCAAACATTCAATGCAAAACGCAGTTATCATACATACAATTGTTGATCTTCCCTCAGTAAGGTTTTTACCATTTTGGGTAAAAACTTTATAATAAATATCGGTAATTATATACAACCTTGCACCAAATGGTATATAATCACCTATCAGTTATCTTCCCCTGTCAAAGTACCAATTAGCGTCCTCACCGGACTCGTCCTTATCCCTACCTCCTAAGAAGAATCCCATCGTCATGCCGTTGGTCATCAACCAGTAGTCGGATGTCTGCTTAATATCCCTAGCCGTCTTGATATTATACCATTGCTTACCAAACGAGAACTTCATGAGCTGCCTCCATAGCTTGCTCTCTCCCTTATACACGCCGGTCTGGACGGTAGCGAACGGATCCCAGTTTCGAGGATCGGTGAGATCGCCTAACTTTCGGGCGGTAACCAGCGGATCTTGCAGCATATCTATGGCGTTAAGCTCCATGAACGGGGATGTCTGGGAAGCGATCTCATTGATCGTCCTGAACCCGATATAGGTAATGAACTGTCCGAACCAGCTATCCTCATTATCCTCCCTATATCCCATCAACGCCCGTCCTATGGCTATCATGGTAGCGAATACCGCCATATTGATAATCGATCTCTTGATATTGATCTGCTCGTAGGGGGTAAGCTTATCATACTCTTCCTTAAGCACGTCATATGCCTCTCCCATCCTGCCCTCGGACATCGATCCATAGACATTACCGGCCAGTCTCCATAACGTTCTCATATATCCTTCCTCAAACTGGTTGGTTTGGAAATTGAAACCGGCTTTCTTATACGCCCGCTGTACGGCCAATATAAACCATCCACGATGAGGCAGCACCATATTAAGGATAGCGTTCCGGCTAGCCCCCACCCGGTTCTGCTCGTTCAAGGCGCCGTCACAGATCTGCACCATACTCCTTACCCTACTGGACAAGGTGGGTATATATCGGTCTATAATATCCTTGTTAGCCTCGTTCTTAGCCACGATCTTTCCGTCCTTGACATCTACCATGTTCCACATAGAATAATCCCTTAAACGCTCCCAATCGCGTTTAGCCTCGTTAGCGGACATATTTCTGTCTTTCATCATCATCTCCTTGAAATTGGAGTATGACCAGAACTGACCTTCGTATAGGCGGGTATCATCCATGACCGAGATAATGACCTGCGGATCCAACGGGGAGTTAAGAACCTCCATCATCTTAAACGGCAGATCCCGGAATAAGGTTCTCCAGATCTTGTTGTACGCCGCCGATCGTACACGGTTACGGACATTAAACACGCCTAGAGCCTCTCCAACGACATATAGCTTGTTGGTGCGGTTTATATCCCCGATCTCCGACACGTACGTGCTTAACTGCTTCTGGGCTTCCCCATAGGCGTATTTCATGGAGTCCTTGCTTATATACTGCCCTACCATACCCTCCAAAAGGAAGTTGGCCTGCCCGGTAAGGGCGCCGGTAGCCGCTACGAACGGGGAGAAGCCTAGGTTGGATTTGGATACGAATTTGGTAAACATAAGAGCCAGCTTATTAAGATCGACCTTATAATTACCTATATTCCATTCCGCCCGCTTATTATTTATCCTGACATCGTAGATGCTGGCGTTAACCCAGTCCTGAAACATCCTATAGGCGTGAGTGGCCTCCGGGTTCTTACCGCCGTCGTATTGCGTCTCCAGCATCATGTTCCTGTATCCCATGACATCATCCAAGGCCGCCCTCTTATACTTGTAAGAGGTCGCTTGTAAGGATAACATGGAATAGGAGTAGGCGAAGTCATGGGACACGTCATCGGCGTTCTCCAACTTACTAAGATAGTATTTGGGGATCATACGATATTTGTTATCGTTCTCATCAAGCCCTCCTAGGTCTTGTCCCTGACCATGTATAGGGTCATCCACCCTCTCGCCAACGATATCACGTACGGCGTTGCCGATGGCCGCCTTCGGGTCAACCCCGGCCTGCACCATCCTCTCCACGCCGCCCTTGGATATCTGTGGTATTTGGTAGATGTTCCGGAATCGCTCATCATAATCCTCCATAGCCTTACGACTTATGTTAAGCAGCTCCTTCCTCATCTCCCACTTATCCTTATTGATCGTAGCTTCCTCCCCTTCGTTGGTAATACCGTATTTCTTGAAAAAAGCCTCGTTCTTGTACTTATCGAACCTAGGCGTATGATACCCATAACCCAGATCGGGATTATAATTAGGATTACGGAAAGAACTCTCGGCATCGGCCTCATCAAGCCACTGGTTGTTGATCGTCAGATCAATCATATTAATATCGAACCCGAAACGGGATACGCTCTCTTTCTCGGATATACCATTTTCTATGGCATCAAAGAACTCGGATACCTTATACGTACCGTTATTTATCTTCCTGACGAAATCAGAATATCCCTTGGGAGAGTATTTCCTCATATAAGGATACAACCGGGTTCTGGCGTACTCGACAAGGATCTTATCAGTCTTACCCATCGCTATGTCGTTAGCTAGCTTATTATTGAAGTCAGGACCGTATTTCCTTCTCAAAAACGATACCTCCACGGTCGTCCATGACGGGTTCTTCCTAGATAGCTTAGCGGCCATCCTATCCACCTGACTCCGGGAGCGGGCAGACATATGTTCCTTGGCGAATTTAATCTCATCCATACTCTTGTCGTATGCCATGGCATCCCTTAAAGCGTTACGGTAAGAATCCGTGACTCCACTCTCCACCGTATCAGGCATATCCATCTCAATAGCCTCAGCGGAAGCGGCGGCGTTAATAACGCTCTTAGCCTCAGCCAGACGATCATATAACTCGTTTATCTTTCTTAATGAGGCGGATCCACGTAACCTATCGAAATCATATTCCCCGTATCTCGTGCTATCCCGGTACTGGATAAGCAAGGGCCTTAGCTGGTCATTGATCTCGTTTATTGTCGCCATCGCCTCCTCTACCTTCTCTATCCTTGATGATGATACAGATTGCTCCGTGATCTTATCAACCAGATTCTCGTAATAATCACCCTCCTCTGATCCCCACATATCCTTGGAGAAGCCAAGATGACCGCCAGCTAGCAGGAACTCAAACGCAGCCTTGCCTCCCTCGGACCGCTCTATCCCACGAAGTATCTCCTTGAACTCGGCGGAAGCCTTACGACCCTCGTTGGTATTCCCGAACTCCTCGGCCCACGCCTCGTCCCATGCCTTGATCTCCTCGGACATCATCAGAGCCTCGGATCCCTCTTCCTTTGGTGTCCCATCGGAATACCACTCGCTCTTGGCTATAGCCCTGTCACGTAAAATATCCAGATAAGATCTCCAAGCTATAGGATCGGATTGAAGCGCCTTCCAATCGACCTTCCCGTTCCTCACGAACTTATCCATAGCCACATACCGGCTCCTGCGGATACGGGTCATGAAATCGGACGTGGCTTGCGATACCCTACGACCCAGTCTTTCCTCGACCTTCTTATTAACTTTCTCGATCTTATCGTAATAAGCCTGCACCATAGGTTTCTCTCGGTTCTCATCCAACCACTTATTTATCGTATCCAGATACCGTTGCTGATCCTCGAACGTCATGTTCGAGATATCAAAATTCTGGATGGTAGGTTTGAATACATGATATACCTCCTTCGTAATAGGCTTATCCCCGTCATATCCTACTATGTCGTCACGGGTCTTCACCTTAAGACCTCTATCGGATAGAAGAAGATCGATAAGTTGTTTCTCGGTCTTACCCGTAACATTCTTAAGATCATATATATCGATAATAGCCTTAGCCTGCTCGGTCCTGTATAGTAAATCGTATTTGGCGAAATCACGGGACGAGTCAAGGTAATCCGAGTTCTTCCCATTTATCTTCTGTATAAGATCCTCATTATCCTTTATCCCCCATCCACGCTCTTTCATCATCCTAGTCATCTTATTGATATTAGATATACCTTCGGTATGGGCTTCACTATGAGCCTTGGCTAGACGTTGGCCTAACATACCTAAAATAGCGTTACCACTATGCTCCAGCGTGCCAAAGAACCGGGACATGACATTGATATCCTTATGGATGTTATTTATCAACTTCTTTATCCCATTCCAATATCTTTCCGGGATATTAAACATCCTGAGCTGTCCATCCAGCCAGTCCTCATTACGATCACTTCGAAGAGCATTTATATCAGACATGGATGTCTCAGCCATACGTAATATATCATCCATATCCTCTACCATGCCAACCTTATTGCTGCCATAATAATCAGCCGCCTGATTATTGACGAATCCACGAAGGTTCCTGATCAGAGGAACTATCTCCCCATATACGTTATCGATAACCTGTATCGTCTCATAATCCAATCCTTTTCCGCTCTTACGTAGGCTACTGGCGACAGTGACCAAATACTCCACCTCAGCCTTGGCGGTCGCTATGACGCTCTTGGTGGATAATAGATTGTTATTCTTATTTAGCTCACCCCCGACTTGTCTTACCTTCTCGCCTATATCACGGAGAAGGGAGATACTCTCACCGATCCTCTGGCTTTGGCTTGACCTCATCCTCTGTAACCTAGTGTATAGCCTTTCCAATGACCTCCCGTTCTTGATCAACTTATTAGCCACATCAACATCCGATAATGAGTACATGAGATGGTCGCTATCCTTTAACAGAAGCACGTCAAATGCGCTTGGATCATCAGCTAACGCCGACTCCTTTATCCTATCAAGAACCTTATTCAAGTCTGATCTTTGAGTAGAGAAGAAATTCCGTATAGCCCGGATTATCCTGCCAAACAAGGAGAGCTGGGCGTCCTCGGACGAGGCCAGATCCTCCACCGCCTGTTCCATGCCCGGTACGAACCGCTGGGCCAACGTCTTACCTAGGATCTCCCGCTTCACCATCCGATCCAGTTCCTCCCCTTGGTATTCCTTCCCATACACCTCATAGTAACGACCGGCAAATTGATTCCATAATGGCGTGCCGACAACAGAGTCCAGAACCTCGTCAATCTCCTGTTGGTTACGATAAGTATCGATCAAGAAGTGAGCCACCTCCTCATTAAGATCCTCTACCGTAGCTCCCTCAGCCAGGGCAATAACCCCATTAGCCATATCGGATAAGGCCCTAGCCGAAGGCTCGACACCATTACGCATCTTATACTTATCCATATACTCAGACATACCCATCACCCGAACACCTAACGTGGATAAGATGTTGGTGATATCAGTCCTGTTCTGAAGATCCTCCGCCTTCTCATTCTCAATAACCCCACGGACATTACTTCCGTACAAGGCGTTATCCTCCATCATCAACGACAAGGCTAGCTCCATGAACCCATCATACTTATTATTAAGCTCCTCAAACTTACCTTGCCTTAACATGCCCTTTATCTCCGATCTGCTTACCGTAACCTTCTCCCCTGATGTCGTGATAAGATCAAGATCGTTATTTACCTCCGTATCAAAACCGATGGAGCCTAATACGTTCATCTCAGAAGACATACTACCAAACCTGTTCCTTAGTCTAGACAAGGCGTCCATAGCGTTATAGATCTTAAGACCATCAGAGTTGCCGGCTCCGGTAAGATAATACCTATCCCCTAACCTTATACGCTCCCCGCTCAACAGACCTTTCTTGATAAGGTAATTGACAAACCCTCCACGAGTGCTTATATTAGAGCCTGAGCTGATACCAAGGACCGGGATGAACGAATCACTGTTGTTAAGGGTTATGGAGGACGAGCCAAAGGAGATGTCAGCCGTACCAGACGGGACGTCGCCCTCCTCGACACTGCCGGCCAAGAACCCGGCCTCGACCCGCCCGCCGGACGAGCCTTTTATGGCGTTGGCGTAAGTATCATATACCTTGCCATCATCCGATCTAAAGAACAGGCGAGGCTCACCGGAATCATATACCAATCTTGAAAATGGAGGCGTATAATTCTCGATATCATTTAAAGGCAAGACATTACCAGAAAATATGATCTCACCATCTATATTTCCACCCTTCACCCTGATATTAGGTCGTTGCCCGGTAAAAGCGCTTTCAACGGCCTTCCATAACATACGGGCTGTCTCCTTAATATCTATATTCTCCCTGATAGCCCTTATATCATCCCATGACGCCTCTTTCAGTATCGTATCGCCAATATTATCCTCGTTTATGGAATCCAGATCCACCTCCTGTACCGTGGATGTATCTACCACAGCCATATCATTGACATCACCTACCTCTCCGGAGGTAAGATAAGCCACGACACTGTCGCTATTCCCAAGGTTTCTGGCCAACGCTGGGGCATCCATGTCGCTTATGGCGGACAGGACCTTGGCTGACATAAGTTGCCCCCACTCGCTGGCGCTAAGTCTGGCGCTTATGGATCTGGCAGCCTCCTTATTTCTTGGCACGGATCTCGTCCAGTCTCCGAACTTAGACCTGAACTTATCGTTATAAATAGTCATATAAGCCTCAGCGGCCTTATTAAGGTCACTTACGGCGGCTATACCCGCTATCTTATCGAACAAGGTGGATACCTCGCCGGAAGGGGTCAAGACACGGGTTATCTTACCTTCCTTATTCCTTTTAATTACGCAACTCGACATAACTTCATGTTTTTGACAAAGATAAACAAAAAGCCCCCACAAATAAGCGGAGGCTGATATTCTTGTGTTCCTTATATAATTTATGGCTTAATCCGTATTCTTACTATTGATGAACTCGCTAACACAATCACCAGCGAAGCCGGCTATATACGCCGCATGTTCATCCTCCCCGACCTTAAATCCAAGCGACATATTACAGAACTGACACACGCTCATGGCTATATGGAACGACTCATGACATATATTTCTCATCATTATATCATCGTCGCTTGAAAAATTCCAAAGTATGGCAAATTTATCATCATCGTCCCTATCCCTTACCAAATTCACGAAAGACGCCTCCTTATCCATATCATCTTCATCTCCCCATTTCCCCTCGTGTTCAGGTTCCATATTCTCGAAACGATCACACAACGTCTTATAATCTAATCCAACCGTGATAATCAAATCCAACGGATATATCACGAAATCAAATTTCTTTTCTCTCACGTTACTAAAATTATTAATTTTATTTATCAAATTCACATTCGTATCACAAAATGTTTACTCTAACAGGGTTAAACGCTAACCCACTATCGATTATCCCACTTATGTAAGAATCACCGAATACTTTCCTGCCAATCCCAATAGCTCCGTTGATATCAGCATTTAGCAGCTTTCCAATAGAGCTTTGAAACAAGCCTCGTTTCTTTCTTTTGCCGAGATAAACATCATGCTTTCCCAATTTTTCAAAAGCCAGATGATCCACTTTGGAGGTATAGGATTCCTCGTGGACTTGAAAGTCTATTCCAACCAACTTACACTTATAGGATATCTTTTCAACAAGTTTTGAGAATGGAATCTCAACGAACTTCTGGTTTATCCTCTTCCCTAGATTTACTCCATTCTTCCATCCTTTATTCAAACCCACAACAAGATTCCCAATATTGTTTTCAATACAGATATTTACAATAAATCTGCTAACCTTGTGGATTTTATCTTCAATCCAAAAATTCCTATAATTATTTAGCCGTCTAAGTCTCTTTGAAGTACCCTTATCGCCAATATACGACATCAACCTAGCTCTCTTCTTATTATACCACTGATTGAAGGATTTAATAATCTTGCCGTTTACAATGAAAGGCTTGATACCTACATCGCTTATACATGAACATAAGTTATTCAATCCCAAATCAATCGAAAGAACATTATCCTTATTCAGGTTTAGATCCTGTTCCTTCTTCTCATAAATAACCTCAACCACATAGCATGTAGCTTGAGGGATTACCCTAACCTGACATAATTTGTTATCTCCTATATTTGTTTTGATTGGTGGAATTATGTTTTTGATAAAATGGATACAACCATCGTTTTTCAATCTGCAAGCAGAAGTCGTAAAGACTGCCATATTCTGCTTCTTGCCTCGTTTGTACTTCGGCAATTTTGGTCTTGATAAAAATTTAGAAGGATTCTTCTCATATTCCTTCTTTGATTTCATCCAAGACTTTGTTACCGAAAACACTTGAGCTACGACTTGTTGGGACACTACTGATGGTAGATTCCTAAAATCAACCTGATTCTCCTTACATAATTTAGTAGAAAACTCATATTCATTTATGTAATCTCCGGAAAATATACCTTGTCTGACATTGAAAAGAACATAATTATACAACAACCCGGATTTGAGGCATACATCCTCAAATCGGTTGTCTTTTATGATATGTCTCTCAACTAATCTCATTCTTAATATCTTATGCCATAAATATAAACATTCTTTATGAAATAAATAATTTATTCAACTATAATCCCCTTAATTTTTCTATAACCTCAAAACACATCTTACACTCAATCCTACGATACAACTGCCTTACGCCATCTATCGTAGTCCAATAACGACCACCCTCTCGGTGCAGGAACTCACTCATTACCTTAGTGTCAGCCACATCATGTAGGTCATATGAGTCTAAACATAACCTACATATATCGTCAAGATCAAAATAAGTAACCTTATTATACGATATACAACTGATTTGTCTCCCATCAGGAATCTGAACATCGAAAACATTTAGCTCTTCCATTTTTTCAATCAATTACAATTTCCTCAATAATAGAAATAGGAACATTCACGCATACTCCTATGGTTTTCAACCCACATCCGTTACGCCTATTCTCCTGAATCTGCTCCTCTGATAAAGGGGTCTCGATACTACAATACTTTGTGGTATTTTCTTCATAATCATTCTCATCCTCCTTATAAGGTCTATAAAGAACGATATCTCCAGCCTTAGCAGCTAACATAACAATACCATGAACGTCTTTTTTGATCATGCCGATTTTACCTTCATAACCATGGTTCTTGACCAGATTAATGTGTTTTCTTATATCCATATACATAAAAATATGGGATACATATCCCATCACAGACCTGTATCCCCTTATAATAAATTAGCGACAAAAAGCATGGTGATGGACATGCGCCACAAATGTAATTACAAATTTTGTAAAAACAAAGCCGTTTTATGGTAAAATGTCCCTGATGAACCGCACACGATAGCGGTCGTTCTTAATGCTGCTCGTGATGCCATAGCCTGAGTCTACGCGGCCATTGCTGAAGTTCACGTACCATGCTTTTTTGGTGCCAGCTTCAGAACTAGACCAATAGGTGGTGGAAGTATTGAATTGTTGTCCACCAATAGCCGATAATGCGTTATTGACGCTAATCAAGTTCATATATATCAATGAAAGCTCACCACATGATGGGATATACCAATCATCATATCCCTTAGCGTCAGCACTAGCTAAAAACGTATTAAGCACATGGCCAATTGTCGCATAGGAAGTATAAGACCCACCACCGGTAGTCACCCTTTTTAATACATTGGAGTTGGCTTCCCCCTTCCAATCAGATAAAGCCCCGTTTGTCAAGGCAGTAACATTTGTCGGAAGGTTAGGAGTACCATTGTATGAACCCGACTCCGATTTTAGGTAACCGTAAACATCATCTCCATGTGCTTTGTTATAATTTGTAATGCCGGTCTGATCCGTATTATATTCACCCCAATAAAAAACGTAAGTGCTGTCCTTCCCAGACCCGGCTATTACGTAGCTTTCATTAGAGTCCTCGTTCTTCTCAATCATAAATCTCTTACCTTGAGCGTTAAGGACAACACCTATACAATCATTGGAAGGTTCGTCCGTTATGCTTCCATCAGGGCGGACGTAAAAAAACACCAGGGCAAGTATAATTACACTGACATGGAGCGTCACTCTTCAACACCCCATACACCCGGTTGTCGCTGGTTAACCACCGTTTCCCGTCGCTCGTGATATAAGCTTGCCTACATCCCTCCTGATTCACCGTAAGCGTCTTCTTAACGCCTTTGGGGGTTGTTATCTCCAACTCAAGGGTACGGTCAAGGCCTTTGTTCATCACCGAGCCAAAGGAAACGGGGGCGTTACCGGTCCCGGACCCCGGGCTGACGGTCAGAGGCTGGTCCGTTACCTCGCCTACCCCGTCCTTCCAATTAACATTCAAATCACTCATAATTATATCCTTTAGTTATCTTCTACTCACAAAGATAATAAAACAAGAGAACCCCAACCGGCTTAAGTTGGTCGGGGTCTGAGTAAGCGAAAAGAAACTGATTATCGTCCCATCATTCTCAATACGGTTCTATCCGCAACTTGCGTCCATGTCCAGCTGTCATTAGATGTTACGTTAACCGTCTGTTGAGCACCATTTACATCCAAGTTAATAGTCTCCTTGTCAAGCTCGATAGTAGAGTCTCCAGCGGCTTGCGTTACCGTCACGTTGGCTGTCTGGCCACCAGCGGCGGTTACTTTCAATGTAGCTGTCAGCTCCTCGATCGTGACGTTGGCCGGTACATCCGAGATCGTGATGCTCCAAACGAACTCGCCAGTGGCTCCGGGGTCGTCCGCGATAACCGCTCCATTAACCGTAGTCTTTCCGGCCGCCGTGTAGTTAGCCGGGAGCTGCAACGTAAGCCCGTTCTCCTCAGCCGGCGTGACCGCGAACGTAAGCTTAGTACTGTTAGACTTACCGGTGATGGTAACATTACCGCCTGTCTTTTGCACGGAAGCGTTAGGGCTGTCTGATTTTACCACTTCAGCAGCCGCTGCCTGATTGACTACCAACGCCTTCTTAGCCCCGCCGTTCGTGGTGACCGTAAGGTTGATAACGCGTTGAAGACGACCGGTGTGTTTCTCACCGGAGAAATTAACCGCCTGATCTCCTGATCCTGATACCGGGTCGACGGTTACGAAACCAAATTTTTGTGATGCCATACTTAAATATATTTACAAATGTCATTTTATTATGCCAAAAATAACTTGTATCATATCACAAGCCAAATATAGGGGGGGTAGATACGACTAGCCCTGTACAACCTCAACATACAACCCTACTAAGTCCTTTAGATTATGACTAAGAGGAGTTCCGCTATCCCTAGTACACTTATATACATCAGCGTTCTGGATATAATACTTATCCTTGAATATCTCCATTGGAGGGAAATACGGGATAGGATCCCCTATGGTCCCGGCATGCTCCTTATCAATGACCTTGTATAAGGAAGCCGTATTTAATCCGGGTTCCCATTCCTTTGATAATGTATGTTGTTGAATAACCTCATAAAGGATATCCGTATCGTCCTTCACCACCCTGAGACAGAATCCGGCATCCACCGACAACCCGAACTCCGCCCCTTCTTGTCCCCATATAGGGAATAGAACCTTAACATCCAGTTTCTCATTAGGGGATAAAGATATAGTCTTGTTATTAACCACCATTCTGGAGAATCTGACAGCCACTTTCTGAGGATCGGAGACATCTTTCTCCTTTGCCTGTTGCCGGACATAAGTCATGGTGATATTTACCTTGTCTGGATAGCCGGACTGAGCGTCAATAGCCCTCACCTGCTCTACGGTAGTGGCTAAGCTTACTTCCCTCTGTTTGGCTCCTAACGCCGACATCAGATCATTATCATACTTATCCATCATCCCGATCAAGATCTTGCCTTCCGTCATATCAAACTTCAGACCCATGATCGTTATCTTACCAGCTATAGCCCCATCAGCCAAAGCGTTACGCCTATCATATTTAGGGATATAGATATTTTGGTCATCCAAGAAAAACTCATGAAGATTATTATTCTCATAAGTCCTGATCTCCTCATACTTAGCCGATTTCTCCTCATTAAGAAGCCTTGAGTCATCCAATTTAGCCTCGATAATTTCCTTAACCGTAGCTTTAGGATTGGCCTCCTTGAACGCCAGTTGCTCCTCCCCAAGTTCTATCCATGGGGCGGGATTCCCGTTAATGTAATCATCATAACTATAGCCCTTAGCGTAATTATCATCAAGCGGATCGTCCTGAACTAATTGATTGGGATATATTTCCCTGTTTATATATACGTAGCTCATGTCTTATATCATTAATCTTGTTCTTTAACGGCGATACTATACTTACCTGAAGCGTAACACCAGATATTTATCTCGAAAGGCTTGTTAGCCGTAGTGGTTATAGAAGTACCACTCATGCTTACATAAGCCCCGGAGTTGGGTATAGCCTGCGTGAAGGCCGCCGACGGGACGCACCTGATCATCAGCTCCTCCCCTATCTGCATCCCTGACTGCACGGATAGGGTGGTAGCGGCTGATAACGTAGCCGTGATACTTCTCTTGCTAATAGGCAGGTTAGCTAATGTCGTGACCGTATTAACCCCTATAAGCCTGTTCATGGTCTTCTTATCGGCGGCCGCCATCAAACCGTTAGTAGACTCATTGGCTACGGCGTATGTCGTGTTAGGAGGTGTAGCCCAAGTGCCATCTCCACGCATGAAACTGGATGTGCTTCCATTAAGCTGTCTCAACAAGCCGTTAGCTGTAGTAGAGGCCAATCCGTATGTGGTATTGGTAGGTACGACCCATGTCCCGTCACCACGAAGAAAGGACGTCTGCTTACCAGCGGCAGGAGCCGGAACTAATCCCGCAGCACCAGCCGCCGAGACCGTAGCCGCCTTCATATTGGCGTAGGTAGTATTCGTATCCTTATAATAGGGGATACCACCGACAATAGGACAGGCGGTATAGCCGGAAGCGCTTGTCACGGTACTGCCGTTCTTGACCAATCCTGTGGTTCCATTAGCTCCTACGACACTATACGTCGTATTAGTGTCTGTCCAAGGCACATTGACATACATCTTACCACTACTATCCAGCTCTACCGGATAATTCTTGCCATTCTCCGGATATCCGATCATCACCAATCCTAAGGTCGTGGTATTAGCCTTAGCGTATGTGGTATTTGTCGGAACCACCCATGTGCCATCACCACGAAGGAAAGAGGTTTGCTTGCCGGCAGCCGGAGCGGGTACCAATCCCGCCGATCCTGCGGCTGAGGACGTCGCTCCACCCATGTTGCTATATGTGGTATTAGGAGGGGTTTGCCATGTTCCATCACCACGAAGATACTTGGCTTGCGCTCCGGCGGCAGGTGCGGGGACCAAACCTGCCTTTCCCGCCGCTGAGGCAGAAGCGGCTCCCATATTGGTGTATGTCGTGTTGGTATCCGTCCACGGAACGTTAACGTAAGCGTTGCCGGACGAATCCAGTTGCACCTTATAGTTCTTCCCGGAAGTCGTATATCCTACCTTAATACCGCCAAGAACGGTAGCGGAGGACGTGGGAGGGGTGAAGGTACTTGGTTTGCCCGTAACCCCGGACCAAGGCACGGAGGAGGCCTGACTGGCCGTGTAAGGCTCATACCCATCCTCACTGTTTAATTTAGACTCGTCTTTTATCAGATACATCTTACCTGTAGACGTGACCTTTACCGTATCACCGCTTTGAGCCGTAGCGGTGGTAAGGGCGAATCTAGCCGCATCGTCAGCAACCACGACCATTCTCTCTAAGGCTGCTTTAGGCAACCTATCTATATTGATAGTACCGGACGTGATCTTAGAGGCGTCGAAGTTCGCCAATGTCGTGGATATAGTAATATTACTCCCGAAGTCCGATGAAACACTGCCGGTCACGGCACCGGACAGCGCTATAGTCCTAGCCGCCTGTAATTTCGTGGCGGTAGGGGCATTATCTGTCTTAAGAGCATATTTGGTAAGATCAATATCATTAGCCTTATCCAAAAGCTGATCTATCTGCTTACCATTGTATTTACCTTGAAAATCTTCCATATCAAACTTATTTTTTGCTCAAATATAGTTATATACATAAATACCAAGAAATCGAGGGGGGGGGAGATACGGGTAAGTGTCAGAAACTGCCGTCCCCGTGCAGGAATCCGCTACGGAATATAATAGCCTTGTCTTTAAGTTTCTGGACAGACTCCCATTCCCATTCACCCTCACAAGGCTTAACGACATACTTATTCCCCCATGTCTTGAACTTCCTCTCTATAACAAACATCTCCGGGTCATTAAGGACATGGAAGATACTTCCGACAGGGAAATACTTATCAGTTCTCAATATAACTCGATGATGTCTCTCGTCATATTCAGGATCGCCTACGATACGTGCCTTATAAAACTGGAAATCATTCAACGTCTGATCCACTGGCTCTATCCAATAATACCCCTTACCCATTGCAGTTTGTATTTAATTATCTATATTTGCGGTGTAGTAGTAACTCATAATGTTTTAAGTGATTTTCAACCAAAGGGGAAGGATGTCCGTGAGGATATCCTTTTTTCATTCCCACCCACCCTACCATGACAAAAAGATCTACCTCGAACAAATGTAATCATAATAAAGCTACGGTCAAAAAGAAACCCTATCGGTATTCTATTGCCGACAGGGTTCTCCAACGTTGTATCAAACTAAATCATATCACTCCATTTGATTGTGTCACCGACGAAGCACCGCACCGCCAGATACCTTACGAACGCCGTCCCTTCCGGGGCGTCAGGGTCTTCCAGATAAGCCAAGACAGCCTTGACTATTTTCTGGTCGCAATCCAATACCTTAGGAAAGTAGTCGCTATAGAACATAGCGAACAGGTATTGGATATCTCCCCAAGTGGCGTTATCAGGTTTCTTGGCCCCGCATTTATCGAACATCTGCTTAGCGTCCTCCATCGTCCATCTTCTCTTGGACCCGTCGGCGTTAAGCATCTTGTCAGCGGCTTCCCTAGCCAGCTCCTTGGAAAAGTGATATCCATGGGTGTCTATATACCGCTTATAATCCGGGTCGTCGGCGTCTGCTCCTCAGTAGTAACGACTCCTGCGTCCCCTGCGCATATACGGTTCAGTACCTTCGTACTCGTCACGGATGCCGCGCTCACCGAACCATCCCCTGCGATACATCTCGTCCTCACGTTCATGGAGTCTCTCACGTTTCTCAAGCTCACGCTCGTCACGTTCCAGCTCCCTCTCACGTCTTTCGAGATCACGCTCACGGCGTTCTAGCTCATCCATCCTACCGTCATGCTCCTTGCCATAATGGTCGTATATTCCGCCACCATAACCCATGTAAGTTCCATCCGAACGTCTGCTACGTCCACGGCCGCCTCTACGATCGTAGATCTCATCATCGTAGTCCTCATCGTGACCGCCGCCTAAATCTATAACTCTCATCTTAACCTAATTTTTTAATTAACAACTCTTTTAGCTCATCGAAAGAGGATCCCATCCTATCGACTTTCTCCTCAAGATTCTTGATCTTCCGGTCTTGATCCTTAGTCTGCTTAAAAGCCGGATTGATTTCCTCAAGGATCGAATCACAAGCCTCTAGCGTCCTCCTATGCTTATCGATACTATCGAGAATATCGGAGCTGGTTCTCTTAGCGGCGTTAAGCTGGTTCATGATCGGATCGACCGAGCAGGCCAAAGTTATGTTATTGGACATAGCGACATCCCTGCTCTCCGGTACGACATAGGTCATGGAAGACCCGTTTATCTCCACGGTAAGGTCTATCACCCTATCCTGTAGTTGCTGATATTGCCCCATCTGACCCATCTGGGGTTGCTGGAACCTAGGCTCGGACACGTTAACCACATTCCCCATCCTGAACACCGGAACATCGGACGTATCCAGCGTATATACTTGAAATCCTTTCTTTAAGTCTCTAAACATATCTCGATTTTTAAGCGGGAGGGAATACCCTCCCATTAGACATCCAATCTAACCTATTCCTCATCAACAGTCGTCTCCGACGCCGAGGCGGAAGTTGTAGGCACACAGCAATCCATGAGCCTCAATACACCCCTTACCTTGTTGAAATAAACAAGGCGTTCGGTGTTGTTAACCATAGCCGCTCCGGTCACAGCCACGTTGATCGGATTCACCACAGCCACGCCGGTTACCGGGCAGCATGTGTCATCACCTACCGTGGATACGGTGCTGTTCGCTGGAATAGCTATCTGTACTGGCAATGTCTCGCCTGTTGTCGGAACCACCTGCCGGATTTTCAGCAGCAGAAGGCCCTCGCATGGCAAGGACAGCCATATCCTTGGGTTGATGCCGAAGATGGTGTTGGTAGTAGTCACTACCACGTTCTTCGTGACCAACTCATAAAGAGACCCTATTTTAGAAACACAAGCCATAATAGCCTCCTTCCTTTATAGAGTTAAATAGCGGCGTTTCCGTTGTTGCAGCATCCATTGTTGCACCCACATCCGTAATTACCTCCATAAAATGCTTGACCCCATCCATAAGTCTGGTAAGGAGAGCATGAAGGATAAGCCGGCACAGGGGTAGGTCTCAACTGGTTGATCAAATTCTGAGTCTGTTGCTGAGTCAACGCGGAGGCTTGGTAAGCCGACCTTTCATCACGCAACTGATTGATCGTATTCTGCATCTCACGCATTTCCAATTGACAGAATTTATCATTAATCAAGGTTGTTTGAGCATCAATCTTAGCGCTCAAGATATTGAACTGCGTAGTAGCCTGCTCACGATTGTTTGTCAATCCTTGATTAATAGTGTTTTGTAACGTGTTAGTCTGATTCAATGTCTCAAGACGATTCTCATAACCTTGATTGTTGATCATCTGCTGAGTCTGGCAAGTGCTTTGGTTGATCAAAGAACTCAAATTGCAGCAGCAAGAGCTAATTTGATTACCGATCTCACAACCTTGTTGCTGTACGGCGTTAATAACAGCCTGAGAGGTCATACCTACCTGACCAGCTACCTTATCGATAGCGCCTTGTACGTTACAGATAGCGCTTTGCAATTGAGTGGTAGTACAGTTCAAGGCGTTAGCGATCTGATCGATAGCGCTTCTGTTACCTTGGATAGCCTGCATCAATAGCTCACGGCCATAGTCGTTGTTCAATTGAGCCGGAAGACCGTTAGCGCAACAATCATTTCCATTACCACCAAAACCATTCCCGAAACCACGTCCGCCCCATAACCAGAATAGGACGATGATCCACAACCACCAGCCGTTAGCCCCTCCGAACTGGTCTTGGTTGTTACGACCGTTCATCAACGCAGCGACTAAATTCGGATCCATCTTATTACCACCCAAAAGGCTGGTAAACATACCCGGAATCATAGATAATAAACCATTAGCGGCGCTACCGCTCCCGGAACCCATGCCGTCTAACAGCACGATTTTGTCTCCACTTGTACCCATGTCTATTTATTTTTGAATTAATAATAACCCCACCTGATAGTGGGCGTTACAAAGTTCAAAAATTAATAATCCTAGGATCGTGATATATGTCATCATCAAAGCACGTCATGTCATGCAATTGGTATTAATAAGAACCGGTACAAGACAAAAAATCCGGAACGTATCACTACGGCCCGGATTCATGCAAATCTATAAATTCAATGTTTCAATGCTCGAAAGAAAACGTCTCACGACGTCAAAGAGAGATTAACTACACGAAAAATCTCGCATCAACTTATTTGTATTAGCAGTGTATTCATTAACTATCTTACTGGATGAGGGATTATCCTCTATCCTTGACAGGCGGTTATCGTCACTCCTTACCGTAACGTCACCCATCCTTCGTACCATGTTTTCTTGATATGATGATGGATCGGAGTATATAAGATCATCAACGAACCTGTATATCGCACCATCAACCGTCTCACCTATCTTCTCATATAAGCCGGATTGGAATGACACGAAATCATCATACCTCCCACGAGCCAAGAACGAACCGTCCGGTCTCGCCTCGACACCGCCGTTGACCTCCCGGAGCAGGCCCGGATTCCTTTGGTACAGATACCTATAAAACCCGGCATCCATCATCCTATCCTGTCTATCCAGATAGAAAAGGTTTCTCATGCTACTGTCACCGGACTCGATAGCCACGTCAAACAGAAGATCCCTTACCTGACCTTCCGGCAACGACATCTCCATGCTTTTTAACGTACCTCTGTCATGGTGATTCAAAGATACATTATAAAATCCATTAAAATCAAGGAAACGTAAGACATTATTATATAAATCCGATTTTTTTAACCTTTCCTTGATCTGGATCTTCCTTAACGATGTACAGGATTTGATAAAATCCCGATCCTTCCCCTGTCTAGCCTCGTATCTCCTGAACTCCCGATCGATATCGGCATCATCCATCTCAGGGGTAACTGGATGCTGGTATATCAATCTGGCAAGGATCATGTTCTCGGTATTCGAGGATGAGATGTTGGACATAACCAGCTTTTTTATATTATCCTTGACCACGCCAATATCGGAACGGGAAGCCCCGGCGGGGACCACGCCAGCCGGCAAGTACGAGGGCCGCTCTATCCCGATATTGGCCAACATCTCATAGGCCTGATCGGTGTCGGTTATCGGAGCCGTGTTATGGTACGTATTCCTACTAATATACAACATGCTCCTATCATACATATCGGAAGGGGATGTATTCCCGGATCTTACATACACCATCCTATCCCCAGTAGAATAAGTATCCTGAACCTCGTATATCGGATTCCCTTTTCCTGTTATCCTATCAAGATCGGAGATAAAGCTATCGTATACCGAATTGCCGGCCTGTATGGAAGACAACATGACGTCCAGCGACGCCATAAGATCACGGATATCCTCAGGTCTGGATATAACCATCTCATCGCTGATCGCCTCGCTTATATCAACGCCCATATCGGAAAGATCCATGGCTATGTCATATAGACGTCCGGCAACATCCTTGATGTCCTTAAAATCGTCCATATTGATCATTTCCCCAACCTTATCCCTTAGACCTTTCATGTCCTTAGGCATACTGATATACGGTATGGTGCTATTGGAATATGAGTCGGTAATCGTATTCCCATCCTGATCCCTGATCTCCATACGGGTCATATTACGATATGTGTCATACATCCGATCGGCGTAATCCTGATCCTCCTGATACCGGAGCGCCAAGGAAGGGTATGGGACTGAGGCGAAAGCCTGATCGAACTCCCGGCGGTCGCTGATACCGCCTACCGCCCTCATGATAGTATCCCTTACCTCCATTGGATTCAAGACTCTTCTCTTTCCCAATGAATCATACACATCCTCATATATCATATAATCATCACCAAGGCCTGATTCGGAGGACAAGAAATATGTATCCTTCTCATTGAGATCCCCCTCAGACATAAAATCGACAATCCTCCTCATCATATCCCTTACCCGCTCATACTCCAATCGGTTAGTCATGATATTATCAATCTCATCAGCATCATACATCCCGGATCGTTCAAGATTATATCTGTTGATGAATATATCACCGCCGGAAAGGAAGTTAGATACGATCATATCGTTAAGATCATTGATATTATCAACGCCCAGGGAAGTAATGGTATTATTGATATCCTTAACCTCGTCAGCCATGAAATTACCCACAGCATAATTCTTTTGTTTGATAAAGGACATGACATCATCATACCTAGGCTCCCCATTGCTATCTAAGCCGTATTCTGATGGCATGGACATCCAATCGCCAAAGAAAGACACGAAGTCGGGGGAGTAGGCCGTACCCCAGACCGATAAGGCCTGCTTCTGGTCGCCAAGCACCTCCATCGCCCTTTGGTATAATCCGGATGGTTGGTCGTTCGGGGCAAGGACATTATCTACCCCACCCTCCTTATTTTTTATAACATAACAAGATCTACCCATAGCTAAATCGTTTTGTTACAAAGATATGAAAATCCCGCCTACTCTCACGAGCGGACGGGAGCCAAATAACAATAATAACAAACCTTATGTTTACTCTGAAAAAGTACAAATCATTTTGCCGATCCTCACGGACAGGCAAAAAACTCAATCCTAAATAACAAAAAAAAATGAAACTTATCGTTTAGCGAAAATATCTTTATCTGATCTACTCAGAACCCTACCTTTCAATTCCAAGAACCTAGGCATCCATTCCCCAGATATCTTAGACACGATCCACTGGAATCCCTTAGGAGTCACATAAACAGTGTTAGTTCCATAAAACTCATCGTCATCACGATATCTGTAACGAGCATAACCACGATCTATCATCCTTTGGGATAACAACCATCTCTTACCGGTTTTGGCGAAGAACTTATTATCCTCAAGCAATATACGAAGATTCTTCTCCGCTATATCATATCCATGAGCCTCTAGCTTTTCCCGAACCTCTCTGATCAACATATCTGTCTCTTGGGCTATTTCGGCTGTCTTAGCAAACTCAACCATAGGAGCCTGTTCTTTAATGATATTATCGGATATCCTTTTGGCTTCCTCTGCCGCTTTCTTCGCCTCAGCTAACGCACGCTTCTCCTTTTCCGATTTAAGCAAAGCCTCTAATGCCTCTATATAATCAGATGGAAGTTCATTCTTTGATGGCATATTGTTAGATGGCATAGAATAGGAACCTGTTTTTCTAATAGAAGGAAGAACCTCCGATGTTACCCATCTTTTGAATTTCTTAGCAAACTCCTTCTTAGATGACATAATTAAAGTATACATACCAGACTCATTAATAATCTTTATCTGGCTAACATATTGATTGTGAATAGGGGTGGAATCGTAGGCCTCCCTATCTTCTGACAATCTCAGCATTTTACAATCCTCGTCATCTACCAACCTTCTTACAGCATCCCTAGGATCTGCATACCCTAAACATTTAGCTACATCATTACCGACAAACCATGGTTCATGTTTCTCATCCAACAATACTCTCACATCCCCAAAATCAGGATTCTCAAATAATTTTAAATTATCATCCATAATATAAAACAACGAGAGCCACCAGCGTCCGTTACCCCACTGATAGCTCTCATTTATCGCCTACGCCTAAGCGATATTAATATCTTCTTCTGGTCTAGCAACGGATAGACACCGCAAATATAAGACCTTATTTTGAAACTACAAACAAACAAGAGATATTTTTACAAAAAATGTAATCAGCCATATTCCTCTGTCATATATAAAGCGTAGCTATACCTATCCTCTATCATCTCCACCACCTTCTTGATATCAGATAAAGTTAGTTTCTTTATCTCCATATTCCTACTATCCATCCTGACAAAAGAGTTCTTGAACTCCTGCTCGGTTATGGCATCCAACCTAAATAGATTATATTTTATAAGTAACTGGGTTACGTCAAATATCAGGATATTAAGATCAATATCATCCTTCAACTCATCAAGAAGATCACGCATCATGGCTTCGATAGCATCAGTATCAAGCTCCAGTTTCTCGGCTTCCTTCATCAACTTCTTGATAATACCATTGTGCTCGATTATGATGTTAGCATTATCATCATCGGTAGGTAAAAGGATATCCATCGTACATTTTATACCAACCTTATCACTAAGCCTTTTGTTGAACTCAGTCATATAATCAAAAGCCTGATCCCTGCTTAATGAGTATGTATGATCAAGCAACTGCTTTTGTCTGACCTTGACAAAATAGTTACTGGTGTATAACATCATTAAGACCTTTACTCGCTGGATGCGTAGGTCTTGCATGATCTTCCGATGTAAAAAGGCATCTAATTGCATAATATAAAGAGTCCCCACCGGGGCCATCACACACCCGACAGGGACCAACTTTTAAATATCTTACTCGTCAGGTGATGGACTGACGCCGCAAAGATAAGTCAAGATATTTTATTTAGCAAGGATTTTCCGCCTCATTTTCTCCGGATACTACGTTACCGTCGGAAACCAAAGACTTGTCCTCGGCCGCCTTCGTAGGCGAGGCGAACTCCGATGGCAGATCCGGCAGGTTAGGGAACGAGACTTCCGTCTCCTCCTTGGATACCTTGTTCTCCTTGATACTCATCCTAAACTTAGGAGCTATGAAAGGATCGTTGTTAAGATCGATGTTGATCGTAACGTCATTCATCAAAATATCCTCCTTAGTTCTGGAATCACCTATCCATCCTCTTACGTCAGCGGTCATAGGCATCCTGCTAGCCGCTTCCTTGACAGCTTTAAGCCGGTTCTTGATAACATCCACGTCTCCCGCCAGCGGAATCATATATGTCTTATTATCCAACCCTGATCTGGCTATAGCGTTATTAAGATCCATTATATCATCAATACTTACGCCTCCGCCTAGACCCTCCGTAATCCTATCAGCCATCGATCCGATCATGGATGAGAATGACGATATATCCTGATTTTTCAATCTTACGGGGTACAGGTAATTTCTTCCATTTCCTGTCTTTATAGCTACGACCGGGATACGTGAATCTTTATAGTCACCATACTTGTCCCTGACGATAGCCGTACAGAACGGGAATATATTATACTTAATATCATCCCTCATCGTAACCTCCCCATTCTCTATATATCCTACGCTCTCGACTTTACCAACCGTCTCGTTGGTAAAATCATTCTCGGATACCATCAACGTACCATTATCATCACTTACGCTAAAATTAGGTCTTCCCGGCAAAACACTGGTAACTGTACCTACGAACGGTATATCAATCTCGCCAGTAACAGATCCTATATTATCCCTATATAACTCAAAGGCCCTACTCCTTAAATCAGCGTTACTTCCTTTTGAATCCGGGTCATTGGCTTTCAGTACCGAGACGAAATTGCCGTCGCTATCCACGATCTTAATAACCATATTATCAACCAGCTCTCGGTAAGCCGACTTAGTCTCATCAGAATTAGGGTCAACGGCGTTAAGGCTATTGTATTTATCATACAATTCCTTGGTATATGGATCTGACATATCCATCTTAAACCTTACGATATTATCCTTACGGAGATTAGCTACGGCTTCCTGATTCACCGACTCGTTGTTAGATCCAAACGTATCACCCGTATAATAAGGGACAATAGATCCATCCTGCCCCTTGCGATACACCATGAACCAGATGGAGGTCGACAAGGCGGTTTGCCGCCCCAATATGACACCGGTAGCGTTCTCGAAAGCCTGAGCGTCATCCTCGCTAATCATCCATCTTGAGTGGTTATTCGACTCTATAACAGTAAATATGTCGGTTCCGTTGGTGAAATCCATCACCCTTCCATTATCAGTATCAGTGGCATCAGATCTTTTAAGCCCAAGACTGTCCATAAACCTATCAAGTCTCATTCCGCCAACCTCATAATACATGACCCCACCGATCTCTCTCTTCTGGGCCATCAACACCACCGGGTTCTGGGCGGCGTTAACTTCCGTCCTGCCGGTGGATGTCCCGGGTTCGCTCTCTGTGAGGACATCTCCCATAGGTATGGATTTATCGTAATCCTTGACAGCTATACTTCCGTTATCATACAACCTCATCCATTCCACGAATTGAAGAAGAGGCCCATCGGAATAATTATTGATAATATCAATAGCCTCATTAAGCTTATCCTGATCAATCTCATTGCCATTGTCAGCCTCATTCATAAGATCATTATAAGTCTTTATAGCTTCTTTGATCTGATCCTGATCAAGACCATTGATATTCATATCTACAATATCATCAACAGCGTCCTTGATATTATCATAAATATTATCATGGATCTTCAATCTATCTATTATCGATCTAGCCTTATTGATCCTTGAAATAGGATTATCCCCAAACCCGTTAACTAGACTATCGACACGAGGCTTGTTATTATCATATATCTGTCTCTCCCTAGGAGATAAGACATCCTCATTACCGTTCCATATCTTTATAGCTATATTATTGATTCTATCGTCAGAAGGATTTATGATATCCTCATCATCAGGAACCCTCTCGACTATATTACCTTCATCGGTCTTAATCTCGTTCTCCATAGATCTGGCTATCATATGATTATATGTCTTGAACATAAATGCCTCATCCTCCCCTATAAGACCATCTTGGTAAGCCTTGTCTATAGCTTGGTCGTTGGCGTAAAGATCATTGGCATCAGGATTATCAGTATTCCTGAAATCATACTTGCTATCATCCTCCTCATAAGTCTTACCCCATACGTTCGATAATATCTTCATGAACCCGCGCTCCTGCGCCCGGATGAATCTTCTGTCACGCATACGACGAAGAGACTCGTTTATATTCTTATAAGCCACAAGATTATGACGATACTCACTAAGCAATGCCATAGCCTCCTTATAATTATCAACCCCACGGATAGATACGACGTTCTCAAAATCAGCTATAGTATCATAAGCCGCCATAAGATCAGCGGCACTGATCCTTGAATCATTTCTATTTAAGAACAACTTAGATATATCAGCCTCTGAGTTAATTAACGTAGTTAATTTCCTCTCCAATGCGATCCTATCCTCTGTTAATTTAAGAAGCCTATCATTCTCCTTGACCAACTTAGCCTTATCAGATTCAAGAGCGTCCTTCGACGCGACACTTTGTTGAAGCCTCAAGATATTCTTCTCCATCCTCTGTATATCATCCGTAAGCTTCCTGAGTTCTTCAAGATCCCTGCTCGAATCAGGATTAAGACGAGAATATATATCAAGAGCGGGGCCTATATCCGTATTGTATATCCTTCTTAACTGATTGGCAATATCGTTCAAATTATCCTTCGCCTCAAGGCCATTATAAGCCATATTGGAGATATAGGCGTTAAACGACCTATTGGATATACCATCGGTAAGGGAGTCGGCGAACCTATTGGCCATGGTAAAATTATCTACCTTCTTATTAAACTCACTGATAAGGTTGGACTTATACTCATTTACCTGCTCATCTGTCATATTCATATCGGAGGCTATATCGCTGTTAGGTATAGATTCGACTACCGTCCTGAAATTCTCCTTGGTATCATCCAGCATCCCCATCTCCGAATCATAACGGAGACGATTGAATACGGCGTCACTAAAATCCTTGTTTATGATCCTACCATCACTCTCGTACGATGTGTCTACGCCAGATAATTGAGCGTTAAGAGCCATACTGCCACGAATAGCACGGACAGCGGCCTCGGTCAAGGCGCCGGCATTGGCGTTGTAGGCCTCCACCATCCCCTTGTTCCGGGACATGTCTTGGCTCCATTCCTTTATACCTCCAAAGGTCTTTCCACCCATAACCGATCCGATAATCATACCGATGCCGATCTCCTTCCAGCCTTGACTAGACCCGTATGTTTCCTTGAACCCGTTCTTTATAGCCTCCATATAACCTATGTTCTGACGGATAGCCATAGGATTGTATCTTGATTCTACCCAATCCTCGGCGGACTTGCTAGCCACTCCCTGAAGACCTTCCTCATAAAGACCTTCTGACACTGGGCGCTTGATAATATTGAACGTATTCCCGGCTATTTTCTGCCATTTCTTTGGCGTTATGGTTCTTAACATACCGTTATCCATCCTCTCAGCCCCTACGCCAAATATATTGCGTTTTATAAACTTATCCACGCCAAGATCCATGCCGAACATATCACCGAACATAGCTATATTGGATAATGACAATATGCCGACGTTGGCGGCGAATACAGCATTAGCGGCATTGGCATTATCAGCCCTGAACTTCATAAGCTCCTCATATGGGACTTCCCTTCCATAAGCGTTACGGTAAGACTGCCTGAAATTCTCCTCAGCCTCCATCAGCATACTTCTGGCCTCGACAGATGCCTCCCATGCGGTGGACGTGCCAAGAAAGGCGGCGGTGTCCAGTCCCTTGCCTACCCTCTGTCCTATACGGGCGGCCCTGAGGTAAGCGCCGAACGCTTTCTTGGTATCCGAAGCCGCCTTGCCTATCCTAGCCAATGCCACGCCTGCCCTAGCTCCCGTACGAGCTAAGTTCATCAATCCAGCGCCGGAATATACGGCTGATGATAACATGGCTCCAACAGTAAAAGCAAGACCGGATAAGAAATCGTTAGACCAGAAATTAGCCGTGGTCATACTTTGAAGGAAGTTCATGTCCCGCTCCTCTCGATTGTAATAATGAGCAAGACCGTAATCCATCTTCTTGTCCTGATCATCCAACCATCTCGTGAAATCGTTATCAAAAACAGCGTTAAAATTACCTCTGGATACACCGGCGTAAATACCATAAAAAGGCTGGATAACGCCGCCTAATCCGTATAGGGCAGTCTTACCTACAAATTTTCCCAAACCTCTCATCCATTTTTCAGTCCTACCTTGACTCCTAGATAAACGTGTGTCATTATCTACACCGGGGATATAAGACTCGTATTTAGGTATCCAAGTACCGCTACTAAGTCGATACCTTGAATCCTCCAACGATATCTCCGGACCAGTAAGATTGAACCTACCCTTATAGCTTTGATCAGAAGCCATATATCCTAATGGGGACATATGTTTCATATCATCATAATAATTTGTCTTAACAGTATTCTTGATCCTCTCCGACAATGATGGTATCTGGGACTTTGATCTCTCGGAAGCGGAATACGGATCCAATACCGGAGGCAGGTCACGATCCGGTATACTATATGAATCTGCGCCAATAGCCTTTATATTATCTACGTTCATGGTAGGATATCTGTACTTCTCGGCAAGATCCTTTCCGTTAGAGGTATTATTATAGATTTCCATTGTTTCCATTATTTCCACTATTTCCGTTATTCCTGTTTCTTATCTCCTGATCAATCATATCAGCTATAGGCGAGATGAAGCTCTCGAAATCATCAGTAGTAGATCTTCCCTCGCTCCTCCAATACACCTCATTCTCCTTGCTAAGTATCTGCTGCCATGCCATGACCAAATAATACTGCGGGCAGAAATCAATCTTTCTAGCCACCTCATCAGCATAATTAACACCATCCAGATCAATTGAGTATAACGGGGTATTACCCTTTCTCGCCTCTCCTTTGCTATATATATCAACATTTATCCCAGAGGAACCATTATTATACTTATATCCAGAAGCCCTTAACTCGTACATAGAAGCGTTATCGAACAACACGTCAGTAGCGATCATCGTCTGATTCTTCCTGATATTACCGTCATTTATATTCGTAAACATATCTATATAAGGCATTACCGTGTCCTTGGCCCCGCTAGCGTAAGCGAATGGAGCTACCAACAATGACTTAGCCATCTTCCCATAAGCGTTATCACTTGAATTGGCAAACGATATAGATACAACACCAGAGTCGTAGGTCTCGGATGGGATATTTACATCTTCTTTATAAAAAGTAAGTTCATTGGCGACTAAATCAGCCTCACTTACCTCAACAACAGATCTGCCATCACCTCCATTATTACCAATGATCTGATAATTACCATCACCTATAGGGGATATGGTAAACGTTATCTTCGTATTGGCATTATCCTTATCCTTAGGAATAAAACCGCCACCACGGGTAAATAGGTCACTAACCTTTATATAATCTTTCTCTTCTTGACTTTTAGACGGATAATCACCGGAGAAGATATACTCACGCTCGGCATACTCATGACGATATTGTCTCAGGTAATCCTCGCCAGCACGTTTAGCGTCATCAGCGATCCTACCTAAATCCCCACGACTCCATTTATGTCTTAATAAATCATTCCTCTCTTTATGAGCCTCATCATATATAGCGGTAGCGACAGCGATCGCCCTGTTATCCCCGGCAAACCTATCTCTTATTTCCTCAATGTGCTTATTCTTACTAGCCCCAGATACGGCAAGAGACATTATAGATTCAATATCATCAAGCGACAAAGACGTTCCCATAAGATCATTCAAACGATCCATAATAATACTTGACTGACCTGAATCTACCGATACGTATGGCGCTTCCCCTTGAATATTACTATTAACAACGTTTATATTATCATTTAGCAAAGAACTATAAGCAGATAGCTTAGCCCAATCGTCTAATGTTATATCGTTTATGCCATCTATATCAAAAACCTTATCACCATTATTGTTAATATCCCCAAGATTGAATGTGCCAAATCCGTAACTAATGTCTATACCTGATCCTTCATACGATCTAGCCTCTTTCTCAATTATAGCATCAACACCATCCAAAACAGTATTCTCAGCCTTATTGAAACCCTCATTAATCTTACTATACTTATTCCTTTGGTTATTTAACCCAAGAAGCTTTATATAACTATCCTTTCCATTATAATCAAGAAGTGTATTCGTAGATCCACCATTAGCCTTAAAATAAGTCATGATAACCTGATCGTTATCCATATCCTTGACCACGTTACTATTCTCAGGATCAGACGCCCATGCGTCGATCTTCCTTCTAGCGTCATCTGATAATGACTTAACGAAATTACCCATGCCGGTAGTCACCGCCTTTTCATTGGCTATAAATCCATTCATGAACTCATCGCTTATATTCACATCTTCAAGATTGGCACTCTTCGTAACCACGGTGGGACCGGTCATGTCATCGCCTCCACCATTTCCATTCTCCGATTTACCTGATTTACTAGCTCTTATCAAAGCGGATTTCTCCATGGCTAGATTATGCCTTTTTGTCTCATTGAACTTAGCCCTCTCCATCATCTGTTGATTAGCCTTGAAATAATAATCATCAACACCAAGCGTCTCGTATGAGTTATTATAAGACCATCGTAACCCCACGCCACGAAGGAACTGCTGCCTCACCATGAACATGCCGGCCCGCTCCGGACTGTAGTTGCTGCCGATAACGCCCTCAGCCTCCTCCACGAAATCATTTTTCTGCTTGGTGATATCCGCCAGCTCTGACTCCAACCTAGCCTTTTTGACCTTATCATTGCCAACGCCCTTTAGCTTGGCTCGTATGGATTCTTCCTTGACACTGAAATCATCAATATACCCTTTAAGGAAATCTGAGGTGCTTTGAACATTAAATAAGTCAGGATTCGTTCTAGCCATATATCTTCCCTCTAATTGCATCTGAGCCTTACCGTTCTCAGATATAGAAGCCATGGCTATATCCCTGACCTGAGCGTAACTCATCTCATCTATATACATCTCACGCATCTCGCCCGTCCTGTTGCCATTGGCATCAGTCACCGGTACATTGACTTTCTTCCCCTTGTTAAGGGAGATGAAATTCTTCATCTTCTCATCAATCTCAGCGTGGTAATCCGTATAAGGGGTATAATGTATAGGATTAAGACGTGTCCCTACCTGACCGTCATTCATCCAAGCCACGGCATCCGCAAAAGCCTCAGCCTCGTTTATAGGACTATACATCTTGGGATTGTTCAGCTTCATATCCTCCATCTTCTCGCTAAAAGCCCGGATCTCCCTAGTACCGGCAATAGCATTCAACACACGGGTATCCAGAGCTTCTCCAAGACGAGCCTGTATGCTTCTGGCTATACCGTCGGAAGCCAAATTAGATTTACGATACACGTTATTCACGTCCTGTATCAGCCCATTTAACCTATTCTGAAGATATTCCCTATCCTGAGGTTTTATAATGTCAGAATTGATAATATAATCAGCATACTCGTTTATAGCCTGCCGATTGGTATCTATCTTCTGCTGCATGTACCCCATCCCCTGCATCATGACATCCATGTTGTAGGGCGATACATACTTGCCGTAATTCCTTAATATACTATATTGTGAAGCCATCCTTTATCCTTTCTTGCCTTTAGTTACTTCCTGAGCAGGATATAATCTCCTATAACTCAATATATCTCCTTGAGGATCAGCGATTAATTGTCCATTGGGACCAATCTTTACATCCCCAAATATAGACCTTAATGTATTCATGGTCGTAGCCGTATTCCACTTCTGCTGGATCTCGTCATTTACGCTATCGAAATACCTAGCCCAGTTCTCGTCATTTATAGCCAATCCCTGCAATATACGTTGCTGGTAAGCTTGACGTTGTGCTATATTCTTATCATACGTATCAGACCAAGTACGGGCGTTTACATTATCAGCCCAAGTCCTTTGAGCCACGTTCCCTTGTTCTACCTCATTAATGTATCTACCTATATTGGAACTCATGATAGCCTGTAAGTTGGATGATAAAGCCCCTCTCTGGGAATCCGGGACATTACCCATCTGATCCAATTGTGATTGGAAAGCACGATTGGTCTCAACCATATACTGATCAGCCGATCTCAACACCGGATCCACGGTAGGAGCGTAATGCCTTTCCAGACCTTCCGTTGTCACGGCTCCCGGGGTCATCCTAAATACCTCGGGGAAGTCAAGACCACCACCTACTATATTCCTGCCTCCATTGCCGCTGTTCGACTTACCGGCATTTGTATTGGTCTTAGGGAGTGTATTGGGGTCAATCAGCTCAGGCATATCCAGTTTAACATCAGGTTCCTCCACATCACCTATATCCATAGGACCGGGAGCCACCTTATGAGGATCAAGTATAAAATCAAGACCTTCCATTCCTTTCATGGATCTCAATGCCTGCATCTTAAGCATATCCTCGCCAAGTATCTTATTAACGACATCCTTGTTCTTGTCAGAGAATAGTTGGCTAAAATGAGTGATACCAGCGTCGTTAAGAGCTTTATGCTGTTCCTCTGTAACAACATCCAGACCGATCATAGGACGAGATGAGGAATATTGACCAAACTTATTGTCTCTCATCCTATCATGATATGAGGCTTTCTTATCTTCCGGGTAATTACCTTGGCTATCCTCGCCTCCAAAGGAAACGAGTGTCGTATAATCCCGAAGCGCCTCTGCGTTGGCGATGATCGGGTTCTCCGCCGTGGCCAAGCCCATCCACCCACCAGTAGTGCTGTATATAGCATCCTGAAGAGCCTTGGCGGCAGTAGCCTTCGGAGCGCTCATATAAGCATCATAAGCCAAAGGCATGAACGTCTTATAATACTCCAGTCTCTCATCGGTATTAATACCGCCATAAGAGCCATCCTGACCTTGACGCTGATACCCAAACGTGTTATCCTTATTATTATACTTGTTCTCTACGGGACGGAAAGTAAGTAGATAATCGAATAAAGAACTACCACCTTTCTCCATCTTCTGGCGAATACCAGCCACTTTCTTAAGCAGCTCTTTCTTGGCCTCAGCTATATCCTCCTCCGTAAGACCGTATTCTTTCATGGATCTGGATATGATGTTATCTATCTCACCACCCTTAGCGAAATACGTATCCTCATCCTTCTTCATCTTCCGGTCTTCCTGCTCCTTGTATATGACGTTAGCGAAGTCCGTAAATCTTCCCTCTAATCCATTAACGATATCGTTGCTATCATTTATAGCCTTGGATAATACGGAGGCGTTCAAACGCCTTGTATTCTCATCATCTATCTTATTATTTTTCTCCAGCTTCTCCAATGCCTTCTTCTGGTCATCGTAAGCCGATTTAAGACCGATCTTAGCCTTATACCTGTCCATTAACGTAGCATACGTATCCTTAGGCGTGGCTTTGATCCCATACGTATCTCTGATGTATTTAGCGAAATCCGGCTCTATGGTTGTGTCGTCGGTAATAACCTTCGTTCCCTGCTCCAAGGAAACGGGGGTTCCACCATCGGCGTGCTTCTGCCCCATAGCCTCCATCGGCGCCTCTCCGGGCTGCGTCACGTACTCACCCTTCTCGACCTCTACGTTGGCTTGATCTTCCATCGACTTAGGTAACGGATACAGGTACTCACCGGTAAGGCTTCCGCTATCGAACCTATTATTAGGCCCTAGATAAACACCCCCACCATCCTTGTACTGCATCTGGGATTGCCTTCTTTGCCTAGCCTCACGATCTTGAGCCAACCTGATATTAGTACGAGTACCTTTCTCTGACGCTATCCCAGAAACCACGTTACGAGCCAACCCCATGATACCACTAATTCCTGAGGCTATGGTGGTTATCGTATTAGCTGTTTTAGCCCCAGTGGATAAATCACCATATCCCTCGCTTCTCATACGCCCTATACCACGACCCATCTGAGTGAATCTAGACCCTATATCATCAGCGCCATAGTAGGGGATGGTGGTAAAATCAAAAACATCCGTCTCGCCTGAACCGGTCTTAGACTTATCAACATCGTTAACAGTTATGTTATTAAGCGTAATACCATTGTCCTGATAATTCTCAGCTATACGCTGTAAACTACCCTTGAAGCTAGCCGGAAACACATTATCCTGATCAAAAGCATTAGCGTATTTAGTCCTCAACTGATCTGGAGTATCCAAAGAATATATCCCTAGCGGATTGACCGGCGCGGGTAATCCTTGGTTGGTATTCACCAAAGGTTCTATACCTAACCCTTGTATACCGTCCATATTACCAAGCATATACGACCCGACTTCCCCGGCCTCTTGATATTTAGGTATCTTCCTCTTGATTACATACTTGCTCATATCAAATTAATTTCGTTCTGACACAAAGATAGTTTAAAAAAATAGAGACTCATCATTTCACAACGATGAGTCTTTTTAATATCAATCTTTTAAACACGTTATAGGATTACTCCACTTCTTTTTCCACTCATGACCAAGATAATCTATAAGTTTATCATAAGTATCTATAAAGCCACCATCTATAACCCCGGTGATAACATTCTCTACAGCTACTATGTCGTTTAACTGATTCTTTGTAGCCGTATTCCTTATCCCACTCTCATGCTTGTTAAAGACGATAAAATTAATAGCCTTAGCTACCCTTGATATCTTATCAGACAACTGACTCTTGTCGCTAACCAACCTGGCGACGGCCGAACTCATCTTGATATAAGCCTCGCCAGCGGCATTCCTGTCCTCTATGAATCCATCATGCAACCATATTATCACCTTGGCGTATATCTCTGGATCCAATTCCAATGCTACCATAACAAAAAAATACGGATTTACATACCATTTCTGACCCTCCCCCTTTCCTCTTCGGTAAGCCATTCCGTATTTTTTGAGATCGGTTATCTTATTGATTTTCAATTCGTGGTTTTGTACCGTAAGATTTCTTACAGTACATATATCATTAATACTCAGCTCCCTAACAAGAGCTTTCATCTTTTCCTGAAATCCATTAGTAGCAAACAAATGATCAAGCCTTCTAGACTCCAACCCCATAGATTTACGTTTTTCATTCAAGGCTTCCATAACTTCCGTTATGCATACAAACCCGTCCTTGAACATAACAGAAATGTTCCTACCTAATAATTCCCTACTCTCTGATGATAAAATCAAATTACTTTTCATACCTTTACTAAAAGTTTTAAATTAATAAATGCGCCTATCCGCTCGTGATGAGTAGGTAGGCGCACAAATATAAGCAATACTAATATTATTACAAAATATAATAGCCTATATTATAGATAATAAAATCTTGAAATTTTACATATCTCAAATAATTATAAGATGCTAGATCCTTTTTACAAACAGTGATCCTATAGCTTTCACCAGATCGTAGAAGCCGGCACTACTGAACCCAACAGCTATCCCATACAGCAATGCCTCCCACCATTCACTCCCTATAAGCAATGGAGACACCTTTAGAAACCACGCTAATATACAAACCAGCATACCTATGACTACGGCGGATAGGACTTTAGCCCACTTATGGGTGTCAATATACGGCACAACCTTGGCTAGTTGGGTAGCTGACATCGTAACAAAAGCCATGATGCCGGTAAAGGTAGTCAGATCAATAGTAATAGCCCCTTCTGATGGGATTACCTCTTGCGCCATCAAAGCGAACGGCGTCAATAACATAGCAAATAAAAACAACAATCTTTTCATATCTAAAACATTTAATAATTTCACAAATGTAGTATTAATTTCGAGTTCTACTCATACCTTTTATGTTAAGACTTAACCTCGGTATCATATTAAGCACCAACTGCCTTTTCGCCTGTTCCTTACGCATACGCTCGGCCTCCGCTATCTGCGCCTCCGATTGAGGATCATTCTTAATATTATTAGCGATGTCCTCTATAGCTTTCTTGTTAGCGCCGGATTGAGCTAGCATCTTATATAACAGGTCTTGACCTTCCTTCTCCCACCAGCTATCCATGGAAGAGCGGGAAGCCAAGGAAGGATCGGCAGGGGCTACCGTCTCAGGTACGGGCCGCTGACCTCCGTCCCCCGTGCCCGAATCCCGCTGTCCGAACTCGTATCTCATTGGCTCGTTCTCCGGGACACCATACCTATTAGCGAACATATCAGCGAACTCAAATCTCTTCTCATTTCTTAAGGTCGATCCAAGAGGCCTACCGTATCCTTGATTCCATGCCACGGTAGCGTCCTTGTAGTTGACGGCGTTATCGAAATCGGATTTAGAATACATATAGTAATTATATACATTACCTTGAGCGTCCTTGTCAAAAAACTTTCCTTGATTGATGTAATTCCAACCTAACCCCGGGACCTTGCCTTGATACTCATCCACGAGATAATCCAACTGCTGTGTCAATGTCGGTTTCTTCCCATACCTGCGCTGTAGCTCCTTCTTCCTCGGTCCAAGCCATTGTTGGATGCCAAAATCACCGGCGGCTCCTAGGGCTTCGGTGTCCCCTCCGGACTCGGCGGCGATGTTCGACAGGATGCCGATAGCTTGAGTTTGTGGTATCCCCTTCTTATCGGTCAGATAATCCCATATCTCATCATACACAGCCATCTTATTATCCTCTGATCTATCAGGATCAATTACATATTTACCATCTCCATAAGCCCTACCTATGCTTACAGACCCGCCCTTATCTTTCTTCTCCTTATCATCATCCATCAACATCTTACCAACTATAGCCGCCGGCAAAATAGCAGGAACGTTTTTAATGGCTTTTTTTATTTTATCCGATGATTCTTTCAATACCTCTCCAGTAGCTCCAAGCATGTTATTAGAATAATCACCAGCATAATTGCTACCTATACCACTCACAAGGTTATACACATCAATCTCATCCATGCTATCGATATACTTATCAAGGTCATCAACAGATGGAGTCCTTCCATATGTATTATAAAATTTATTCCACAAGCGAAATCTAGCTTGAGTATTAAAAGCTATTTTCTCTGATATCTCATCACTTGATGAGTTTGGTTTAGCCCTATAAGCGTCTTTTAATAATGACTTATCATTTTCGGATAAATAAATCTTATTATAATTATTACTTGAATCATATTTATGTCTAAACTCATGAGATAGGTTAGATAAACTCTCATCACTCCTAGTAACAACCTTATTGTATTTACTAGTATAAAACCCTTTAGCATTACTATTATCCAAAGCGGAGGATACCTCATATCTAAAATCATCAAAATCAGAATCCGCTGATACCCTTAGATTGTAAGCTTCTTCCAACCGTTTCCCATTATCATCAAGCATAGAATCTATCTTATCCTTAATATGCTTGTTAGACACATCATTTATATTTTGGAGATCAACACCATTATCAATCATCAAATCCACAGCCGCCTTATAAGAATCAGGAAGATCATTATAATTCCTTGAAATTCTCTCATGGACATCCTTGTTAAAAAAATCCCTAACCAAAGGTTCATCATGAACATATTTATCTACAAGATCATTATCTACAAGAAAATCATACAATTTACGTTTATCTTCTGGCAGAGGAATCTTCTTTACTTTATTAGCGAAAGAAAAAAATTCACCTAATACCGGGAATAGCCCTAAAGCTGATAATGTCATTCCTAAACCATCCCCAGCCTTCGATGACTCCACAAAATCTCTCACATCCATAACATCCCCAATAATAGGGATACCTCCAGCTATAATCTCGGTAATGTCAACTCCATCGTTTATCTTCTTGCCATATTCAGTATTAAGATTTATGCCACTAGATCCAACGGAGGTGTTATCCCTTGAAGCCACATATCCACCCCCTTGTTTCTTATCCATCTTCTCTCCCCATAGCCCATATTTCCCCCTAGGCCATATACCGTCTATGGCATCCACATAACCAACGGGGTGCTCCCCGTCCAGACGCCGGTCCCGTCGCTCGTCCGCTGGGTACAGGGCGTTGGCCAACGGCTGCGTGATATGACCCAACCCCTTATCCTTGGAACTCGACATAGCATCCACCACAGTCCGATATACAGGTCTTAATTTCTCAGGTAGATATAATCCCGCCTCATCAACCAACTCACCTATCTTCTTATTTATACCCCTGATACTGAAATTATAATTACCCATGCCGTTATTCAACGGGGACAACGTACTTCTTATCCCATTCATGCCCTTGACGGCGGCTCCTCCGATAAGGATATCAAACTCCGGGGACACGTTTCTCAAAGGACTATCATCCATACCCCTGAAATACATAGGACGCTCGCCTCTTACGACACGATCAAGATCCTCCTTATATAAATCCCTTATCCACGATGGGATTTCCTCCGGTTTATTCTTCTTAGACATATATTACGTTTTTCACAAAGATAACCATAATATCACAAGCCTAAAAACACGAAACGGGTACATAATAAATCATGTACCCGTTTATACGCTAATGCATGTGATAAGCAGCCAAGGCTCCTTTAGCTTTCTCCTTAGACTTGTACTTAGCCGGCCATAATTTACCGGTCTTGTTACTGACCACTCGCCAATCACTCCCTACTTTCTTGATACATCCTGATTTCGGGCATTTGCCCTTCTTTTTACTGCTAGTTTTCCCTGCTGCCATAACATCAAATATTTAAAGGTATATAATCACCTCAATAAACTTTCTCATCGTTGCTAAACCAACGTACTATCATCTTGAACCGACTCTCAATGTCATTCACAAACCTAGCCAAGAACCAATCGCCACGAAGACGATCACGCCACCTCCGATGATAATCGACAGCCCTGGGGTCGATCTCCCGGCCAATGTCATTCACATCCTTAACCCATATCGGAAGATTGTTCGTATCGTCTTTGACCTCGTTAAAATAGTCATTTATATTTATCTTCTGATCAACCTCCGTCACCAGTATCTCACGGCTATCATCATTGGTTATAGGATACCTTAACCGCTGGCTCATATCGTTCTTGTCGGCGATAACCATCCGAAGCTCACCGCTGTTGTTGGTATCATTATAAAACCATGCCTTATTAAATCCAGTAGTCCTAAGGATTTGGTAATTAACCTCATCCTGATATCTTCTGGCATCCATCCGATATTGGTAGTTGGTGAGGATCTTATTCACGTACTGCTCACGTACCGGAACCTCTATAACAAACGGATATAGCTTACCATAAAATACTTGATACGATTGGTTGGTCAAACCATGAGACCATAAACCTATCTCCTGACTTTCACTTGAGTAGTTCTTTCCGGACTGGAAATAATGCTGGTGCTCGATATAATAATCAGGGGTGTAGGATAAATATGATTTCCACTCACCCTTCAGGCAGTTATATCCAACGGTGAACGAGACGTCCGTGAAATGGCTGGCGTCCTGCAACTCCACCGCCTGTCCGTTCCTGTAGAACCGGCCGCCACGGAATTGGTACTCGCTCGGATTCCCTACCGGTATATAATCTTTCTTGGTTATTAGAACCCTCTTGAACCGATTATCCCAGCCCATGGATAGCCCTATACCAAAGAACTTGTTATCGATATCATAATAAGACAACTCAGCGTCCGTATCAGCGTTATATATCCGGCTACGGATGATCTTCATCTGAAGATGCTCCTTAAACCAATTTCTAAGCCCCGGTGTGACCTCCGTAAGATTCCTACCATTAGAATCTACCTTAAACACCTGACCACGCCTTAAATCGACCCAAAAATGCCCAAACTCGCAACTGATCATATCCCGACTCTGGGTCCCGGAATATCCTAACGTCGTATTATTATACTCAATGCCACGAGAGGCGAAAAGCCCACCTGTCCCTAGCTCGCTATTCTCCGGGGATATTCTTTCTGCCAGCACGTCTATAGCGTTATATAGTCCTACCTGATTCTCGAAGCGAGCTAGTATTTGATCCGACTCTATTCCCTTCATGCTTATAAGCTTTCCGAACGAGGTCTTGAACTCATGGTAATCCATAGGCTTGTACGACAGCCAAGGATCGGTCATGCCGTTCTCCGACACGTCGGCGGTGCTCCATATGACGCCGTTGGGTCTTTGGTAAGCGCAGTCCCAAAAATTGCTATCATACGTCTCTGGTAATGACCTGCCACCTAACGTAAATCGATTCTTATACACAGGACTCATCTTAAACACATTACCCCTTGATATAGGGACATTACGCTCCTGAGTCCATGATATATAATCCCCCACCTCCGGATAGAACCCCTCGTAAGGCTCAGGGCCGGCTATACGGAAATTGCAATTGATCTCAGACTCCACAAGAAACTGAGGTATGCCATAGAAGTATAGGAAGAAACGACCGCTAAGATACATATCTCCGGTCTTGCAAACCATCTCATAAGCGCTCTTCCGGCTAGGGAAAGAGTATAGCGATCCGGTATCCGTATCGGTCTTATTAAGATAATCCTCCCCGGTATCGTAATTAACGAAATAACGGGGATACCCGATGTTCCGATAATCATAATAAGGGAATGGTATCATGTCCCCCTGGCCGAACTGAGTCAAATAAAACATAGGCATCTTCCTCTTAAGCGAGAATCTTGATATAAATACATCACCTCCAAAAACAGGTTTACGCTTATCCTTATCCATCAACCCGCAACCACCTAACGATACCCACCTGATATCCTCTATCTGCCCGTATTGAGCCGGAGAATATTTCTTTATCCTCATATAGGGGCAGGATACGAAAGATTCACGTGTCATAAAATGAGGCGTCATACCAGCCACCTCATCGTTACGAATATTACACTCATCCTGAATACGGCTGGTATCGTAACTTGAAACCAACTCCGGATATTCAAGCATATACTTATCCATACCAAATGACATGAACAATGAATGCTCACGATCGAGGTTGTTTATGATAATAGGCTTACCGCCTACGGTCTCCCCTTGCGAAGAGATATCTGTTACCGGATATAACCCGCTCTTGATATATTTAGCCGTTGACAATCCACGTAGCTCCGACGCCCCTATTTTTTGGTAAAATAAATTATAATGAGCGACAGAAGTATAATAATAAGCATAGTTCCGTCTAGGTCCCCTATCTATCAATGCCGTTAACCACTGATACCTGTACTTGCCTATATCCACCACGGACTGGGCTGTGGCCTTGGCGATACCCATAGCCAGACGGATAGCCGTCAGCGCTATGCCGACAGGGTTGGCTAAAAAGAACACGCCTCCACCGACATATTGCTGTGAAGCCGACTGATATGTATACTCAGCTATAGCGGATATTAAATTAGCCATAGCCTCCACCGTAGCCAATGACGTTGCCATACTGTAAGCCTTACTCCCTAATATCGTCCATTTAGGGTGATCCTCCACCTCCCTGAATATACCGGAGGATTTACCTAATTGATAACCATCAACAAGGCACTCGGTGGGAGCGTCAGGCTTGTTAAAGGCAATATCAGGACTTAAGAATGAATACCAGATATTACCCTTCCTGTTAAACGGATGCGTTATAAATTTCTCACGATTAATATCCTTATAGATATACATATCATCAGACAAATCGTTGTAAGGGTAATTAGGATAAAGGTTAGCCGATCCGTCGGGATCATCGTACTTAAACATATCATAAGCCAGACCGGTTCCGATAACGCTCTTATCCAACGTCCTATCGCCCCTATACAACTCATATCCTATTATAGAATCCCTTCTAGCCTTATCTATAAGACCGTTCTCTACCGCTATATCCAAAAACTCATTAACGATATCGTCATCAAGCATCACCCCCATAGGATAAATATAGGAGTCAACTCCATATTGACCGGTCAGCTGAGACGGATTACCCATAAAAGGAGCGACAGAGTTATCCGGGAACTTGTAATGACGTATAGGTCTCTGACAAAACGTGGTTGACGTATTGGGGTACTCAGCGTTACCCCCATTACCGGTGAAATAAGACTTACCCCCAACTGATTTAGGAGACCCATAGTATTTCGTCAAAGAATCTATTATGTCCTTCCTCTTTGATCCTCCCGATGATATCCCGATCTTACTTGAATCATACAACTCAAAATTAGCCGGGTACTTATTAGTAGACTCCCAATATCCGAAATCACCATACTGATATGGTCTGGGAGCGCAGTCAGCGGGTTTATCTCCACATGAGACACATTTCGCCTCATAGGTAACAAATCTCCTTAATTTCAATTCTTTCGTGAAGAAGAACACGTATTTCACCTCCAGTGGCCGAATGCCAAAACAGAACGGGGCGGGGAAGATGGCGGTGCCGGCCGTATAGAATCCGGCAAGCTCCTTCATGTCCTTCCTCATGGCGAAACCGGTGAAGAACACGCATACCGCAGGCTCGATGCAAACATATATCTTATGGAAAGTAGTCTTGTCATCATTCCAGAACAAGTACTTTGGCATCATAAATATCTTATGATCCACGTAATTCACTATAACACCTTTCTTGGCATCATTAGCCAAAGGATTAGGAGCCACGGTACCTTCCTTGTCCGAGAAAAACGTTATACGAACCTTATTGTATGATGATGAGTCGCCGATCGGATAATTATAGTTACCCATCATCTCTATATACATAATACCGTTATCAGGATCGGATAAACCACTTATGTATTTCTCATAATCCAACTCCACCCATCTGGCGTATGAGGATACATGTGGATAGAACTTGAAATAAGTCAAGTTACTTCTACCGAACCAATTGGTCTTGGCGTCAATATCATTCTGCACAGACACACGACCTTCCCAGTCAGTAGTTATACCGGTATTAAACTTAGAATTATCACCATCGCCAAAAAGACACATGGCGTTCTCGATACCAAACTGACTCTCATATTGGGGGAAATAAGCCTCCATCGTATCCATTAACTGATCAAGCATCTTCTCCGTATGCTTCTTTCCTTCCCATCCGGGATATTGATACAAATATGTGCACTTACCCAATGACCTACCCCCTTGGAATGTAGGAAGTTGAACATCGTTAATAGTAGGATTCACGTGAGGATCACCTACCGAGCACCCATTAGTACATATACCCTCATCATATAACTGCCGGACATTAGACATATCCTGACACAAGACCAAAGCGGAGGAGTCTATATCAGACGGGAATTTATCCTCATCCTGACCATCCAGCCATTCCTGAACCAGATCTATGATATTCTTACCTCCACTGGAGTAATTATCGAAATCACACAATACAGAGAATTTCCTTTGTGACTCGGCGTTACTTTGTATTAATGTCGTAGGTTCGGTCTCCACGTAATCACTAGCCAGCTTATACGTAAAATCAATCCTAGAATCCACCAAAGAGTTTTTATCCAATATAGTCCTGGTCTCTATCCTCTCGATATCATCACATCCACTAGGGGAATCGGGAGCCTTTATACCGTCTTGATCCTCTGGCAATGATATAGCAGCGCATAACTCGTCAGTAATACCTACATTAGATTCTATGATATCACACAGGTTCTCTATATTATCAGCGATATAATCAATAGCATCATCTACCGTAACATCTTCCCCCATCGTATTGATAACGAATTGGGTCTCTCCTACCGTGGCATATTCCTGCTCTACATATCTGAGTTGCTTGACATCTAGCTGATTCTTGCATTCTCCTCCAAAATCATCAAATCCCCAAGACGGGTCGTTTATGATCTTTGCCGTATTCTTAAACTGCCAAAGATGACGGCGGCTGTTCCCGGCGCACTGCGGGTTGTTCTCCAGCACCGACGCAGCCGACAGGTCGTCAGAGTTACCGTCCTCATCAACGATAACCCCCATCTCCTCCCTTGTGGCCGGACGAGGGATAAGCGGGAATCTAGCCGTCCTGTATCCTGTATTGGTAAAGAATCTTATACCCAACGGATATACCTCGTCACGCATGAAAGAGGCGTATTTAGAGCAAGCCACACCGTCTTTATACAAATTCTCCGTGGCTATAGATGTCTGCCATTTAACGAAATGACCCAAGAAGTTAACGACCGGTTGAAGATTCCATTCGTTCTCCACGGTCAAGCCGTATTGAAGAAGACGATTCCCGACAGACGTCATGCCTCTGGCTGTCTTATATACCGGTATTTCCTTGGATAACTTCTCCATGGTCGTACGCTCGCTATACTGATCCGTAAGGTAATAGATGGTCCTTTCCGTTATCGGATGTATACCTTCTATGAAATACTCAAGAACCGGGCTTTGCTCACCATTAAACCCAACCGTGTTCTGTATAACACCTATCTTATAATGAGATACCTGCTTGTCTATATTGGATACAGTAAGGCGGATACCCATATTGGTTGACTTACCCCATAAACCATCACGGATAACCACATCTTGGCGATCGAATAACATGATTGGGTTGGTCAATGAGCAATATCCGGTCTTCTCTATCCCGAACTCATCGCACAACGCCACGCAGAACTGGTAGGCCCCGGCACGCAGGCTCCCCCCGAACTCCACGACCTCAGGCTCCACGCACGGGGCCGTCAGCAACGGGAACACCAGCAGCTTCTCGCAAGCCAGCCTACATCTCTCTATTGGCTTGTCATCCCCACATATCTTATACCCATGGTAATGATACCAAAAGTCACCATCATCATCCGGGTTAAGGGCCTTATCGACCATAACATATCGCTGGGGATTATATCCATCGGTCCAGTATATCACCTTCCCGCATTTCTCGTCCTTGATCTCTATATCGAAGATCGGATGATGAATGGAGAAATTAAGACAAGGGTCATCAACCCCGTCCTCTATCAGGACCTCCATCAAATCACATATCTCATCAAAACGACCATCCGACTCCTCAAGCCTCTCGCCAAGGATACGATGGATGTCCTTTCCCGATCCAGCCAATTGATCCTCCACGGTCTTGATATAATCCAATGACCGCATGAACGTGATCTTAGACGTATTATCATCCGGATTAGATAGAAAGAAATAAGTGTTATCACCAGCTATATCATTCTTATACCCAATAACCTTATAGCCATCGAATCGCTTACATAAAAGGGTACTAGGCTCGTTCTGGATCTTAAGCTGGCTTCCATCGTCACCCTCTATGGTGGCGTTCAAGGCGAAACTATATTCAGACGGGGATAGATCCTGTGGATGCTTATCCCTATTCATCCCGGAGTCGGGAACCGCTATGTTAGAGTTATTTTGCACGACATTATCTTTTTCGCAAATATAATAAATCCACCAGATAATCACTTATGTGGCGGATTCTAATAAACAGTACGTATTATGCAAAACATTCAAATCACGCGAATATAAAAAATCCTCCTAACTTTCACAAGTCAGGAGGAAGACTAAACACTTAAAACGTCTCGTGGTAAAGCACAAAAACATAATAATTACGAATTTCCACCCATGTAGTTCGATTGCTTATCGGCATCCTCTACAGATATGTAAAAGAAACCGTTAGTCACGTATCTCTCATTGACATCCACAAAATCAGTAGATCCTTTGTCCACTCCTTTCTTCGATCCCTCATCACACACAGCTACCAGACTATTAAAGTCATTGGAATAACCTACGATCACACCGTGTATATCCCGATTTCGAGGATCGAATACGTACCTCATCTTACACCTATCGTAAGCTAACTCTAAAGAGCTTTTGCTTAACCTCTCATCTAATCCAGCACCCGCTACCAAGGCCAAAACGCTCTTTGATATGTCACTCATGGTGGTATCCTTGGTCGGAGCCTTAGGCATAGAAACGCCTTCCATGACAAAATCCAACGCCTTATCTACAAGACCATCGAAATCATCATCTCTTATATAATCCTTAAGTACCTCCAGTATATATAACCGGACATGGAGTTCGTTATTTACATCATTCAATGTGACCATAATACTAGTTTTCGGCAAAGCTAGATTATTCCTGCGCAATAAAAGATCAAATATGTCATAAGTAAAGGACTAAAAAACAAAAAACTCCCCCATCCTCACGGACGAGAGAGCTGATAGATATTTGTATTATGAAAAAGAATAATTACTCACCTATTCTTACAATACAGTCACGAGACTCCTTGTTGTAGATCATCGTGCCTACCTTAGAATACAAGGTCTTTATATTTTGCCAATTATCCTCACCATGGGCGGATACGTTGGTAGGGGCATCACCGGTATAAACCTCCTCGCCTCCGATATTGACAAAATCATATCCACGTTTCTCCATAGAACCGCCCTTATATGCCGTGAACCTGATAGTGACATTACCTTTCTCACGACCACCATACCAGTTACCGTATATACTGCACCTGATCTCAAGAGGTAATTTATCGTAATTATCACCATCCAACAACGGCCCCATCTGGATTAAGGCAGCCTCATTACCTGATTCCATGTTATCACCGCCATGGATAAGATAATCACCTACCCGTTCCTGCGTGGTCTGGTTTTGTTTACTCCAACCAACCAGCTTGCCGTCAACATCCGGGAGGCCGGTGTTATCGAAACCGGTAGCCGTATCAAAGTCAATGCCGTCCTCGTCAGCCCAGATATACCTAAGAACAAGGTAATCGAACTCCGGGATGATCACCACCGGTACGGACTCCTGCCTGCACACGAACGTCTTCTCTTCCTTGGTTCCCTCTTTTATAACCTTGTATGTTACCTGACGTATCTCGCCGGTCTCATTAATATCAGCTGTAACCTTAACCTCAGCAGGGCCAGTACCACTTGTCTTATCTAAATGTATCCAATCATTTTTCTTTGCCATATTATCTTTTTTTTCTTTTTAAAAAACGTATATTTGCGTCATAATCGCGGGGTGGAGAAGAGGTATCTCATTAGGCTCATAACCTAAAGATCGAGGGTTCGATTCCCTCCCCCGCAACTAAATAAATTTGATATACTTATCAAAAGCATTAGGCCACATCCGCTCATAAGACAACATCCTTCTCCTATTATCCTCAGCCAACTCCCGATAATCATTTAACGTGATCATCGACATCTTAAGCTCCTTCATAGCCCTAGCGAACTTACCCGGCTCCTGCTGAGCATATAATTTATAAGCGTCACCAGCGCCTTGTATCAAGCCATTCACGGCGGCATTCTCGAAGATCTTCATCTTGATATACGTCTCGACATAATCCTCAAGGTATCCTAACGCCGTTTCTGGTATATACGGAAGACCGTCATCGTCCTTAGGCGTAGCACGATATATGATATAAATAAATCCATCAAACCCTGTATACATAGTATTGCCGGATATAGTTATATCATAATTATCCCAATCGTACTTATCCCGATACTTGTCGGCGGCGCAATCACGCCTCAACCCACGACCTATAGATAACCTTACGGGATGATGATAATGGAAACGAACCTCGTGAGACCCTATATATATCTTCTCCGTGATCGTCTTCTCAAACTCCTCCTTACAGCACTCGGTGCAGGAGTTCCAACGGAACCCACGCTCGGTGCGCTCGACCCAGCCGATCTCGTGTTGGAGGTCAGCCTTAGCCTTGTCGCCGCCCGGTATCTCGCAAACCAGAGGCTCACATCTATAAGCGTCAAGCATGTCGAAAAAATCGGAAGGCAATACCGCCTGTTTGTTGCTGGTCTTGACAACCGCCTCGGACATGACCGCTATAACACCCCCGAACCTTTTCAAGGCGATCTCAGCCCATCTATAAACAGACGAGGTATCTATAGCCCCGCTATCATCGTATTTATGTAAATCGGCCTTGATCTCGGCCAATAAGCCCTTTATCGTCATATTTAAGTCTTTTGCACAAAGATATGTATTTGAATCATTGATACAAAAAAAATCTAGTCTACCCTCACGGGCTAACTGGATCACAAAAACTTCTACAGCTTATAAACCCATTTAACTCCAAATACCTTACTCTCCGACTCAACCTCCCGGTACAAGAACTTATACCTCCTACCTGATTCCATAGCCAACCTACACTCCCTGTTCAACGCCGGAGAAATATAGAGATGGAAATACTTGTTCCGAGGCATAAAATCAATACACGTATGTACATAAGAATATCCACCAGTTCCACGTCTGTTAATAGTACCGGTAAGCTTATTCAGATATATCTTACGATTAGGATTTATCTTATGGCACAGATAACCGATGTTGTTTATATAAACCCCACCCTCATCCTCCAGATACCTATCACGTATGACTTTCCAGATCAACGACTGGCACTCAAGGATATCATTCTTATCCACGATCGTATGCTTCCTCCTTTTCCCGTTCTTAGACATAATAGATCTATAGAATCGAAGAAAGTATTGATCAAGTATTTTAAATGACTTTGTTTTCATATCACAAATATAACGATTTCATCCTAATACAAGAAATTTATACACAAAAATACACCGCCTGCACCAAGGACGAGGCAAACAGGATAGCCGACAATAACCTCCAATCCGATGGTATCTCTTACGCTAATGGCTTGGCGCAGGCGGATAGATGTGATTGCATGGAGCCAACAAAGACGTGGAGCGCTTACGCTAGCGGAAGTTTTAATGGACGATGTTTAAGTATATCCGTAAGTTATGATAATCCATGTGGTAAATCTAAAACAGCATCATTTGATGTGTATTATACTAGATCTGAACCATCTGGAGATGTAGAATATTTCTCTACCACTAAAACAGTCACCATACCATCCGGATCGGGAACGGTATCAGGCGGAAGCGATTGTGTTAGCAATGCTACAAGCATGTATGTATCTAATCCAAGTCAAGGTGGAGGCTGTTAAAAACAAAAAGGAGAGGTTGATTATCCTCTCCTTTTTATATAAACCTAAGATCTTTTCTCTTAGTATGATTTAATATCCTACTAATATGTCTGGTACTTAATCCCGTTCTTTCCTTTATCTTATCATAGATATAACCCTTGGATACGTAAGCCGACATATCTCCCAGATCTTTTATAATCTTGTCATACATATCGTGCACCTCATTATATCTTATAATAGAGCTGTCTCTCATCCCTCTTTCGCCTATACCGTCAACTATGGCGTCATTGAAACCAAAGAAATTGATTATTGATCTTATTAGATTCATGTTATTGAATTTTTTGTGTTTTCTTATTAATATCCATATCCGGGTTCTCATCCGTAGGGATCTGCAATTTGGTTACAGTTTCCCTTAATGTTTCGGAAACCACATATTCAAGAAGTTTGTCTGGGCATATGAAATCATAATCCCATTGAGATGTACATGGCTTATCTTTTTCAGCTCCACATCCCCCTAGCTCTAACGCCGCTTTTCTGTCGAGAGTTATAAGATCAACATTTATAGCCTCTATGTTAATATCTGGTATATAGATATATCCATCATTGACATAATAATAGTATTGATCTATATTCCCGTATTTACGCTCCTTGTTGTTAGCGTATTTTCTTAACGATATGGAGGTAAATATAATATCATCCATGATATTTGATACTTTGATGATAGCCGGACCTATACGGGTATATATCATATCGGGCAATCTTTTCTTGGATCTCATAAGTATCCTGCATAACTTAAACTCATCAAAGCAACAATCTACCTTACGAACCCTCTCCATTTCCATGCAATTAATATGAGTATACAGCGATTCCTCGCCGAACAAGGTTCCATCAGCATACTTCTGGGCTATATAAGACCTTGCTTTTTGCCTGCCTATGGACAATATCCATCTTCTACTGACATGAGCGTCCTTATTGATGGAGTTCATGTCATTCATGATCCTAGATACAAATTCTGAATTTTTCATGCATGAAATACTAAGGAGGGGATATACCCCTCCGGTTATTACTTCTTTTTCTTAACCTTGCCTCCACATTTCAGTTGAGGTTTCTTTTTCTCGGAGACTTTGCCTCCTTCTGCCATCTTCTTTTTCTTAGCACATACCATAATCTTACTTTTTTAATGTTGGTGATACAATATTAGTCATTTCTATCGAAAATAGAATAAACAAGGTTGATGAAACTACCAACTTACCGCCGCGGCACAGGCTGACACACAAAGACTAGCGCAGGAAAAAGCCAACGCTATGGAGTGCGATTGCATGGAGCCAACAAAGACGTGGAGCGCCAACGCTATGCTGAGCGGTGATCCTTGTAATGGTCTGTCTGGTTCTACATCTACATTAAGGTGCTCCTATGAAGTGTCTTACAATAATCAATGTGGATCATCTAAATCAATAACTGTAACTGTTACTGGCAGGAATGATAATGGGCAAACTGTTACGGCTGGAAGTACTTCCGTAAGTATACCTACTGGGTCTGGTAAAAAAACTGGTGTCATAGGTTTTGATTTAGGAGTACAATGTGGGTCTATAAGTGTTTCTGGGGGAGGATCTGGGAACTGTTAAGATCCTGATATGTAATGGAAAAGGAGAGGCTAATAAGTCTCTCCTTTTTATTAAAAACCATAACAGCAGTGATTGTCAACAATTACCTGAATCATGACCAGAGATTGTTACATCTCCACATACCACTTCTCGGCTAAAATATACACTTCCACTCTTGGTCCCGGATCCTGCGGGAATTGTAAAGCTAGCGCTATTGACCTGCTCTTCTCCGTTTTGTGTATATCCTATACCACTCACAGACCCAGATATAGATCTACCACATTGATTATTATACGTAATCGTAAATCCTCTTGATGTGACAAGTTGTTTATGGCTCATGCAATCATTATTCATAGATACCGACCATGACCACGTCTTTGTTGGCTCCATGCAATCACATCTATCCGCCTGCGCCAAGCCATTAGCGTAAGAGATACCATCGGATTGGAGGTTATTGTCGGCTATCCTGTTTGCCTCGTCCTTGGTGCAGGCGGTGTATTTACCAGCGATTTGCTTATAACTGATAGTCTTAGGAGTACAGTTGCTAGGACAGTTCGTAGCCTTGACATTTCCCCATCGGTCATCATTGCCAACCTTAGAAGGACATATCCTAGCATCAACTGAATATTGTAATACATCCTTGTACTCTTTATACTTGTTATAAGCTTGTTCACTAGCCAGATTCGATGAAGAAGCACAAAATTCACCAGCGCTAACCACCTTAATAGGGCTATCAGGAACACATATATCACCGCATTCGCCCGAACATCCCTTACATACCTCATTGGTATAGACAGTGTAGTCATGTGGATTACAGCAATGTTTACCACCATTCTGCCAATATCCTGTAGGATTGCACTCGCTAGAATAATGCTCCTCGCTATTACCATTATTACACCTGCTATTATCCATATGATATGTATTATCACATCCGCATCCACAAGATCTGGAATCATACTCAACCACCTCGTCTTGATCAGAAGCAGAGGAACAAGGATTGGTTTGACTCCTTTTCTTACGATAGGTACACCCGTCGCAATAATAACTCCAATTACCATAAGTAGGAGTATCATCATCGTCGGCGCAATCACCATTCTTATTGGCGTAAGCCTGAGCTGCGGTCTTAGTCGCCGTATCATTCTTGAAAGCATCCTGAACCTTGCTGTCGGCATCCGCCTGAGATACGGTGGATATCAACGCTGACAACCCTAAAGCGCTATAAGGAACGGATAAAGCTACACCATGTTTACATGTACCACAATTATCCTTATAGAACGTAGCGCTTCCAGTACCGGTCCACACACAAGTGCCATGCTGGTTAGCGTAATCTTGTCCTTTCTGATCTAGGATCTGCTCTGCCTTGCTTCTGGCATCCGCCAAAGAAACCTTGCTGGTGATAGCCGTACCGCCGTTGGCTTGCGTAGAAGTCACCGTTATTCTCTGACCAACCCCGCTTCCGGCGCAATTGTTCTTATAGAAGTCACGGCTTGCCACGTAAGTCCAAGTACATCCACCGTTCTTATTGGCGTAGTTCTGTCCATCGGCTCCACGAACAGCATTCTCGGCCTTCTTATTAGCGTCAGCCAAAGATATGTTGGAGGTATACGGATGTCCTGGCAGCCTATCGCTACTTACGGATACCATGTCTCCTACGCCGCCATCAGCGCAATTGTTCTTCTGAACCTGACCGGTATAGCTTCCTGTCCACGTACAAGTACCTTTCGAGTTAGCCACGCTCTGTCCCTGAGCCGTAACAGCCGCCAATGCTTTGGCGTTAGCGTCAGCTTGTGACACACATGACTTAAACTTACCATCAGAGCTAGGACTTGGGTCCGTAACATCATTCTGGGTTACAGTAACAGAACTACCCACACCTCCGTCAGCGCATTGGCGGGTAAAGGCCTTGGATGCCGTACCAAACCAGAAACAGGTATTGCTACCACCGGCTATATACCGCTCTTGATTGTTAGGATCAGTATAACAGGTATTCGTATTGCGTTGATGTAATTGAGAGATACAGTCCTTACATACGGTCTCTATAGTCTCCCATACTGGTTGCTCGGTCTTCGTATGGCACGTATCATCGTAGTTCTTGTTGACGAACGCCTGACCCATCCTATCAATGTAGGCCTTAGCCAAAGTGTCAGCCTCCTCTTGTGAACGGGTAGAAGTGAAGAACTGACCCATAAGATCTGGGGTTACGGTAATAGGATCAGCATACTGGCAAGTAGGACACTTAGGAGTGAACTCCTTGCTATAATTACCTACATATATCTTCAGTTCGTCGCAAGTACCACGATCGTTGGCTATAGCCTGACCTTGCGCCTTGACAGCGGCCTTGGCAAGCTCATCGGCGGCGAACTGGCTCTCGTATGAGTAGAACGGACCTCCGGTCACGTCAGCCTCAGTAACGGTAACTGAAGACGGGATAAGACCAGACGGACAATTATTCTTCTCAAACGCCTCGCTATAATGACCGGTGTACTTAGGAGCCTCATGGCAAGTACCACGCTCATCGGCGATCTTCTGACCTTGATTCATGACAGCGGCCATAGCGACTAAGTTAGCCTCATCCTGTGATACACAAGACTGGAACGGATGACCTTCCACCATATCTTGTGTCACGGTGAACGGATTTCCTACCTGATTAGCGCCACAATTGCTCTTCGTGAACTCGAAGCTAGCCTTGCCGGTATACATAGTGGCGTTAGAGCAAGTACCCTTGGTGTTAGCCAAAGCCTGTCCTTGAGCCTGTACGGCGGTCATGGCCATAGCGTCAGCGGCGGTCTGGGAGTCGTTAGACTGGAATGGGTGTCCTTCTACCATATCTTGGGTGATCGTCACCTTAGATCCGATCTTACACTCACCACAGTTGTTTCTCGTGAATTCCAAGGAAGCACGGCCGGTGTACGTACAAAGGGCGTGGATATTGGCAAGGGCCTGTCCTTGGGCGTCAACGGCGGCCTTGGCCTTGTTATTGGCATCCTCCTGAGATACGGTAGACGTGAACGGATAACCGTCAACCATCCTATCATTTACCGTATAAGTACCACCAGTTCCAGTACCACAATTGTTACGGGTAAACGTACGTGTATAAGTACCGGTATATACAGGCACCTTCTCGCACTTACCTTTCACGTTAGCCACATCCTGACCTTGAGCCTCGACGGCGGCCTTAGCCTTATTGTTGGCGTCTTCCTGAGATACGGTAGACCTGAAATCTCCTGTCACCATAGTCTCATCCACGACAACCTTGGTGCCGTATTGGGTCTCATCACAGTTATTACGAGTGAACTCCTTATTATACCTACCGTAGTAGATCGTCTTCTCCTTACACTCACCTTCTAGGTTGGCTTGTTGCTGGGCGTTAGCCTCAAGATCGGCCTTAGCCTTATTGTCAGCATCCTCCTGAGAGATAATAGAGAAGTACTTACCAGCGGCTACAACATAAGTATAAGGTTGACCGATATGGAACTCATCGCAATTGTTTCTAGTGACTGTCTTCTCCATCCTTACGTTATAGTAGACGTTAGTCTGACAGTCGCCACGCTCGTTGGTGATAGCCTGACCTTGCGCCTCGACAGCGTCCTGCGCCAGCTTGTTGGCGGCATCCTGCGATACCGTAGAAGTAAACGGATATCCAGAACACATCTTCTCGTCCACGGTGAAGTCAACAGGAGTAGAACCCTCAGGGCAGTTGGTTCTCTGGAATACCTTGGAGTACGATCCGGTAAATACCGGTATCTTCTCACAGTTACCCTTGATATTCGCTATATCCTGACCTTGAGCCTCGACAGCAGCCCTTGCTAGGCTATTAGCGTCTTCCTGAGACACGATGGATCTGAAGTCTCCTGTAACCATCGTCTCATCGACAACCACATCCGTACCGTATTGGGTGGAATCACAATTGTTACGGGTAAAGGTCTTGCTAAACTTACCATAATAGATATTCTCCTTAGGCTTACACTCACCCTCCAAATTGGCTTGTTGTTGACCGTTCTTCTCAATATCCTCAAGAGCCTTCCTATCGGCGTCCTCCTGAGAGATGGAAGATACGTACTTGCCCTCAGGAATGATATAAACATATTCCTGACCGTCACTGAACTTATCGCAATTATTACGTATAAACGTCTTCCTCTGCTCCTCGTTATACCAGATATCGGTTATACACTCACCATGCTCGTTGGCGTATTTCTGACCGTTCAGGGCTATATCCTCCATAGCCTTGGCGTCTGCGTCCTCCTGCGAGATAAACGACTTGTAAGTCCTTTCCTCGACCGTATACAACACCACCGATCCATGCTGGTTGGCCAGACAGTCGTCCTTGGTGAACGGCTGAACCATCTTGATATTATAATAAACGGGCTTGGCGTCTTGGGCTATCATATACTCCTTGACAATATTACCGTCCTTTGACGTTATACGGAACTTAGCCGTACAGATCTGACCGGTATAATTAGCCTTGTATACGATATTAAGCTTATTATCGCCTACCCCATGGCTCTTGTCGTTAATGGCAAAGCAATTACCCTCGACACAATTCTTATCTATTTCCCTTGCCATATTATCCTTCAGTTATTCTCCATGAAACATCATCTCCGGCCTCTACCCTCACGATTTGGGTATCACCATCCTTATTAAGCGTCAACCTTTGCGGATCCACGTTGAAGGGTGGTTCCGGTTCCGGCTCACTACCATCACCGCAAGTGCAACATACCAGCTCGATATCATACTCGGTATTGGACTTGATATCGATGACAACCTGACCGTTCTCGCTAGTCACGTTATCGAAGTCATGATCAAGTATGATATAAGGTATATCATTAGGCTGTTGATTGATATTAACAACCTTACCGTTCAAGACAAACATCTCATGATGCTGTTCGTTATCCATATTCTTAGGCATAGCTATGACAAAGCTAGCCTCATACAAATCAGTGGCTCCGGGATCCTCAGGATCGGCATACACTATATATCTGCTATCCTCTTCCGGGACTTTCATGGATAAGCCGTTCACGTTCATGGATACTATATAAGACTTGCTCACCGAGCCACCAAGGGTAAGGCAGGAGGCCTTGACCGAGGCGGAGTTAAGCTTGGCGTTGATGACCGCCGTCCCGCCCTCCATATCGAACATGATATTGGTCGGATCCACGCTTACCCGCTCCATGCCCTTCTGGGTTATGGTAGCGAGCTTCGTAACCTTGCCTTTCTCGACCGCTACGTAAGTCTCCCTAGGCAACCTGCCCATCCATCCCGGCTCTACCTTAATAGCCACCTTGTCGGGGCCGGTACCGGAAATCTTGTCGTAGGACACCCATGAGGAGCCTTGCTCGATCTTGGCAAGAATATCTTTTAAATTACTAGCCATATCAATCCGCTTGCGTTATAGTCCATTTATCACTCTTGCCGACAATAATCTCAAGGATCTTCTCTCCACCCTCAGGAGGATACTCGAAGTTAGTAGGCTTAATCTCAAATACGCTGGCGCCTCCACAACCAAGATCACAGATCATATCCGGCAACCATCCCTCCTCAAAAAACCGTTCTATAAGCTCCCTGACAGCCTCTGAAAAAGAATCAAGCTCTAACCTGTCTACGGGAAGAGATCCCTTCTTGAGGGTCTCACCACATACCCAGCCGTCGCACTCGGAAGCCAAGACCGTATCGTACACTCTTTTAGCCATAACATGAGGTATTTAAAATATTACTATTCAATGTAGTATATACGATATTAACATCAGTGAACTCATCACCCATGCAATATTTCTTCTTAAACTTAACGGACCTGCCAGAAACGACATATCCGTCATTAGGGACGATAGTACCACAATAGGTAACGCTGAGCACGTTCAACGGCTCGTATCTTAATCTGACAGCTTGAACGCCCTTGAATGAGTCACGCTGGATGGACGCCGTGGCGCCAGATACGGCAACCAGCTTCCTTACCAGAGACTCGATTACGTTATTCATGCTATCACCGTTCCTGATATCTGCCTCAGGAAACGACTGACCGTCATATATGATCTGGGAGCTGTAGATACTACACTCGTTCCCCGGTCTATATTCCGGCTTACATGGATTACAATTTCTCATATTATCAAATTAATTTGTTGATCATTCTTCTTAACTCGGATATCTCGGCATCCCTATCCCGTATAGCCTTTATCATAGCATTAAGGGTATCGGACATATCGCAATTAGGGGATAATCCCAATGATTCCACACGTACCTTATCACCGGGATAAATACAATCGGTACTCATGTACGTAGAGCACGGTACTTTCGTATCGTCTACAGTAGGCCTGTATTGTTTTTTGTTGCAACCATTCATTACCACGTCTCCTCTTCCGTATCGTTATCCCCGCCGCTACCACCGGCGTTGACAAGCTCGTTTATAATCCTCTTCAAATCCAGAACCTCACGATGGTATAAATCTATCTGCTTATCCCTAGACGCTATAATACGCCTCAATGAGTCTATAACGACAGAGATATCAGTACCTTTCTCTATACCATCCACCACCAACTCATCGCCTGAGTACAAGACGCATTTATCATACAAGGTTATAGGACATCCATAACCAACACAAGGTTCGTCCTGACAATCCCGATCGCAAGGATCACAAGGATCGTTAGGGCATTTATTAAGAAACCTATCTATCTTAACGCCATGACAACACTCTTCGGGACGTTCCCGTGAATGATCATGACAACAACCACCTGTATTACACATATTAATAATATTAATGTTTTTAGCAAAGATACTTATTTGGTTTGATTATAAGACAACAAGACGTATGAAACAATAAGAGGTAGAGACCATAAGCCTCTACCTCCAAAACACTAATCTAACATTATGGAAAACACAAACGCATTATCACCAATAACACTGATCTTCTTGATCGATATTCTCAATCCATTTCTCGCATTCAAGATTAAGGTCAGCGTACTCCTGTCCCTCTACCATCAAGACCTCACGAGCCTTGGCGTTGGCATCCTCAACCGATATCCATGACCTGAACCTGTTGGCTTTGATAGAGTAATATACTTTACCGGACTTATATCCGAATGGACATATCTTCTCGAACCAATCACCGATCATAGTATTATAGAATACAGGTGAGCAACTACCCTCGGCATTAGCCTTCTCCTGACCTTCTTTCATGAACTTCCTATAGGCTAACGTATCGGCGTCTATCTGGGAGATATCGGATATGACAGCTCCAGCTGGTAATTCATATACAATACCTTCCTTGCCTGATGTGCCAGCCTCGCAATCGTTCTTGTAAAACAAGCCACGAAAAGGCTGTGAGGCCCAGTCCTCGCAGCAAGCCCCGACGGAGTTGGCCTCTCCCTGCCCGATCCGTCCAAGCTCCACCCTAGCCTTATCATTGGCATCTTTCTTGGATACGTAAGAGACAAACCTGCCTTCCTCTATACATACCTGCTCCTTGGATCCCTTACCGCTTACGCAATTGTTCTTGATAAACTCATCGCATACCTGATCATTATACCATACAGCCGGTATTATGTCGGCATATGTATTGGCGTAGTCCTGACCGTTGGCTTTGATATCATCCTCAGCCTTGCCGTCAGCCTCCTCCTGCGTATCGCCAAAATAGACGTTGGCCGGAATCCGGTAGTCAACAGAGCCGCCCACATACCCGGCAGGCGGGTTATTTCTGGTGAACGTCCGAACTATTTCTTTATTACCGTATACCATTGTGATTCACTTTGTCACAAAGATACAATTTAAAATCAAATTACAAAGGAAGAGCCTTTTTGCTTCTCAAAACCTTATACAGATAATCCCTTAACTGCTCCTCGGTAGTTATATACCCAAATTCAATCATCTTAGCTATATCAATCTCTAGCTCCATCAACTCTTTAGCCTTGACCTCCTCGCCAACAGAGTTTCTTATCATAGTCTCATGAAGACCGTAAACTATTATATTCAAAGATCTAGCTAAATCCTGTATTTTATCTTTAAACCTTGACGAGTCCACGATTTTAGATAAAGCGGAAGACATTCTCCTATAAGCATCACCAGCCTTATCTCTGTAATCTATAAGTTGATCATGTACAAACTTCAAAACCTGAACCTCAAATCTAGGATTTATCCACATGGCGAATTTTATAAATAGCAAAGGATGCATCCATATCTTATCAGGTGTCTTGCCATGTTTTGTAACTCTACCTTTTACTTTTACAAATAACTGATTATCACCATTGTCCATTTTTGGACTATGGCTTTCATCATCCTTTAGAGCTTCTAAAAATTCTATGGTTTTAGGACTATCTATAAACACAGAAAACTTTCTTCTTATATTATCGGGATTATCATTCCATTGCTTAAGTAAACTATTGGCATCAAAATAACCATCACTAGTTCTTTGAAAAACGTTAAAATCGCCCATCTTTCTTGTTAAAACATTTACTGTCTTCATTTTTTAGTCTAATTTTGAGATTAATAATTAATTACTTTATGTCCGCTCCCTCGTGAGAGTCGGCGGACATACAAAAATAGCCAATCGGGATGATAAACACAAACCGATTGGCTATTTTTAATATCCTAAAATCAGGACATTAATTACCCATTGCAGATCTTATTCTCAATAGCGTAAAGGATTTTCGCTACGGTCTTATCGCCATTTATCTTCACGCAAGACTCGCCAAGATCCCTGACGTCTATAGCCTCCCTAATACGGGTAAGCTCTTCATATATCTCCTCTATCACGTCGGAGATCATAACGCACTCATCAGAGTCCTTATACTTTGACCACTCCGGAAGATCACCCTCATAAGGTACGCAAGTGGACGGAGTTATATGTGAACAATTATACTTTCTCATGCCAGCAACTTATTAACACGTTCCTTTAACGATCTCACCTCATCCGGGCATAACCCGCAATCATTATCACATAATGACCTTTGCAGACGAATTATCTTACCCCAATAGGATATATCGGGCTTATTCCCGATCCTATACCTATGGTATCTCATATATCTACCCCATTGGCAGGACAGCCATTCGTCTACGGACTTACATAAATCCGTCCTATCAAGGTTTGATATGCTCTGCGCGCCCATTCAGAATCTCCTTTCTCATTTCCTGTACCTCCTCGTCAGGCGGGCATCCATACGGCAGGTTCTTGATCCATTCACGGATCTTTTTCTGCATATTAAGATAAGATACACCCACGCCATCACCCTTGGTACGAACTTGCTTATATATACTAACCACGTCACGTTCCATGGTCTGCAACGGATCTTGCATAACCATACAACCAGCGGTGCTTCTAGAAGCGTACTCCATATCGCTAACAGCGGTAGAAGAAGAATGATTCATCATACTTCTCTCAATCCTTTCTCTCTCGGCCCTTAACGCCTTTTCCTTACAAGTGTTACAACCCACGACTAAATATTTTTATGTTTAACAATCCACGCAATTGGTAGCCATCTCAAGAAGCTCTCCGACACGATCAATAATCTCATGGGCGGCCCTTATGTTATCCAACCTGACATTCGCCTCGGCTACGGCCATAAGTGTCTCCATCTCCTGTATCTTGTCTATAAGACCCTTATCCTTGTCCTCGCATAAGACATCAGTCTTGATCCATAGCCGGTCGAGACGTCTGCGTATAAGATCCGTCTTAAGATACTTGCGACTGAAATTGTAAGTGGAAGGGCTACCTATGATCTTAATATCATATATACCGTCTGGAAGATCAAGATACTTAACATTGCAATCATCATAATTAAAACAATTGAGACCTAGCGTTAGGCTGGTAAAGGTATTGACCTGATTCTTGCCAAGAAACAACGTAACGGGGTCGGACATACCCGGCGTAGTGATCTCGATGATCGCCTTCCTATCCTCCAGCAGCCCCCACTCGGACTCATCCAGTACCTGCAATACCTTTGGATCACGTGTCTCTATCACCTGAAATGACAGCCGAATATCATTCATATTAACCTTCTTGTCGTACCGGCACAAGCTATCGTCATAACGAGCCTGCATATCAAGATCAGGGACATCGGTATAATATGTCTTGACCTCATGCCCGTTGATAAATACCGATGTTATCTGGCAAACATGAGACCTAGCGACATCAAAAAACACCATCCTTACATTACCCTCATAATCAACGCCCGATGTCGGGTATGTCAATATCTGGGTATTATACTCACCATCGTTACGTCTAGCCACGACAGTAATAACGATAGGTTTCTCTATATCATAATCATCCATGATAATCCTTGCGGCGAACTTATCATGAATTATCTTCGGTATGATATTTATCTGGTTCATATTAATATCTTTTTCACAAAGATACTAATTTGAACAATATAACAAATGAAGCTACAAGATAAGAGCTGCAAGTAGATCTTCCTCACTAAGAAGAATACCTCCATTAATAGCCATAAACATGGCTAGATAAAGATAAAGAGGCTTAAGATCATAGGTGAGCATCCTACTTCTAAGAGCCACAATAAACCTATTAAGGTCGGTATTATCTCCAGCTACCGACATATAACTTTTAAAAAGAAAAGTACTGTATATAGGATCGGATATAGATAAACCAACATTATTATAAGATATATCACATACCTCTACCCACAATCTAATAGACTTAATAATCAAATCCTTTATAATTGACTTATTTAGCATACATCCAAATCTTACCAAAGCCACGATGTCACCCCACTTCTGACCAGAAACATCCCTTACGACATACATGGATCCGTTTAACGGGTCTTTCACAATAGATGATAAAACATTATTACATCCAATAGAATCGGATAACTCTTGAATGTTAAACATATCGTTATCATGATTAAAGATAACAGATATATCGCCACCTCTTACGACGCTTAAATTATCCATCACGAATCCTCCATAAAAGAACAAACATCAAAACAATCATCAAAAGAGCAGAAATCAGGAACATATCCCTTCTTCCCGTTCTCTATATCAGAAGCAGCCCTATCAGCAAAAGCCCTTAACTCCAATAAGCTTACACTTAAAAACTCTAATGCCGATTTCAGATACTTATACAAGGATGAGGTCTTCATTTCTTTAAATCCCTCATGATCCAGGCGTTTGTTGAATTTACTGAAAAGAGTCTTATCATTTCTCCCATCAGCCCTGTTGCCATTATTCTTAAGCTTACCGTTTGACTTAACAATATTCCTTATACTATTGATTGATTTCGTACCAATAATATTCACCATAATCATAACCTTATGATCAACAGCCGCCTTTCTAGCCTTGTTAGCTCTCTCCTTAGAACTTACTGGAGAAATATCTTCACCACCTCCAATATATCTAAATTTAGCCTTGCTTACGAAACATGATGGATATATCTTACGCATATTCCATTTGTAATTATAATCACCAACGGATCTCATGATTGACAACTCGTTGTCAATAACTAATGATACCATGCTGTAAGCCTTCTCAAAACACTTAAACGAACCAACATGCTCATAAATAAACCGATATGTCATACCCAGCTTAAAATCATTATCCGATATCCTGTTAAACGCAATAGCCCTATCAAAGTTGATGATAATAGCCATGATAATCTTAAGCCTAAAATAAGGAGGTATATAGATGTTGTTAGGATCAATATCCCTTGGATTAGCCGTGGTATAATCAGCACCGGCGAAAGTATCTCTACGCTTCTTGAAATTACGTGGATATATAGGCTGACCTTTAGACAGCTTAATACAAGAGCGTCCCTCAACTATCTGCTTCTTCTCAGCCTCAGTATATACAGGAAATTCTTTTATCATAGAAGAACATTTCCTCATGTAATTCAAGTCAAACTTCATATCACCATTATCTTAACCACTTCAAATATACGAAAAAGATATGATTCTTGGAAGTAAAAACGTGGCTAATTTTACTACATATCAATGATATTATATCAATAATACGATAAGTACCTGAAACACAGTTGTTCATTTTGTGACATGTGTATTAAGAAGCTTCGCTACCCTCTCTAGGAAAATCCATTATAAACTATTCTTACCTTTAATAACCACCTATTGTTAATTAATAACTTGACTAATGAATTGATATTAGCTAACGCATTTTATTATTCAAAGTAGATAACTAAAAATCATTAACTTAAAAACCAGTAGTATGTATGTAAATAAAGATCTCAATAATACCACCAAAAATGCTTTATGTTTAAATTATCTGCATACTTATCACATCTTCTTGTTCGATCTTATTCGCATAATTACTACCTATGTTAAATGTTAATGAATTTATATACTTACTTCTTTTCTGCGCTAAAGCGTGAAGTGCCAAAGGAAATCGGCAGGGTGGATCGTGAGTCGCTCCGCTCCTGGCCGGCCATGGAAGGCAACCACCAGCCCCACGCCATGACGCCGCCACCTTGTTCATTGGCTTCCAACAAGAGTCACCTAAAAACAATACTTGTCTATACAATTATCTCTACGGTTCCAGAAGTTAAATAAGAACTATTTGGCTTTAAGGAAAGTTGTTAGTTAAAAAGATGGTCGATTAAGTCATCTGGTCAAATAAAATCCTTATATTTGCGATACGGTCGGTTGGATGAGTTGGTTTAGTCGGTGGTCTGCAAAACCATATACCTCGGTTCGAATCCGGGACTGACCTCATATTTGCAATTCTTTTCTGGGGTGATAACCAATAGGTGTATGGGGTTTCTTGTACACCTATTATTTTATCAATCCGAATCTTTTCAACAACACGAATAATACAACCAATATACCTAAGATCGACATAAAGATAATAGCCATCGGCCACCTTGATTCCTCCTTATCGTCTATATCCTTATGCTTGATGTCTGTCTTCTTATCAATATCCTTAACACCGGTAATCGTCTTATCAACGCCAAGGGAATCGGTCGTCACCGTGCTATCCCGCCGGCCGATGACGATATGAGCGTCCGTCTGGGAGGACACGGGTCGCTCCCCAGTGGATGGATCCACCTCCTTCGTAGTATCGAATTTCCTCTCAGTTATGACAATATCAGCATTAAGATCAGATGTCCTGATCTCTACGATCTTCCGGTCCATGACCTCATCTATCATCGTCTCTATCCTGCTTATCAAACGATTATCTATAGACGTGTCGCTAACCTGCCTCCTGCTTCCACAAGAGGACAGGAATAGCGACAGACCTAAACAAAAAACAGCCTTAAGACTTATCCTTAACCTTATCATCAGCAATCTTCTTTATATCGTCAAACATCTCGTCAGGTATGTTTTTAGAGAAGCCAAACATCTTGAATACGTTTATTCTCTTGAATACAGCCTTGAACACCTTAACCAGATAAGCGTCAGCGAAAGCATCCCCTATCGTATTCAGGAAAAGCATCACATATCCAACAAGGGCTATATACACCCCATATTTGGTAACGGTAAGTATCATGCTAGCCTCCTCCTCGATCGGGTATAACGTCTTATATATAACACATAATGTCATTACTATAAAACAAGACAAAGCGAACTCCTTAAGAATATCAGTAAACCTGACCTCCCTAAACCATCTCTTGAAACTAAACCTCCTCCTACGGCTTCTACGGAGCTTCCAGCCCCTTACGCTTTGCGCTAACCTAGCCAAAAAATTCGCTATTAATACTATAAGTAATACAGTCAATAAATGATGCACTGGCTGGAAGTAAGCCCAACAAGAAGCACCATACGCAAGCGCTATATTCCATAAAGCCCCCACTCGCTCTATCATGTCTTTGTCTTTCATTTTATACCATATACGCAAAGTTAACCACTATACCGTTAAGTACCTAAAACACCACGGCGTGTATACCGTTCCTCGTATCAAGGCTGTCAAAATGCAACCAACCCACCTTCCCTTCAAGCCGGAAAGGATATGGTAACATATCTTGATGATCCAAAATCAAACCTCTGGCCTGTTCCGCCGTCATTGACTTGACATCGAAATCCCCAGCCTTACCCAACACATGAGCGGATAGATAAACATCTTTCTTATCCTTAACTATCTGGCAGATGTTGCATCTAAGACCACGTTGGGAAAACTGCCCCTGCTTGTCCCAATTATTACAATACATAGGCTGTTTGATTATATCCCTCCGTAATATAAGAAGATTATAGAGAAACGCTGTATCAAGAAACTGCCACGATCTGTCCTTCCACTTATTGTATGTATGAGGACACACCAATTCCACTATATCAAAATACGAACCTAATTCTTTTATAATATCATTTCTATTCATATTATCAATTTTTAAAGTAATGCAAAATAATAATACCACGATAACCTGATCCTCCTTGACCTCTCGTAGCTCCACTATTAGACGCTTTAGAGGCTCCTCCTCCACCACCTCCATAATAAGTGGCATTACCTCCATTTTTGCCATTAATAATAAAACCCTCAATATCCTCGACTCCAGCTCCATCACCTCCCCCGTGATTTCCGCCTTTCCCTCCGGATAAAAAGCCCATATTCCATCCTCTTGTATAAGCTCCCGATCCACCACCAGCGCCCATAGGATAAGGATATCGGTCAGGATATTTGTTGTTAAAAACATATGATCCATCTTGCCCTGGATTTCCCGGGGAAGGATCATGACCATCCCCTTCAACTCCATATCCGCCTCTTCCACCTTTACCTGCAATAGCCTGATATATACCGAATATACTATCACCACCTATATCTCCTACAACCACCCTATATGTAACACCTGGATTTACGGGTATAGTCCCAGTTAGTACACCACCTCCGTTACCGCCACTCCCGGCATTATATACATCGGAATATTCTCCATTAAGACCTCCGGCGACCAACGCGAACTCAACCTCATAGACCCCATCAGGAACCGCCCAATATCCATTATCCTGAGGAGATAGCTCCTCGAATACCTCTATTATCTTCCTTTTGGGTAACATCCTTCTTCTCATCATAAAGCAAATAGGATTTTACCCCCCCCCCAATTTAGTTTTAAAATATTGATATTCATAATATTATTATGGTTTAATCGTCCATCTCTGGGCGTAGTTATTTTTTAGCACATATATCTTCTCCATAGGTGTAGCGGGAGACCCGTTGGACGAGCCTTTCACGAATCCCTCTGGGGCCTGCTCCGTGCCGGAAGGACGCTGGTTTTCGGTTGGATAAGCAGCAACATACATGCTTACCGAAAGACTATAGAACTGGTTCCTCTTCCCATCCTTAGCCACGGATGTCATAGTAATCTGATCCCATCCTACAACAAGGTCGTAGAAAGAGTTCACGAAATCATCTGATCTTTTTTGGCTATGAGTGGATGCATTCACGTTAAACCATGTAATAGCCCTCATCTCATAAATATAATCCGGAAGCTTATCCATTCTAAGACTATTGCTATGAGCTGCAACGAAACTAGTAAGATGTTCCAATCCCCTTCCAGACATATTATCATCATTCCAACCCGTCCTCCTTTCTCCATTTACCCAGTCATCTAAAAAATAAAAATCAGTAATATTAGGATTTATCTTATCTACCTCGAAAAAAGGAAGGGTATTTATATCAAAATAATTCCACATATCAGAAGGGCCAGGATGTATTTTCAACGAAGTTAATTTAGGAAGATCATTAAACTCCTTTATATACCTATCCAAATAACATGAAGACAATTCAAGGGTTTGAATATTTTTCATATTTTTTATATTCCTTATCCCGCTAGATTCTATATCCCTAAGATCAAGCATATTAAACATATTTAAATAATATACCTCTGTCTTACTGGTTATAGCCTCAGGAATTACGGTCATTCTTTGCCCTATATTTTGAAGATCGATATAAATTAACTTTTTGGATCTTGACAACCTGTCTACAGGTATACCGTCATTAACATACATCGTATGGGATACGACCAAAAACTCAAGTCCTGGTATATCCACAATCGGGAAAGCCGTCATCTTACAAATTTGGATATTGGCATAATAAATATCACAAGTAAAATCTATCGACACAGCCCGTTGCACGTCCCTCCTCCCATCAGCGTAAGCATGATTATCCACAGGTACGTATTGCGATCCATCCTCCTTCCTGAACCACCACGTAGTATTGGGATTTTTCTTATGTTGTATCGCTAAAGAACGGAATATAATACGATAATTATCCTTCCCTTGAACCTTGGTCATAGGAAACTGCTCCTTTATTCCATCCCCCCAATCCACATTAGCCATACCGGGCTTTCTGGATCTAAACTCGACAAACGTATTATAAGGATTACCAACGACAGGATCAGGTACATAATTATAATCATCGGTATAATAATTTCTAAGTGCCCTATCCCATGTGGTGAACCACACGAACTTGTTGGATGATGCCTCGTATTTATATAATGTCTTAGCCATTACCTATCTTGTTAAAATATTCTACAATAACATTCCTGTCCAATCCCATAGAATCACATAAATACTCCCCTTCTGGTTGACCCCCAAACGATAATACCTTATCCGTATCATGAGCTAAAACATCTCCATTGCCTACAAAGGTACGCCCATCGTCAAATACGATAAGCTTATATGGCTTATACGACCTCGTGTCAATATCAGAAGATCGTATTGACCTTAACACCGAAGCCTCTGGCGCCATACTAAACCTCCATCCATAATTATTCATAAGCACATAAACCATCTCCATAGGAGTCGATGGAGAGCCATTAGACTGACCCTTTATAAAACCAGAAGGTGCCTGTAATACGCCACTAGGCCTTTTATCAGAAGGACTGGAAGCCGAATACATAAGTAAATACAATCCATAAAACTGATTCCTTTCGCCATCAGAAGCAGAGGAGGACATAGTGAGATAATTAAACCCCATTACCTTATCATATAATGTTGATATAAACGTATCACATCGACTTTGGGTTGACAAGCAGAAATGCATATAAAAGCTATTCATAGACCTCATCTCATATATATAATCCGGGAGATTACTTACATCTATATTACTATAACTATGTGAAGCGTCGAGACTCTCAATGTTTTCCAACCCCTTACCACTCATATACGGATGCCAACTTACAACAGATCCATACCATCTGTTTATATGACTGAAAATCTTTAAACTAGAATTTATCCTATCCACCTCATCCATAGCCGGGCATGTATTAGGATCAAACGATGGCATAGCTACTCCCGGGGATATATATAATTCTCTTAGCTTGCTAAAAGACAGCCATTCCCTTGGATATACCCTAACCCTTCCACCAGCTAAATGCAATATCTCCAAATTAGGCCACATGGAAGGGAATTTCCTTATATTGGAAGCTTCGGTATCACTAAAGTCAATAGACTTGGACAAATTCAGACCTTTCAATTTAGTTAGTCTATTCCAATCCTCCGGAATGGACGTCAACGTATCCACACCAAACTCACTTAATGTTATACGCTCTATATTTACCGATCTCATTATCCTATCCTTTGGTATATCTGTTATGGTACGATCCCCAGGAATACTTATAATTATATTGATAAGGCTAGGCATATCAAGTATAGGGAAACCTACCATCATAATCCTATAGGATTCCATCATCGTAACATTATTGGTAAAAGACATGGATATCACACGCTCCTTATCCATGCCATCATCATAAGTATGATTAGGGACAGGGATATACTCACTCCCGTCATCCTTATAAAACCACCATGGGTGACTGTCGGGATTCTTATGATAACTTATATCCCTTCTCCTGAACATCAACCTATATTGACCATATATAGATCCACTCCTAGCCTTTACAAAAGGGAATTGCTCTTTATTCCCATCTCCCCAATCAACCTCGCACATGCCGGGAGCATTAGAATAAAATCCTATAAACTCATTATAATTATTACCATCCAATATAGGATCAGGCACATCATCAGTAGTATCATTCCTGTTAACGCCCCTAAAAGCGTATTTACCCTTAGTAAAAAAGGTTATAGACCCTTTATTCGTATCCTTACATATCAGCCTCATACCTCTCCCTCCTCTATTCTCCTGAAATACTCGACAACCGGTGAGCTGTCCAATCCCAGATCGTTACAGATATCTATAGCCTCGTATTTGTCGGCGAAATTATACTTACTCATATTATCATCCAACACGTCTCCGCTGAATACTGACACATGACCGTCCTTTACGCCAAGGACGAACGGGGCGATCCTAGTCTTCCCAGCCCGCCTTGCCCTCGTAAGGGCGGCCTTAGAAGCTGGGGCAGGGGCCAAGACCCATGTCTGCCCGTAGTTATTGGTAAGCACATACACCTTCTCCATAGGCGTCGTAGGATTACCGTTGCTAACACCCTTAACAAACCCCTCAGGGGCTTGATAAACGCCAGATGGTCTCTTGTTGGTAGGAACTGCGGAAGTATATAAATCTAAGGTAAGTTTATAAAACTGATTCCTATTACCGTCAGAAGCCGTCTGTGACATCGTTATATAACTCCACGACATTATCTTATCATAAAACGTGTTAACGAACGTATCAGTTCTCTCCTGCGTATTTATAAATCCACCATCACACAAAGTCCATATCCTAAATTCCCTTACCTCATACAACCAATCTGGAAGATCATCTACCGGTACCGTGCCTGAATTACAATACGTGCCCTGAATCTTATTCAACTTACCTCCTACCAGATCTTGTTTCCATGAGCTACCACTACCCATAAAAGTAACGCCTGTCTTATCATCCCCTACCTTATCCAACTCATCAAATACAGGTATGTTATTCCTATCGCTAATGATACTTATATCCGCAGCTGGAATAGAATTAAACGCTGGGTCATACGAAGGGATATTACACCAATTGAAATTAAACCCAGTAAGATTCTTCCATTCCGAGAATCTTCTCCAATTAGAATCAGGATTATCAGCGAAATTAAAAACACTGTTACATCCGAAATACCTCAGATTTTTCATATTTAAAAAACCTTCCGGCCAATTGTCCCAAACACCAGGATGAGAAAAAACCCCCATCTGTATATTACGAAGATTAACGCTCTTACCTATCCTGTCATATGGGATATCACCATTTTTAAGAACGGATCTGGTCATAGCCAAATAAGTTATATCAGGTAGATTAACTATAGGAAACTCATGGAGGACAATACCATCCATATTGAACTCCCCATCGATTACGTTAGAGAACCTCATCGTAACCTCCCTACGCCTGATATCGCTATACTTATGTGGAGGAACCGGTATATACTGAGATCCATCCTCCTTCCTGAACCACCATGTAGTATCGTCAGGATTCTTTTTGTACTCAATATCTAAAGACCTGAATACTATCCTATAACTACCGTCAGATATCTTGACCAAAGGGTATTGATCCTTTGTCCCATCACCCCAATCGACGTCCACGAGTCCTGGATTGTTTGCCGAGAACCTGAGATTACGATTAAAATTACCTAAATCTACTATCGGATCAGGCACATAATCAGCATTCCTCCCATTATAACAAGGGAACCTATCCTCGTTAACATAAAACGTCACCGAGGACAGGGGCGTATCATATCCTACTAAAAATCCCATATCAACTAATTGAGGTTATATCATAAGACACCCATTCCTTGTATCCGTTAACCATCTCATATACCTTGTTGATGGTCTTGCATACGACAGCGAATCCGATATCCACGTTAGGGAACTTCTCGTTAAGCTCATCTATCGTAAGTTCCTTGGTTATGCTCTCGTCCCATTTACGCATTTCCTTTACCTCCATAAGGATCGGTTTACCGGTTGTGCCTACGCTCATTACCCACTCACCCTCACGATTGGCATCCGCCAGATCAGGGAAGATAGTAACGCCAAACAACTCCGTGAGCACGAACTCATCACCGTTCCGGGTAAACGACACCGCCGCTCCGGGGGTCAAGACTACCTCGTTAACCGCCAGCATACTCACCAGCTTCTTGGCTCCCCCTGATACGGTACCATTCAACACGACAGTCACGTTACCCGTAGCACTATTAACGAACTTGATATCATTCTTCTCGCTATTTATAGCCTGTAACCTAGACCCAGATACGATATTTACGATCTCATAATTCTTGTCGTAAGTGCTCTGTAGCGTCACATTACCGTATTTAGTATCGATAAGGGTAATCCACTTAGCCTTACCACCTACTATCTCAACAAGCTTATAAAACACGTCATTGCCGTCAGCGTCAACCCATCTAGCTATAGCTCCAGGAGCGAAATTAGTCACCTCCCGATCTTGGGTATAACTTATAGTGCTTTCCGTAGGCTTATTAGTCAAAGTAACATAAAGGCATTGCTCTACGTCGGCTTCCATCTTAACTATCCCAGCTCCATCGTAATAATAATCAGGTACATTTTTTTCTCGTATCAACAAGATAGTACCTTCCTTAAGCTTATCGGCGTTAGTTGGATCATCCACGAAAGACTTCATCTGGATATAAGTATCGAAGATAATAGACGTACTCTTATCCTCTATCTTCTGATTGATATCATTGACAATATTATTAATCTCGTCTTTCGTATAATAAGGAGATAAATCAACCTTCGGGCCTTCCTGCTCTAAAGCCTGAGTTCCATCCCACCAATAATCAGGTACCTCCTGCTCCCTGATCCAGAAGCTGTCCCCCACACGGAGCTTAGCCGTGTTCTCCGGAACCGCCAGCCACTCATTCATGGCATCGACCGTATCAAAGATATACGCCGCGTTCTTGCCCTCAGCTATACGTCTTACGACAGCCAACTCGCTCTCGACATCGCTAAGTCTTTCCTTTATATTATTGATCTCTCGCTCTAACTTATCATAATTATCCTCCTGATCTATAGCGTCACCGATGGACATATAAACCTCGTTAGTGAGCTTATTGTAGGTAACACGAGCCACCTTCTCGTAGGATGTCTTATACGTAGATGAACCCTTACTGGTATGACAAACAAAATCATACGTATTTTGATACACCACAGATCCACCGGTATTGATGAAATTATATCCGTCTTGGCTCATCGTACCTCCCTTGTATCCAACAAGTTCAAAAGAACATTTACCCGTACCTTTAGATCCAAACCATGTAGCGTAGGCCATGAAATACGTCTCTTCAGGTAGGATATCATAATATTTAGCCCTTAAATCCTTCACCGACATCCAAACACATTCCTTACCAGAACCGGTATTATCACCACCCCATTTAAGAACTTCTCTAACAGATCTATCTCCATTTCCGGGACCAGACCAACCTACAGCAAGATTATCTATGGTGGGAACATTAGAATTAAGGGCTTCCGTCATCGTGTCCAAGTCCCTTCCGGAACTTGATTCCCATAAATATCTGAACGTCACAAAATCAACATCCCCGATCTTAATGCCTCCAGTATTACTAGGATATGTTTTTGTGACTAACTCATAATACCATTTACCATCACGGAAAGTAGCCCTTATCCTCTCTACTTGCTTGGGGGATATAGAGACATATGATCCGCCAACGGAAACGTTATCGCCATCAACCGCACGGGAAGTCCCATCCTTTGGATCCTCAGGGTCCACGGGGGTGTAGATCGTAGCCTGCTTATCTCCGGCATTGATAACAACTATATAATAGCTGTCCCCATCAAGACCCTCATCATGAGCCATGGTTACAAAGCCCTGCTCGCTATCCGGCCTCCATTCAACGACAACCATATGCTTATCCATAGGTATACCGGAAACGCTGTTAACGTAATTGGTTGACGACATGAAAATGGCATGATCATCATAAGCCTCATCAACACGTTGATGCTTAGTAGCCAATCCGTCAAGACGTGATATCTCAATGGGGTCAGTTACCTCGACCCCATTATAATCATACCACTTATATCCTATCATCGTATTCTCACGACGATATTTCCTTTTTCTTACGACCTGACCTCCAGCTAAGGCGTCAATCATAAAATAATCATTACATACTTTAACCATAGCCGTTCAGATTAACAGGTTTGACATAAACAAGCCACGATAGTAGCGCCAACAGGAATGGCGGTCAGCGTAGTCCCCACCGGGTAGGTAGTAGAGGATGACTCCATCACCATCAACGACGTCCGCTCTACGACCATATTGTTATCAATCAACCGACTTCCCTCCACATAGAACCGGCCATCGGCTACCTCATAGCACTCGCGCACCGGGACCATATGTCTTTGGCTTTTATCCGCATAATCACAGATCGTGACCTTAGCCCCCTCTGGAATAGAGTTAAGCTCATCTCCAGCATGATAATCAGGATGATCAGAGTACACGACATACAATATAGACTTAATATCCTGCAATGCCGGATTGACTGTCCTGAATCCCTTCAAATGTATCTTATGACCACCGATCTCATAACAATCATCCACGTCCATGATATTAAGATCACAACTGATAACCGTCCAGCCGTTAATAACCGTCTGCGTAGGGGTAGTATTGATAGGATGATCGGGGTCGGTAGACTCAACGATCTTATAGTCGAAAGTCTTTACATCCAGATTTCCGTTCAACGACTCCTGTCTCCTGATCTTCACCGTACCCTTTCCGGTATCATAACAAGTCTCAGTGGTATCGATAAGTCGATCCATATAATCCGGCTCCTCGCACTCGATACGGGCGAAATTAGATGGCAAAGAGGCATATTGAGTACCAACATGGATATCATTATCTGTAGAACTCAATACATGATGATTATACGACCTAATATGATTTAAAGGGTTGATAATGTAAGTGGATTTAATCCTTACCGATCCTCCAGGTGTCGAGTAACATTCTACCGCATTTCTGGTAATACGATCATCCAACCTTTCTAGAGCACACCTTTCACGGATAAAATCCGCAGGGATATTATTTATCCTATTTCCTAGCCCATACTTATTATCAGACGAGTCCACAATCTCCCAGAACTGGTTTCTTTTCCCAAGATCACCGTCATAAGACACCACATGTCTCATACGCACGCTTCCGGCTGATGTCTTGTAACACTCCTCGATATCAATAGGCATCCTATCTTCCATATCCGTGAAATCACAAGACACCAAAGAGAATCCGTCCGGGAGGGTAGCCAGTTCGGCCCCCGGAACGAAGCCGGCGTCATCCGATTCAAGCACCTCGAAGCGGACGTATCTTGCCTTTATCTTGGAGTCATAAGAAACCAACCTACGAAGCTTGACATTGCCATTGCCTCCGTCATAACACTCGACATAAGACCTGATGTCACGCTCCTCCATATCGTCGAAATCACAGACAGTCCTTACCCACGTATCTGGCAAGGAACTGAAGCTGGCGCCCTCAGGTTGTGACGGGTCGGTAGTCTCCAGGACTTTATAGCTCTTATCCCTAACTCCTATATTCCCGTCCCATGACGTGAGAACCTCCAGCTTCACCTTACCGGCCGGTGTCTTATAACATTCTACAGTTACCTCAATATCCCGGTCCTCCATATCCGTGAAGTCACAAACGACCTCAACCCAGTCATCGCTTATGCTGGTGATAAACTTACCTACCGGATTCTCAGGATCGGTACTTTGCTTGACGCGATACCATTCCTTTCTGGTACCCATCTCGTAATCAAATATCTTATATCCCTCTATCTGCACCCTTCCGGTTCCGGTATCAAAGCATTTAAGCACCGGTATTATCTCCCTTTGGGTCATGTCCGGGAAATCACATACTATACGACTCCATGTATCGGGTATCTTATCATACTCCGTACCGATAGGATTGCTATCGTCAGTCGTATTCACCACCTCATAATGGGATACCTCCGGGTTCAGGCGGGGGTCTACTGACTCAACGCCCTCGATCTGGACCTTGCCCCCTTCCGTGGCGTAACATTTACTTACGAATATCAACTCCCGATCGGTCATCTCCGCTATGCTACAATCTATAGCTACCCACTCGGCAGGAATCTTATCCAATTCCGTACCAATAGGCGTATCAACATCTGAAGAGTTGATGATAAATATCTTCTCGGCCAATATCTCACCCTTATTATTCATATAGGTATGGATACGAGCCTCTACCTGACCTCCCGGAGTACGATAACATTGGTTGACGATCGACACACGGGCGTCCTTGATGTTAATGAACTGATAGTCCTTTTTAGGAACCTCGCTTACAAGTCTCTTTACTCCTTTATCATCGAAGTACACGTAACACCCGTCATTCCTCATCATGACCGGATACGTCTTTCCGTCTATAACAACACCTGAGAAGTCATCTGGCGGAACGGAGAAACCCATGCTTCCGAATATAGAAGCCAGTCTCTTTAAATACTCATTTATCGCAGACATAATATCATATTTTAATTCTACTGCCTCAAAGATAACAAAAAAGGGAAGAGAATTGAATCTCTCCCCTTTAGGAAATATATGAACGCAAAAAAGGTTCTTTATTTCGGCTCAGTTACGATGGCCGGACCAAGACCAGCGGCAGCACCGATCATGTTAATCATCTCCTGAACACCCTCATGAGCGCCATAGCGTACACGTAAGATCAGATTAACCGGATCATCGGCGATAACTTTTCCGAATCCCTGAGCGTATCTATGAGGATTAATCGTGATCTGGAAGTCCACGTATTGGGCTGTTTGTTCAACACGGCTGTATTCGTTCATGAATGTCCGTCCCATGAAATCCTGATGTTTCGGGAAACCGTTGAAATGAGCGTAACCCTTCAACTCGTCATCCATCATATTACCGCCGACATGAGTACGTGGTGCTTTGCTAGACAGTCTCTCGAAGTGAAGTTGATCCCACCAGATAGGAGACCCCTCGTCAAGAGAATCAGGATAACCGCCGCTAGCGCCAACGATCTCAACGCTATCCTCTACATAAGTCATTTTATCCATCAAGCACTCTGACGGAGATAATAACATTTCCTTACCACGGAAACGGATACCGCACTTGCAGTTAGTGCCAAGTTCCTGAGCCGACTCCAATTTCTTCCACATACGGTTGCGGTAGGACGCCGGAGCCTCGCTGGTGAAGAATCCCTCGAACACCTTGTCGCACTCATCACACAACATGTTAGTATATACCGTTGTCTGGAAGCTATGCTGGCAAGCCGCAGGAGTACCGTAGTCAGTGATCTCCAGTTCCGGGAAAGCCTGTTTGATTTCCTCCAACGCACTGTTTCCGCACTCATCATCCGGGATCGTGATATAATACTTCTCGGTGGATACCTTACAAGAACCACAAGCTGACCAAGAAGCGGTACGAACCGTAGGATTCTCACACATATCGGATGTCTTAGCCACATAGTAGATAATAGCCGTAGGATTGGCCTCCACGAAAGTAGAGATCTCCTCATCCGTCAATTTCTTGGAAGTAGCGGCAATATACAAACCTGATCCCTTGATCTGACTCATCTTATCAACCGTATCGGCTACAACGTTAGGCAATGACTCCACCGTAGTAGACATATCGACACCGTCATCCTCCAAGGAGATAGAATACAGATAACCACCCTTAACCTCGGTATAGTTAGGAGGACAATCCGTACATCCTTTCATGATAGAGATAAGACGTTGAGTATAATCAGCCGGTTTAGCGCCTTTCTTCATCACCTTATAACGTGACATGCTACCCTCGATAGTCTCACGTACGATCTTCAATCCTGGATATTGGGCACGAACCTCAGCCAATGCCAGATCATCACCAGTATCGCATACCTCCATGCAATAGAAATTGACATCCTCCGTATCAGGCTCAGTAGCCTCGTTAGTACATCTTGTGACCGGAGTGATATCAATATAATCGGACACCTTACCACCACCAGCGATAGGCTGGTTCTTCATCCGCTCAATACACTTCAATACGGCGGGCAACAAATCAACCTCCTCGCAAGGATCACACTCCTCGCATTGATTTGGCGTATTATCACAATCATCCAAAAGGATAGCGTCATTGATCTCTACACGACCTTCCTCATAGCCAAGAAGCTCGAAAGCCCTGCCGGCGAGAATCAAGCGGATAACGATACGGTCGCCCTTGGAAACGGAGAAAGCCGTGTCGTCAGAGACACCATTATATCCTAAGATAACGTCATCGACATAAGCGTGATCCTTCTTCGGCCAAGAAGCGTAAATCTCGGTGATCTCATTCAACGAGAACAGAGGCGTGGAAAAATCCTTGTCATATATAGAACGGGAAGCCGCTTGTTCATTACGACCGATACGGATCTCATAACGCTTGTCATTACGAGGCTTACCGGTAAAATCAATCACGGCCTTACAACCGTTCTCGGAAGTATCTTTAGTATCGTAAATACCGATCTGTCCTTCCTTTAATAAGATGGAATCAACATCCACCATCTTAGCGTGCGGGGGTACGAAAAGTACCCGGTCTTGCGGTCTGTGCAACATATTATCAACTTTTTAGTTCAAAAATCATTTACCTAACGCAAACATAATCATAAACAACATCACCGCAATAAAATGAGGTCGTGAGTATACGACATAATATGATGTTTACATTTTATGTAAAACAAAAAGCCTACCCGTTCCCGAGTAGGCTTAATGATCAAACTAATGGTGTTTATTTAAAGGAAGCCACATTATCCTTATCAAACCGATACCTCTGCAACTCATTCTCGTTAAGGTTGAATTGCTTGGCGACCATATCCAAAATCTCCTCCACCAAAGGATCGGGCAGCTCAGGGTCGATGTCCGTGGACCGCTCACCGGCGGCGTTGATATACCCGGCCAGATCCACCCGTACCGGATTCCGGTAGTAGGTCATCCTGACCTCGTCTGTACGAAAGCCGTCCTCATACACCACGACCTTCCCGTCACCTATGGTGTAGAACGTTTCCCGATAGTCAAAAGAAGGCCTATTGTTATCATCCCCAAGAAGCTCATGAACATTCTCGTTCTTAGCCTCCCACATGACAAAATCTCCAACCTCACATCCTTTATAAGAAAACGCTCCTTTTATATTTGAGAACCATAAATAATCATCAGGAAGACCGAATGATGTCGATTCGGGATCATCAATATGACTAACCTCCTTAAGCGATTTCCAGTATACCAGAAGAGTTTGTATAGATCGGATGGTCTCATCATCCTTCCTATTAAGATAGTATCTTATCAACCTGTCCTGAGCCTCGTTGAACAAAAGCACGAACCTCCCGGGATCAAGCTTAATCCCGCCATTGGCGAGATTCTGCTCGTTCTTCTGCAAAGACCTTAGATACGCTTCTTGGATCGTCATCGTTATTCCTCCGTATTAACCTTATCACCTTCATCTACGTCTTTCTTCTTCTTGACATCCTTAACCTTCTTGGTCTTATCGTCTATATTAGAAATAGACATAAGTTCCTCGTACTCATCCAAGACATTAGCCTTTACACTGATAAGATCTTTCTTGGTAGCCAAGAACTCGGCGGACGTACGGGTGTCAGGGCCTATGATCTGACCATTATATTGCAAGCCGGATGGAGTCATGTTAATACGACCGTTACGTTGAAGGACGTTTATGATACGATAGAACTCAAGAACTTCCTTAAAATCACCCTCCAATGAACGATCCCAGATATCAAGCAGATAATCGATGTTGGTCTTCTTCTCGTTCATCCAGTTTGATAGTGATCCGGTGTAATAATCATCCTCTGTAAAATCAGGACGGGTCACGATACCGATGTACAGAAGAAGGTCGATGACAGCCTGACGTTCCTTGCCACCTTTCTTAAGGGCGTCGATGAACTTATAGCTGATATTCATCTTATTGATCTCACGCTGCTGAACGAAATCCTTGGCGTTGTCTTTCTCGATGAAACAGAACATGGAGTTCATGAAAATAGGATCACCATCCATTTCTTGAGGAGTCAACATGCCAGAAAATACAGCCAGATATAAATAAAATAACTCAACGGTATTAGCCGTGTTATAAACCTTACCCATATAGATCTTGTCTTTAGCATCATCCCAAAACTCGAAATTGGTCTGGGAAAGATCCTTCTGGGATATATTCTCAAAAGGCTTCATTATATTATTGACACGCTGATCAACCAACTTATCAACCTCATCCTTATCCATGCCATTATAACATCTTGATCTTGGATAAAAACCGGTATTGTAAACCTCTGAGAAATCATCCCACGGGCAACATACGTGAGTAGCATTCTCCGGGAACGGAGCCTTGGCTATATTGGCGTCTTGGAAGGCCTGCGGAGCGCTTCCGTCGTGTTTACCTACTACCTCATACAAGGTATCTGACATGATATTGAAGCCGTTTACCTCGACCAATACCTTCTTTGATTTTAAAATCTCTTTCATTTCCTTATTTTTGCGTTACTTTCCTAAAAAAAGAGGAGAGGAATATCCTCCCCTCTAAAAACCAAATTACATATGAAAAAAAACTTAGCCGAAGTAGTTCGGTTGAAGCTCGATAATCAAGAACTTGCTGTTATCCATAACCCAAGCCGCTGAAGCTGAGTGACACCAGAATTGCTCTTTCATGCCCGGCAAGGATGATACGATCTCATTACCGTTAGCTTTGTGCGCCCAACGACCGTACTCATAACCCCACCACATGCTTACGCCTTCTGGCTTGATATAGAATACGTTGTTATTCATATTACCCAACTTAGCGTTAGCCGTATTAGGAATAGCGGAATACGCGTTAGTCGATCCAGCGTCAGTGATATTCTCAATAATACAAGAATAAGAGGATCTAGGATACATGCCATTCACTAACTCGCTACGATCTGTCATGTCAGCGTAATCCAAAGAAGGATCGTGCTCGAACTCTACATTTCCGATGCCGGGAAGGAAAGCTCCCTTAACCTGTACCGGACCTAAGATCATAGCATCATTAGTACCAGAGATAGGATTAGAAGGCAACATACGGTCACTACCCATACCCCAGCTCAAATTACTCAACGTAGTAAAGAAAGCCTCTCTAATCAACTTCTCTAAGTTGACCATAGCCATAGCTCCTACCTTGAACTTAATCTTACGCTCCGTAATAGGAAGATCTTGACGACCACGGAAAATATAAGCGGCAGCAGCCATAAGAGTATCCTTAGTAATACCCATCGGGCGACTATAGTAGATAGTATAACCACGGCGAAGCTGACGGTAGATACCCTCATTCAAATGGATAGGACCATTTTGATCCATAATAATACCACCTTCTTGCCACATCAACTGTCTAGCTTCCAGCTTAACCAACTCAGCCATACAGAATACCTCCAGCGTGGACGCTACCTTAGCCGTACGTAAATCAAGTCTACCATTAACAGTCTTGCCGATAATAGCCAAATCAGGAATATTACCCTCATACTCGCTTCTCATGGCATTCATACGACGAAGGGCAGTCTCCACGAACTCTGAAGTGCTATTCTGAGCGGCCTGCATGGACTTCATACCAGCATACATAGTTGTCTCACCCTCAACACCACGGTGGTTTCCTAAACGGAACTCACAAGTCATAGAACCGGCCTTGTCAGCTCCAGATACCCTGGAGAACTGGGTACTGTACTCACCAAGAGCATGACCGATCTTCCAGTAACGGATACCCGGACGCAATTTCTCTTTAGGGAAGTATTTAGCCTTACCGCCAATAACACGACCCCAATAACGTGTCAAGTCTCCTTCTGTCTTAGACGGGATCTCACCTGAGATAAGGATATTACAGCCATTAGCTGCGTCATAGGTAATGACATCATAAGCCGTAAACTCAGAGGTATTCAAAACGATATCAAACAAACTACCGTCAATACCCGGTTTTAGATGATGACCTGAAGTATCCTCAGCCGTAACGACGGCGAACGTCTTTGTAACAGGTAAATCATAACGGAAAGAAGCCCCGATACCGTTTACGGAGATCGTAGCGCCGTTATTGATCATACCCATATACATCGGGACAGGATAGTTAGCGATATTAGAGAACAAGTTCAACAGACCCAAATGATTCTTGTCCGGATCCTCATAATACCAGCTCGCCAATGAGCCTAAGTTATGCTCTACGAGCGAAGTCTTATAGTTCTTGGCATCGGTGAAGGCAATAACGTTATCGCCATTCACGGTAGCCGGAAAACTTTTTGTCAAAAAAGGGTTCATAATTATCTATCTTTTAATGTTATACACTCTTTGATCCACTCAGATCAAGGAAGTTAGCCTCTATAGTATCATTATCGATATTATTCTTATTTTGCTTTCCTCCCTTATTGCCAGAAAGAAGAGTGATGGTCTTCTTATTGACCTCCATCTTAGCCTTGTTAGTCTTCTGTTTAAGGAACTCGTCCTTATTCATCAAGAACAAAGCCAGATCAGCGGCCATGTCCGGATTCTTGATAGCCTCCGAATAAGCTTTATCTATAGCCGTATGACCTTGATTGTCTATCGGCTTGGTAACGAAATCGACAGCCTTACCTATCATCGTGTCAGTCAACTGGAACCCTGAGCTTATAGACGTCTTAAGACCTTTCTTATAGATCTTCATCTGCTCAATCAACTCCTGTTTCCTTTTCTCGGATTTTTTCTTCTCCTCCTCGATAAGGTTATCCATCTCCTTTTTCAGGATATCATGGAACTTATTGGCCTTGGACTCAATGAACTCATCGCCCTTACCAATCATCATCTCCATATTATCCTTTATCTCGTCTTCCGGCATACCCAACATCTTATAATAATGTTGGATGACCGCAAGCTGATCATTCTTGTTGCTCATATCAAGGTTGTCCAACGGCGCCTGAATGTTCTGATATTGGTTTAGAAGCTGACCTACGTTACCTCCAGCCTTATCCACCTCTATCATCTTCTTCATAAAGTCAGACATAGAACCGGTATCAACCTTATCCTTCAACAACTCATCGGCCTTATCCTTGATCAACCCCTCCACTATATCAAGTAAATCATCTTCTTTTGTGATAGTAGAAAGATCGACTGGCTTATCATCTATCATAATATCAAGGTTATCGATACTGTCGATGATACCTCTAGCGGCCATCTTTTCCAAGAAAGATTTCCCGTTAAACACTGATACCACGTTATTATTATCAGTACCGCCTTCGCCAAAGGAATCCGGGTCTGGGTTGGTAGCGTCGCCGCCCTTATCCCCGCCACCGTCAGCCGCTCCGCCGTCGGCAGGCTCTTCCTTGGTATCACCTATAGGATTACCATCCTTATCATATTTACCCTCGATATTATTCTTATCGCCATCACCGTCACCACGGTAAAAAAGTTCCTCGACACTCATGGTCTTAAAACCCTTAGCGAAATCACCCATGTCATTCATACAATTTCCTTTTTTGCTTTTTACAAAAGTATTATTAATCCAATTACCAATTAAATCAAACCCATTATAGTATATGACAGAATTTTACGCCAAAATGATTACAGATTTTGTAAAAATATTTACAAAACTTGTAATCAATTCTTGTTTATTATCGACGTAAACCTATCTGTATCAGAACGTTTGTTTCTAGCGTCTATCTCCTTTTCTTTTAATTCCAACTTCCTTTTCTCTATCTCCTCACGAGATCTTCGCTCAGCCTCGGCGTTAGCCTGTCTGGTTCTCATCTCCTCTTCCTTGATATCAAGATCTCTTTCCCTTAAAGCCCTATCAGCCATAGCCTCGACATAATCCATGCCTTCAGAGTTGTTCTCGGTCCTAGCCGCTTGACCGGCGGCCATTATGCTCTTACCCCTTAAGTCGAAGTTGCCCTTGATATAAGCCAGTTCCTTATCCTTCTCATGCTCATCATTACGTGCCTGTTGCTCGGCCTCTGCTTGTTGCTGGACAAGTCGCTGTTGATTCTGGTATTCTTCTTGCCTTACACGATCGGCGTAAGATCTAGCATCCCTTCCGATCTGATTCATCTCAGCCGTTGAGTTGGCGCTCATCATCCTAGTGATATCAAGTAAGTCATTACCTAACGTATTTGTCTGTAATATATATTGTTTCAAATTCTCCAATTCCAGACGTTTCTTGGAATTAGAGACAGCCATAACATTAAGATGACGTAACGACAAGCTATTATCCGTAAGACTGATGTAAGCCAAGGAAAGATCGCTGTTTCTGTACATCACGGTCCAATCGTATCCTTCCTTCTGACATACTTGAGCCACGGCTAGATGAATATCCAATGTCCGTTTCTTGAAATCATCGAAATCATTAAAGTAAGTCTGGGTCTGTAGCATAGTAGCGTTAACCCCCTGTTTTACGCCCGTAGAACTCTCGTATCTAGTTGACTGACCCATTGCCTGCTCGGATATTCCTATCATCCTATAAGCCATCATATAGGCGTAAGACGCCATTTCCATACGGGATCTTATCTGATCCGTATTAGTAAGATCATATACACCAAACTGATTATATATGCTACTCATCTGCGGATTCTGGTAAGGATTATTCGTATCATTGCCACCTACGCCCATAAACGAGACGGACTTCACGATCTGCATGAAAGTAGCTAAAGCACCCTTCTTGTCCATCATATCCTTATATTCAGTAGGCAAGAATCCAAGGTCGCCTAAGAAGAACTTACCGATCTCCTTCTCGGCGTTATTGTATAGCTGATTCATAGCAAGGTTATACATCATCTGGAACGGCTGTATGCGATCAGCGAGACTAGCCCCTATAAATCCCGAAACCGGAATGACATAATCATACAGACTGCTGTCACCATGTATCTGATGAGGTATTGGATCCCCACCGATATATATAGGCTTATCCATTAAATTACCTCCGGTGATCTTAACGCCAAACCTAACCTCAGGAACATACTCCAAGATGTAGGTGTTCACCTCAGGATCACTGACGGCTTCGGCCATAACCCTCTTCACTTTCTTGATACCGTTCTTCTCCAAGAACTCCGGGAGAAGCTCATCTGTCACAAGCTCCTGATCCACCATCCCAGTCTCCGTCATGTAAGTTATTAAGAATACCGGTTTCATGGATACCCAATATCCCTCCATGACTCTAAAAAGGCGGGAATCTATCTCATATCTCTTGCCATCGGCCATACCGGAGTTGAAATATCCAAAGGGATGGAAGCGGGGCAAGAAGCGGGGCTGGGTGTGTTCCTCCCCGTCCGGTCCGAAGGTATGGTACTCTCCCATAGGAACACCATAGTAATCCTCAGCCGCAACGATAGATTCATAATCATGATACCCTTTCCATGGAATAACCTCATTCTCATACATACCGGTAATAGAAGGCTTCTTTTTCTTCTGATCATACCTAGTACCGTCATTGGATACCCATCCCTCGTAATCATCATCACCTCCCATAATCCGGCGCTTATCCTTAGCCGTCATCTTATGACCGTATTTTGATATCAACTCAACACCCTCATAATAATGAAGACGGCCCACATAAGATCCGTATTGCGGGTATTTTACATCAGGATGGAACACTTCCATAGGACTCCACACCTCCGGTCGATAGTAATCAAAACCGACGAAATGATTACGAAACATCTTTCCGCTAAGAAGACGATCCCGGAAATTCTCCCTGTCAAGCTCATCCATATAAAACCTGCTACGATCAGCCTCGATCGTATGATCTCCCCATACAGCCGCCTGCGTCTTCCATCTGGTACTCATGAACCTCTGGATATCATCTGGTGTCATAGACACCTTGGCTTGTTGAATTTGCTCTGCGTAAGCCTGACGTTCCTCCTCGGAATTAAACTCATTGTATGTAGGATCAAGCCCGGCTTCTACAAGACGCTGATTGACGATAATATCCCACTGTTCTTGTATATGGCGATGAAGTAAGTTTGACATTGTGCCCTCATACTCACTTATAGCCATATCCCCTACCTCATTAACCGTATACTTATCCTGTAGGTTTGTCAACCATCCCTCAAAAGCGTTTACAATACCACCTATGATATCATAATGCTTCAAGAAAGAGGGTATCCTTATATCACTCCTTAACTTCTGTACGTTCCTTAACTGTGGGATAACATCCGCCATCTCCATAAAAGATAACTTACCATCCGCCATCAGATAATAGTCACGGTACATTTGGTTACGATCATACTGTTTCAATCCTATCGCCTCAAGAGCGTCCATACAATCCTCTTTCCATTTCTTATTTTTTTTCTTCGTGGAAATAGCCTGAGGAGGTAATCCTAATAGCGCCCCTTTTGCCGGAAACGAATGATCTCTATTAAACACTTCCATGATTATTCAATTTTATTTACAACAAAGATAGGCGTTTAATTGACATTCATTTACCTAAAAGCTCCTATAGATATTGATCCAAAGGCAGAGGCATATATCTCATGATGTTTATAAGCGTCTTCCTTACGGGCGTTATTCATCTCATCTATCTTCGATTTAGGCATATAATTATTATCATCAAAATACCTTGCTAGCACAAGAGCATGACCGAAGGATATTATCCTATCGACGTTCAATCCTGACTTGTACTGTATTATTTCATCCAGTAGAGCTATATCATCAATCAACTCAATACCCTTGACCGTTATATCAAGACCAGTACTATCATCATATCCGATAACGAAATCCTGCCAACAGTAATCCACGACACACGAGAATAGCAGGTTCTGGTTACCGGGGGTAGGGTATAGACCTAACTTGCTGTTCTGCCGGGAGCCGGCCTTCACATACTTATTGGCTATTGCCTCACCAGCAAACAGGAAGAAAGACGCTGGCATACCGCTTTTACGGTTAAGGTACTGCTCATACATCTGGTCAGCGTTCTCCATAAGACATATAGCACCATATCCCTTCTGAAGCACCTCACAAGTACGGCAAAACTGATCTATGGATGATGGGCGGGATACGTAAGAGGCAACTATTCTATAGGCATAAGGATCTCGAATACCGACACGCCTTTTGAATACATAAAAAGCTCCTAATGAAGGGGTGTCGGACTTGGCCTGTTTATAAGGGTCGCAATTGTGAACAGATATATTCCTTAATAGATAATTATTTGTATCACATTCAAAATTATACACAGGACCAGTATACTTTCCTTTAGTTATAGATGATATCCTAACATATATATACTTATTATCATTACTAATAAATATACCTTTAGAAGGACTTTTCCTTGTATTGGTATCCACATATATCTTAGATAATTTTGATATATAGTCAGGAGTTATGTTCTCAACTAGCTTCCTGAAATACACAGTATAGTTATGACCTATCCTTAAATGATAACATGGTCTTTGAGATTTAACCTTATTACCATCTATATACTCAGTCCTAATGTATTTCATTATAGATATACCTCCAACTATACCAATAGATAACAATATATCCTGCATACCTTCAAGAAGATCAATGCTGACGCTTACGAAATCTAGACCTGAATAATTACGAAAATCATTATGAACAGACCCATCCGTATCCAGATATCCATGGACTAAACTAACCTTCATACTAAAAGGGAGATATTTAGCAAATTCAGGAACATATTTACCATAACAATATTTACCAAAATTATTGACAAGCCACTCACTTAGATAAATATGTTTAAAACTTAACTCCCAATTCCCCTTTCTATATCTCTCCGAAGGCTTAATACCAAAAAGATTATCTATAACCTTGTAATACCTATCCCTCTCTTCTGGATAGTCAAAACAAATAGCCATCTGTACACGACACTGCTTATCAATCCATCCATTCCCTAGCCACATCCCGACAAACCACCAAAAATCATCAGAAAGCATATAATCCCTAAATCCCGGAATATCCATCCTTTCTTCGGCATACATATTTGGAATCCTTGTCCACTGCCCCTCTTTTATATCCTTGACAGGTATGTAATCAAATTTGAATAAATCTTCCCTAACCCTTCTACCTACGGTCTTATGATCAGAGACAAAAATAGGATGCTCTGAAGTAAATCTATTTATTCTTACGCCATTATACATCTTTATCGAATAAAGATCCTCTTCGACCATATTTCTGACAAGTCTCTTGCGTATCCTAACATTATCCCCTTCGTTATTAACCAAGAAATCATCATAGTCAACATCCTCTACATTCTTATACCCATCAGAAGTCAATACCCTTTCTCCTGGAGGCATACATCCAGCGACATAAATAAAATCATCAAACCTATTAGATTGAGGCATCTCGAATATCTGAACAGGAGCGTCAATAACACCTCCACTAAACGGGAAACCAGCTAGCTGTTTATTAGATTTAGTAGTCCCCAGTTTATTACCTGACTCAAGAAAGACATCACACAGCATACCGCTATATTGCCCCGACTCAAGGAGATCATTCTTATGCTTGATAGCGTACTCGACCGGAAATAGGTTCTGGGATGAGCTTAAAAAACAGTCATCGATCGTAAATGGATAGAACATAGTATGAGAAGTGTACGCAACCCTATCTTTTGTAGATAGTTTCTTCCGTTCCTCATTAAGTTTATTGGTACTAGCCTCGAAATCAGTAGCGTCGATCTTGATCTTATTAAGCTTCTTGTCATCAGGCTTACCAAGATAATCGCCCAATCCTATAGTTCTCTTAACACCGGAGTTAGCCATCTGACCGGGGACAAACATCGCCCATTTCCTTTCTTTCCATGTTTTCCCTTTCATGGCTCTCCGATTTAAAATATCCCAGTCCATGACCAGGAGATTGTATGTATCAGGATCAGAGAACATCTCCTGAGCGTCCTTGGATAGTTCCACCTCACCACCGGTACCAGCCAAGATAGGACTGAGACGCCAGCCATAAGGAGTGTCGTAGGACGGCATGGCGGCAGTGTACGGCTTCTTGATAGGCCCCTTACCTACCTCGTCGAAAATAGCCGTGGCTGGGGTCAGACCGGCAGTCTTCTGCGTGGATGTCTTCCTACCCATGTTGATATTGGCTATGGATATTATGGCATGAACATCACGAACCCCGTTGGACATACGCTTGCCTAAGGTGACACCAGAACTCCAATCGGTCTTGGTCCTGTTAATTCTGAAAAAAGGATGCACATGATCAAGCCCATACTCACAATACTCACCTATATTAGACAAATCGCTATCGCTGAAACCTACCACGGAATGACTAAGCCCGATCGTCATGGTAGCGTTCATCTGAAGAAGGGATGACATGATAGTCGTATTATGGGATACGACAAAATTAGTGGTAAGGAACTGGTGAGACTTATTATCGACCTCAATACAAGTAGCTTTATACTTCCCGTAATAATCTATATCGGATATCCTAAGCCTGTTATGGGTCTTGGATATATACATATCATCACCATCCATAACGCAATAATATCCCATAGACCAAAATATTTTCCTTACGAAGGATATAATATACTCACTTTTGTAAACGACCTTAAAACGATCGTCACCAGTACTTATGCCGCAAGCTATCTTCATGAATGAGCTTATAAACAACTCTTTCTGTTTTTTGGATGAATAAATAATATCATCCATCTCCTTATTGCTTAACTCGAAGATCCTGTCGGTAGATCCACAAAGGAAAGAGGCGGTCAGAGACCCAAGGAGCTGGGGCGACATCAGCCACCGCCGCTCGGGGAAATCCACGGCCTCCCCTATATCTATGGTCATCTTCTGGAAGTCAGAGTGGATGATACCCATAGTGCTCATGACTTTATAATCACCATGATATTTAACCTTCCACTGATGTTGACCGCAACATACTATACTGCGCCCGTCCTCAAACGTCACCTTATACATATCAACGAACCCTTGAGGATATACGCCTACTACAGTCGTAAGCTTACCATCATCGCCATATATGATATCACCGATATCAGCGAACCCTATCTTCTTAGGTCCATAAGGAGTATATATCAGCTCCGAGTCCAGAAGGGCCTTTCCAAAACGACGGGTACCGAACATCCCCAGCCCTTTCTTCTCCTGACGGGCACGTTGGTACATCTCAGCGAAAAACCATTCATTATCACGTAACCGGCTGATAGCAGGAACACGCTCCCCATTTGGAAGATCTTGAAATACGGGAAAGAAATTAACATGCCAATAAAGCCATGGCGGGATGAACGTACCGTTGATAGTCACCCCGTTCTTGACCTTATAAGCCTCCTCCGTGAAGAACTGCTTAACATCATCATCTTGATCCTCCCAGCCGAACAAATCGTTCCACACTGGAGGATTCTTCATGTTTACATAAAATTCTGGACTCGTGCTTAACCCCATCACTTCATACTTTTTAATACGGACTCTATACCTCCAGACACTTGTCCCTTACGTTCCTTCTTCTGGACATTGCTGACACTCCTGTATACATCCATGATCCCACTCTTCTCCATATACGAGTCATTCCATACGTTGATCTTATCGATCAGCTTGGATATGAAATCGAACGCCCTAGCCATATCCTCATGCTTCTCCTTATCCCATGGATGCTTGGCGATATACGTCTTGGCGTCATCCACGGCCTTGGCTATGACCTCAAGATTATCGTTTACCCGATCGACGTCCTTACTCGTCGGCTTTCGTCTTCCCTGTGGCATTGGCTTTCATGTCCTTAAACTCGTTATACTGTTTCATAAGAAGCTTATAAGATTGAACAACCCCGATCTTACTTACTTCCGTCACGCTCATGTCATGGAACATATCCTCAAGCTCCTTGTCAGCATATCTCAGACGTTCCTTATCATCATAAAACACGAATCCAGACGTTCTGTCTTCTATAATGCTCTTGGCGGTGGACGCATATGTCGTATCTAAATCCAGATCCATACCGAAGCTGGTAGCCAACTGGATTATGAACATCAACCTAGAATTGACTTTTACAGCCTCTATATTCAACATCTGTATCTTATGGGTCATCTCATGAAGAACGACAAAATCCTCCTCTTTTATCAACGAAGATGATTTAAGGGCTATCTTCTTAGTCCTATCCTCAATATCGCTATACAGACGCTTGCTCTCACGTTTTATGGCTATCCAATGCCTTATATGGGTATCCGCCTCTTCTTTAAGATAATCCCTGATCTCTTTCTTGATATCCTTATCCTCTTCCATCATAATCACACGTTAAAATCATTATTATTTAATTCGATCTCATCACTGATGCTTTGGTCTATAGACCTCAATAAATCCCTGGTACTAACATCCCGCAAGAAGCGGACATTACCACCATTAGCCCTAGCTATCCTCCTTAAAGCGGAGTAAAGTATATCACCCAATGAATATTCAGGTAACTCACGGCATCCGACTTCCATGACAATAAGGGCATGGATACGGTCATCTATCTTGCTTCTTACGAGATTTCTCACGGCATTATTTATAAGCTTCCCCTATAATACGTAGCGGAAAATGTTTGAAATTACGTTCAGGATCGTCCTTAGTATAACCCATAAGAGATAGATGTTTCTCAAAATGACCTTCCGTATATTTTGAGGTATCTAACGTCATCCTAAATATAATTCTATTCTCATTGTCAGGATGTTTGTTATATGATACATCTCCCATACATCCACATCCGAGATGATGCTCCTTGACATGGAAACCATCATTATGGGTGATAAATAACACGATTTCTATCTTATCACCTATTTTCTGATCAAAAATATTTAGATAAAACTCGCTCTCATCATCCGTCAGTCCTATATCAAAGGAATCGTTAGGGCACTCAATATTAAAATCGTTATGATCGGCTGTTATCACCTCCATAGCATTCCATTTGGCTTTCTCTCCTTCCACGAACTTCAACGGGCATACCTCGGTCTTCATCCAAGCCTTCTCCTTGATAAAACAACCACACAACGAACATGCCTGTCTTCCCATCAATCTTTGCAGCAATACCTTAGCTGGTAACTTAAAGAAAGCTATATTAGAAGAGTTCTTAGGACATTTCTTGCATAAATCAAGACGATTCTTGTACCACTCCGGATAATCTTTCTCATCCTTAGGAATCCTGCCCAATAAACTGTCTTCCCAAGCTTGGGCTATTACTTGGGCTTTACCAATTGTTTGCATATTATTTTTTAAATTGTTGTTGTTGAAAATCCTGTAACTGTTCCCATGTCATACCATACCGGCATTGGTACATAGCCTCATGGTTGTCACGTATAAGGGGATCTCCGTTCTTCAATCCCTCCATACCCTCTATCACCTTTATCTTCTTATCCAGACAATCAAGCTCAATAGGCATCCTTTCGTCTGGATAACGATTACCCTCCTTGACATATATGCGACGTATCTTATCACGTCTTACACGCATCTCACGGAGGTTGCATATAACATATCCGATAAACGGTATCCTGATAGATATATTATCGGTATATCTGGCGAGGTGATGGATATAAGATACGGATGCTTTCATGCACCATTCGACCTGCTGCTTGGTAAACTTCCCTCCAGATCTTCTCACCACCTCATCGACAATATCCCTGTCGAACGAAATAAGACTCCTATCCATCGATATTCAACTTATTTCTCTTGAATACGAATCCAATTACACGGGTGTCATCACCCTCCCCGTCAAGAACAAAATAATTACGTAGGCTTCTCATCTCAATAGACAGCTCACGGGTACGGAAATTCCCGTTCTTCTTGTCTACCAAAAAACCACCACGCTTTAGCTCATTGTTAAGGACAGCGATATAAGATTCCTTCTGTCCATAACAATCCATGTACTTGGCTCTAGTATCATCCGAGTATCCGTAGTTGATGTAGAAAGAAAGTAAGTTTATCGTCCTTTCAGTAATCAAGCTCCTACCCTTGGAGTCCAGATAGCCGTTGTATATCCTTAAGAACTGCTGGATCATATCCAACCTAGTGTCGTAAGGTAATGCGAATACGAAAGCTTTCCTCTGTTCCGGCACGTTATTAAAATTTTAAATTTTATTTATTAGATTAATATTTATATCACAAGATATTCAATCTAATTGGGTTAAACGCAAACCCACTACTGACTATCGTATTAATGCACGAATCGCCAACTACTTTTCTAGCTATCCCAATAGCCCCGTTAATATCCGCATTTATCAATTTGCCGATAGAGCTTTGAAATAATCCCCTGCGTTTTCTTTTACCTAGATAATTATCTTGATATTTCATCTCCTTTGAAGTATAAGATTCCTCATGAGTAACGACCTCTATACCTAGCAACTTAGCTTTGTACATTATCTTATCAATTAACTTAGAATGAGGGATAGAGACAAAATGCTGGTTATTTCTCCTGCCAATATTTATCTCCTGCTTCCACTCCTTGTTAAGACCGATAATGATACGACCTATATTATTTGATACACAAAAGTTCACGATATACTTGCTAATCTTATGCATCTTATCATCGATCCAACAATTACGATACAAAGAAATCCTTCTTATTCTCCTAGAAGTTCCCTTATCGCCAACATACGACATCAATCTGGCTTTCTTCTTATTATACCACCGATTCAATGATTTGATAACTTTCCCGTTTATAATGAAAGGCTTGATGCCTACATTACTGATACATGAGCATAAATTATTCAATCCTAAATCGATCGAAAGGAAATTATCCTTATCCAAGTTTAGATCCGTCTCCTTTCTTTCATAAATTACCTCTACCACATAACATGTTGCTTGAGGCACTATCCTTACCTGTTTTAACTCATCTTTCTTTACGTTAGTTTTTATCGGTTCAATAACATTCTTAACAAAATGAATATAACCATCATCCTTTACCCGACAAGAGAAAGTCGTAAATACAACCATATTCTGCTTCTTACCTTTCTTGTACTTCGGAAGATGAGGTCGATGATTGTTATACTTACCAGGATTTTTATCGAAATCCTTCTTCAGTTTGATCCATGAATTAACGTTCTTGAATACCTGACCAACCACTTGTTGTGATACAGATGCAGGTAGCTGTCTAAAATCAAATTGATTTTCCCTACCTAATTTAGTCGAGAGATCATATTCCTTAAAATACTCCTTATTGAAAATACCCTGCCTTACCAGATACAGTACGTAATTGTACAGCAATCCGGATTTAAGGCAAATATCCTCAAATCGATTATCTTTTATAATATGTCTATCAACCAATCTCATTTCTAATAATAGAATTAGTTTTCGACAAAACTACTTAAAAAAAATATCGTTGTCAAGAAATTATGCCATAATCAACATAATATATGCTGATTAGCATGTATTTACGAACATCCAAAGGAAAAAGGTGGTGGAAATGGCGGAGGAAGGCCGAATGAGTCCACCGTAAGCCACGGGAACGAGGCCAGTTGAGCACCGGCAATACATGCCTCCGAGCGGCGGTGGACAGCTCTATCATGCCTCACGGGACATGACCACACCTTTTCCCTTTGGATGCCTTCCTGCCGTGCTATGGGATATAAATCCAAAGGAAATGGGAAGTCTTGGGGCGATGGAGCCTGCCGTAGAGGATACGGGCGGCCGGAGCGTGAGCGACTGCACATGACTTCACTTTTTCTTCTTTGGCTTCTGCTCCGCCCGATCCCCTTCCGGGTCCCGGACTCCGGTAACATCATATGGCATTGTTATTATAAGCCTGCGGTGTCCTGCCTGACGGCACTACACCTTGGCAACATCATATGGCATTGTTATTATAAGCCTGCGGTGTCCTGCCTGACGGCACTACACCTTGGCAACATCATATGGCATTGTTATTATAAGCCTGCGGTGTCCTGCCTGACGGCACTACAC